GCGGGAAATTCATGTGAGCTTTAACCCGTTGATTGCCCATTGAACCTTCCACAGTCCAGGTAATTGTGTCTGATGCCACAACCTGAATCAGGTCATCGTCAAACAAGATGTCTGTGGAAGGCGTTTCCACTTGGATCTGCAAAGCGGTGGCTTCATCGGAGACGAGATCCAATTTGTCTCTTTCGGAAGACTTCATGCGGACGAAATCTATGGTATCACCAAGCTCGTCTAAACCCTCGCCGTCAGTATGGGCTCCGATATTGTGGAGGATGTCGTCTACAGCTTCCGTTTTAATCGATCCGTCATCCTCCAAAGATTCGGCAAGACGGTCGGCAATGGAATTGGTGCTGCCCTTGGCGGATTGGACAAGAATGGTATTGCTGTCCACAACAGAGTTGATGAGGCCCTGCCGGAATAGGATATTCTTCAACGGTAGATTGTCAAAATCTACGTAATAGGGCTGCATCGCCTCGTAGAGGACATCGGATATTGCATCAATGTTCGGCATCTTACTCCTTCGTGATTTCGTCGATCAAGTCACCTAAGCTATATAGGTTGTGCGACAAGAAGGTTTGCCAATCCTCCTCAGTAACTTTCTCCTTCGGCTTGTGCTGCTGGGCCCAATTGAAGACCCCGGCCCAAAATTCACCGTAATCCCCGAGGATTTCTTCATCCGGCTGAACATCCTTCAGGAAGTAGTAAACCATCTTGCCGGTGAAATCATCTGTCTGGTGACCATACGACGCTCGGATTTCCACGTTCTTGTTTCCAGGGTGGTTGGCATGGTTCACTAGACCCGCATAACCCAGCGGCACAATATAACGATTGATCTTGCGGTCGCAGGCAGCGAACTTGTAGTCCTTTGCATAGGCTGTGCATTGATCCGCAGCCGAACCCACCTGGACTTGCACGCCCCGTATGGGCAAGGTAGACCCCGCTTTGATGGGCGTCTTGGCAAAAAGTCCCATGCCTGCGTCGGGGATGGTTGATTCCTTGATATAGAATCGATCATCCTTTTCTTGCATCAAGATCATATCTCACCGCTTTCTATCGCTGCATTCAATTCGTTAAAAGTGACAGCTTTGCCGAGGAACTCGGCAAAGCTGTCCAGAAAATGTTTCTGTATATCGTTCTGGATCGTCTTTTTGAGTACGTCGCTACTTTTCGCAAACTTCTTCGCCCGCTCTACGTCTTCCGGGTCCAAACCCCAATCGAAGAGCGTATCGTTTACGTAAATAACCTTGCATCCGTTGTGTTCTTTTATTTCTAATTTCATTACACAAAGCTCAATCGCCAGTTCCAGGTAATTTGCATTTGGTCTGTTTTGTGTAGCTTGGGAAAGGTTACCATGCTGTAAAGATCTCCATTGGCCATCACCAGAGCCATTTCGCTCAAATCATGTCCATTTCCATCCTCGAATGTGAGTACGGAGGTGAAAATTACCTGCGTAGGATTATCTGGATCAATCTGAGAGGCCACCGGTTTTTGCACACGGGTGACTCCAAAGAGCCCCGTGCGGCTGGCAGGTACGAATTTTTCCACTTCGCTGCTCACGCCGTTGGTCCCGAATATCATGTACATGATGTAGAAGGTGTAGACATCATCAACAATGTTGGCCAAACTATTTGCCAGGGCCATCTTCCCAGTGGTCAAGATGGTGTTGGTGAATTCCAGCCGCTCTTTTCGGCCATCCTTGTGTTCAATGATGGCTTCGACGACTCCTTTGGGTTTCATGGGTTCGTTTATCATTTTTCTCCTTCTGGGGCCCATTCAATGGCGTATGAAATAGCTTCTTCTTGTCCTTGGGATTCTTCCACTCCACTGCCTTTATTATTTAGCATGTGTGCCATTAAAGGAGTGGCAGGAGCTTCTTCAATCGAAATTTCTATTACTTCGTTATCACTTCTGTCCAATTTATCTTGCTCCCAAATGGTGTTCGTGGCTTCTATCTTGCCGAAATAGTGTCCGGGCACGGGGACGAGTAGGTGGGGTCGCTCATCAATGTCTGCTTCCACTTTTTCGTATTGCAGAATACTGTAGGTTACGCTTGTGCCACCCCCAGGTGTCAGGGTTTTCCAGCTTCGATAGGGCCCGCTCAGGGTAATGGTTTCTGCATCCCATTCGGATACAGCGTAGTATTCGCTATCAATCAATATCAGGAAGTTTTCCTTAAAGGAGTCATTTTCAAGCATTTCTGCTGGTGGGTTGGCTCCATTGTTGATTTCCAAGTCAGATTCAAAGTCTGTGGTTCCCGTTTTCAGCTTCAGGCCCCTGTAATTGAAGTACCCTCGGGCACCATCAACCAATCTTCTATAGCCGGTAATGGTTGTTCCGCCCACGGCGGCAACGTCGTAGTTGGCCAGATACAAGTAATGGGTTTCATCGTAAACGTATCCAGACACGGCATACTGCGTACCGCCCACGTCGATGTAGTCTCTGCCTGTGCCGCTGCCTGTGCGGAAAACATCCCGCACATCTGTCATGGTGGAATCTCCGGTGAGGTCTACAACACCTCGGCCCGTTTTCTCCCAGGCACCTGCCGAACTGGTCGCTTTGATGTTGTCGTCGCCGTCATAAAGCGTGTATGGCATGCCCGTTTGCACGGAGGTGGGAAGTGTTCCAGGAGTTGAGTCTTCAAGCAGCAAACTTCCATCTGCTTGAATTTCTTTGACCGTGTACGGTGTTGCAGAATAGGCTGGTATTTTAACTTTCCACGCACTGCCAGCATCAATGTGGTGCGGGTTGTCATTTACGTCCCTAGTTGATTTAACGTTGATTTCCTCAAAATCGACAGTTGCGTCTGTTAAACAGAATTCCACCAACACATCTACAGATCCCAACTCATAGATTTCGTTGGACAGGCGAAAGGTAAATTCTTGTGTGTCCAGAGGGCTTTCTCCAATGCTCCCCGAGATCTTGGTTACGGTTGCATTGTGCTTGTCGGGTTCGCCCAATCTGTAAGTGCCAGAGTTGGCTGAAGGTGCCAAAACCTCCAGATAGTTATTCCACATAACGCCGGGAGGCGAGTCCGGGGATTGATGATTCATCCCAATGCCTTCGAGTTTAATGTCGGGCGAGAAGAGGACAATTTCATCGTTATAGGCAGTGCCACCAGTTTGGGTAGCAACTGTTGTTTTGAGTGCCAAATCATTCCTGTCTATTTCTTTGGCAAGATTCATCGTCCTCATGAATATCATCTGAGCGCCTCCCGCCACAGTGATTTCATCAGTGTTGATGTGGACGAGTGCTTCCACCGTTTCTTCTGGCAAGGCAATGTATTCATTGACTGCACCTGTGAAGTTGATGGCATGTGTAACGGCGTGGAACGGAGTGAACTCTTGAAGTATTTCCTGAGTTTCCAAAATTCTGTCATTGGACAATCTCTCAACTTCGACATCTACAATGAACTTACTGCTTTGGCAATAAAGGCAGGGGTCCAAGAATTGACAATCGATGTCGCAGGGATTGCAAGACTCCCTGGTGCTACCGTTGTACTCTTCCATGTTGTAAATGTTTTCGGAGTATGGAAACTCCGTTCGCACCCATCCGTAGATCAGCGGATCGTGATATGGGTGCCTCGTAGGAATGACCACATCAAACATGGGGTCGTCTTCCTCGATTACTCGGACGTTCCAATTTTTTAGAGGGCAATCTTGATCTCTATGGTCTCTCTGATCGGCGAGAGGTAATTCCCTCACATAATCCTCAATTGTTTGAGCGGCGGAATCTGGCACTGCGGTATGTGGATAAATGACTCGGATGGTGTCACCTTCTTCCAAAACAATCGGATTGTAAGATAGCTCATGCCCAATCCATGTGATAGTTGTTTCGCCTTGATCTGTGTCAAAGACTAAATAGTCAGTTGTGAGTTGTGTCCAACTATCACTATCCGCAGGCCGATAGTAAACTTCACAGTTGGAGACATCTATGGGGAGGACGGCATTCTTGTCCAAAACGAATGTCAATTCATCCTCGTCTTCAATATCAAAAGCTTCCTGCCATGTGTACAAAGAGATGACCTGCCACAACTTGGTGAACTTGGTTAGGTTCATCCCAGCAAGGTTGAACGCTTCTTGCAATGCCGACAGCGTACCTTTTTTCTTGAAAAGTGGTATTGCTCGCTTAACTTGTGCTCGCCATAGAGTGGGGTCATCCGACTTGAGTCGCAGGTTGAATAAGTTACTGAGGTAGGGTATGAGCGACTCGTGGATGGTGTTGGCGTCTTGTAAGTCAACCATTTGGTTCGCCATATCTTCCAGGAAGATAAACCCCTTGGCGATAGCAGCATTCAATTCATGGAAAACCCGTGGGGCAATGTCTGAGTCACTCAGAGAGGTTTTGTACACCTCGGGAAGATAGCGATCTAGAAGTGTTTCGTACTTACCCTCGGGCGTGTAGTGAGAAGGAATGCTGGTTGTGAGTTGTGTGTCTCCAAAGAGAGTGAAGTGCGTGTGGGCAGTCAATGAGTCGCCAGCAGGATTGGGTGTCCAAGTCCAGCAAATGAAATAGTCGCCTTCCCGGACCCCTTTGGGTTCCCAATGTAGTTCATAGTGGCCGTACTGAGGATTGCCATCTGCATCTTCATCTATGTGAATGATGAACGCATTATCTGTGTCTGAACTAAGCCAAGCTGGATCTTCTGAGGTGCCGAATTTAGCTACAACTTCTGCGGAACGATAATAGATGTTTTCCTGTTTGGCGGAAACCACCAGAGCCTCTTGCGCTTGGGTTAAGGCAAACAAATTGTCGTCTGTGGGTGAATCGCATGCGGCGGCTCTAGCGGCTTCATAGGCCGTCCACTTCTCACTTTCATATAGGTTTTTCTCGTACTCTTCGGCATTGGGAGCATTTTGGTCTATCTCAACATGGTAGATGACCACTTTGTCTACCTTGTACGGTCCCCCTCGTGCCTGATATTCTGCACTATTAAAGCAGCCATCGGCATCAGGCGTCGGCAGATCAAATACTACCTCGTCTGTTATTTTCGGTGATTGATTTATCCTTTTCAGCGCCACGGTGACTCCCCTTAGGTGTACGAGAACGATATGTTGATGTTGTCGGGCCGCACTATTTCGTAATATTTGGTGGTTACGGTGCTTCCCGAATTATCTTCATCGTCTGTGGTAAACTCGATTGTGTAACTATCCACCTGCCTTACTTGCGAAAGCTCCTTAACCAAGTCAATGTCTTTCAAAGTCTTTCCATACTCCCAACGATGCAAACTGAAAAAGGCGTTAGTGCGGTTTAATATGTTTTGCTTAATTTCTTCCTCGAACTTCCTGTAGGACTTGTCCAGCATAACTTCGATGCCAACATCGGCGTAGATAATCATACCATCACGGATGCAAACAAAATCTGTTAGCATTTTCTTTGCGTTTATTTCATTGGCCAATTCCACCTTCAATTCGCTGCTGGTTTTCTCCAAGTCCATGACATCTACTTGGGCTAAAACATAAAGGTCTATGATATTTCCTGCGCAACCATGGTTCCTCAAAACAGCCGTTGATCGGCCAATCTTACCGTTGTAAGGCGAGGCGAATTGATCCGCTAGAGTTTTGTAGTCCAGACCGGAAACTGCTCGATTCTGCACTCTGAGGTAAGCGGGCAGTTTGGCTCGAATGTCTTCAATAGTGTCACCATCATAGCCATATTTGCCAGGGGAAAAGTTGCGAAATGTAATGGGTACACTGTAATCCAACCCTGGAACATACACCTGTCTTTGTACTTGGGCAAAGTCTGTAACGATGTTCCCTCGGGTGCCGCCGCCCACTCTGTAGGTGACTGTAATTCTGGAGCCACGAGGAGGCATTAAACCCGCTCTGTTGTTACCGAAGACAACGTAGGCCCTGTAGTCAGAATCGAACTCAACACGAAATTCCCTCCTGGGTTGAGAATCTGTGAAATAATCCACCCTCGTCCACTGAATGCCATCGACTGCCACACGCACAGAATCATAAATGACTGGATAATCACCCAGCACTCGTGTCTGCGACACCTCGCCAGTGGATGTCATGACTTCTTCATAGGTGTGACCTTCCAGGCCAACAATACTGCTGTTGTGGTCAGATCCCGCTGAAACGATTATGTCTTGGTCGAAAATGGGGTTCCCACTTGAGTCTGCTTGGAACAATTCAATTTCTAGTGGCTCTCCATCAGCAGCGAGGCTAAAGGGGATGGGGGTGCTCAAGTGAATGTCTTGCGAAAAAACATTATTGAGATGTCCAGACCATAGAGACTTTGCCGCAATAGGCGGCAAAGGCTCAAAACCCACCAATTTGGCAAGCCTGAAAGCATTCTCGGCTTCTGCTACAGTGTCAATGAATATTTCATTGGCAATTTGGTCCATCTTGAAACTAAGGATGTCTGCTAAAAACGCCCAGTTTTCAATCAACATGATGGCAATATCAGATTCCACGAAGTCGTTGAATGTGTTGGGCAAAATCGTTCCTTCTGAGCCGAATCTTTCCCTAATGAATTCCACCAACTTGGTCTTCATAGACCAAAAATCTTGGGCCGTGTAGTTCAAGTTGAATATTTTCGGGTTTCTGATTCTTTCAGATTGATCGTAAGGTGCTATCCCTATTGGGCAGTTGTTATCATAAGGCATGTTACTCTCCAGTGAGTGGAATCTCCAATTTCAGTTCTTGAACATCGCTGATGTTGTCCGGGTCGTAGAATTTAATCTTAATGCCCAATATGTGCTCTCGTTGGCTCATATCGTCTTCCGGGTTGAGGTCTTCCTCTGGCAAACCATTGGTTATATCTATCTGGTCAATGGTCACTCTTGGTTCCCACATATCCAAGGATTTGATAATCATTTCCCTTGCTTTATCTACTGTTGTGGGATCATTCGGGTCAAACATTAACTCTTTAAGTGGCGTGCCGAATTCCGGCAGCATAACTCGCTCGCCCGGAGTGGTCAAAAGGAGAGAGAGCATGTCCGATTTTACTTGGTCTATTCCACTTTGCGTTCTGAGCAATCCCCTCGGATGTTTGATGATTGGATATGGTGCTCCTAAAAACTTCATTTCTCTCCTTATTCGTTGCTACACATAAATGGATGGAGGTGGAATACGGATACGCAGGGATCATCCGGTCTGAAACTTGCAATGACTCTTGTGCTTGCTTTAAGTCCGCCACTTGTAAGCACGGCCACCAACCCTGCACACGGATTGTCGTCAGGGCAATCGTGATCCACAAGTAAGAAAATTCGTTCTTCTGCGAAGAATATGTGCAATCGGGCTTTGTTGTAGTAGATGTTCTCGGTGACTTCAATGTAGTCGTGACTGACGAGTACGATCTTGTTGGAGTCGATTGGCTCTCCAACAATAGTGATGTGATCGCAGCAGGTTGAGCAAATGTAAGTGCCACCCACTCGTAGATACACATAAGCCTCACAGCTATTGGGGCTTTCTTGATACCGATGAATATGCGGCCCACAGGGGTTGTCATATTGCGGACAAAAGATCTGGATGTACTGTTGTTGGGTTTCTTTCTGACTGAAGAAATCGGCCATCATAATTTCCAAGCCGTAACCGGTACGCAACCTGATATACCCTCTTTTGGCATCCGGGTTAGGCGCAGGCTCTCTTTTTCCCGGTTCGTATCCTTGAATACACGGATCTTCAGGGTTGATCTCTTTTCGTGGTGAACAGTGGGGCGTGCCATCGTCGCACATCTGAATGACGTGGTTGCTTGTGCTGGTCATCCAGATTCCACGGTGCTCTCCAGCAATGCATTCCGGAATAGTGTGATCGCAAAGCTTTATTTGATTTCCGCAGGCCGACATCACCTTTACGTGATTCCAACGACTTCGTATTTCGGGTGGATCTTCCCAATCGCTGAATTCAACAAAATGCCCCGTCATGGATGTCCAATGTGTTCGGCCTTCGCACTTATTGGTGCAGCCCCAATCAAAAGGCATGAGGCTTCTTTCCCAATTTGGAATCCCCTCTGGTTCTTCTACCTTGTCGTCCATGAGGAAGGTGTGCCCGCCGTAACTTAAAAACTGAATTCCTGTCTGTGGGAGATCAGCCCGGTTATTCTGAGGTGTTCTGGGGCCTTTGTAAGGTCGGCATTCATTTTCGTGCTTAAACCAGGGGTTGGCACACTCTTGCTTCGCTCCTGCATCACAGTCGGTGGGTTCTAACGGTTCGCAGCAATCTACAAAAGGGTCGTCGCAAGAAGCACAGTTGCTTAAATCGCCGCCGCCGCAACCAGCACAGCCGCAATCAGGGTGGGCCCATTGCCCACTCGGGTGCATGTGATCGTCCTTGAAGATCATCCAGCCACCGCCACCCCCACTAAGAATCTCTAACCTTTTCCATCTGCGATTACACCAAGGATCGCCATCAACGCCTTTCCACATGTGCTTTTCAGGAGTCTTGAAGCCGTAGATGTGTGGTGGGTGGATGGGAAGTTCTTCAATTTCTTCCCCCGTCATTGTTTTGTCAGCATCGGGTCCGTTGTAGCTTTCCGTATTCCATGGCGGTAACACCTGCGATTCATCATTGGGCCCAACAAGGTATCCGTGACGATGCCCTTCCCAAATACAGTAATATTCGGGAATGGTATAATCCCAAGTGTGCTTTCCTACCGGGCCCCTATCTCTTGGCCATGTGGTGCCAATGTAATAAGGCGTTGACTTGGAACCACGCTCAAATATTACGCATATCATCGAGCTTGCCGGTGGCACCCAAGGAGAGCCAGAGTCGTCGAAGCCAGAGAGGGTAGAAATGGGCCAAGCCCAATCCAGGGCTTTCACTCTTGTGTCTGGGTGGTTCAGAAGTGGACTGTACATACGCACTCGACCCTGCTTTAGCGGGTCGAGTGTATCAATAGAGAGAGCGGTGTACATTCCAAAGAATGTTTCTGCCTGTGGCTGGATCTTCCATCGTTTTTTCACCTCGCTTTGGGCAATACGTTTCATATCGTATCCCATTTCGTAGAACTTGTCTTCTACGGCCTGAATACGACCCTGAATTCCAGTGACCCAATCAACAAGGCTTGCGGAAGCACCCGTGCCTCGCTTGGCTTGTTCGGAAGCCGCTCTGGCAGTTCCGTCAGTTTTTGATCCTAATCCTCTTGGCATTATTTCTCCTTAGCACGGTGGCCCATCGGCTGAATCCATTGGGCGGTAAGCCAGATCGTCCGAACCGAGGTGTTGGTCAGGACTGATGTCCACACCGGGTACGGGCAGCACCACCTTTAACGTAGTTACATAGGAGCCTTCCTTGATCTGGTGGTTGACGCCCATGACCTTCCAGAAGCGATTGCTCAACACAGTGTTACAACCACTGTCTGCAAGGACCATCCAATCACCGCAGCCATCCCACCATGGTCCCGCAAGGTGGAATGGATTGATTACAACAATGCAGGCATATGCCTGATGAATAAACTGAGAGGCTACAAATTTGTATCCAGGGTTTCCCTGGATTCGAAGTTCTGCTTCGATGGGCTGGATGCCTTCACGTCCGACATTGGCTTTGTTGTGGGCCATTTGAGATTTTTCCGTTTCATCGTACACATCTTCAGTGCCATAACAATCTACGCCTTGTCGGGTTAACTCAACACTCTGTTTGATACCGGCCTTGCTTCCCCCTTGGGGCGCACAACCCTGCGGTCGTCGATTGTCTTTCTTGACACCCTTCGAATTGACCGGACCACCTTCGCCACCGCCTTGGGCCATCAAAGCGAAACCAGCGGGCCAGTTGATATTGGGATTGAAACTGATGACATTGCTGCACTTGCCGCCGTTTACAATGAAGCTACCAACAAATCTGCCGGGATTACACTGAGCCTTTTCGTCACATTCCAATGAATTATCTTCCCATAAGACCGTCGTTGGGTTGGGCTCTAGAGTGTCCCATTGAAAAAGCAAGCCTTTATCCCTGGTGGTTCTGAAAGGTTGGGTCCATCTTGCAATTGTGCCCATTTTGTTTTGATTGTCATATGTCCATGAGGAAAGCGGGCCTTCAGCAAAGCAGGGGCATGCGGGCTTGTAGTTCCAGGTGGTGATGGTTCCGTCATTTTCCTTTCGCAGGAACTTAACAGCGGCCTTGGGTTCATTCTTCTGTAGCAGATCTGTGATGGCGGGCTTCAAGCAGACCTTGGCATCATCACTTCCAGTGTGTTCGTCTTCACGAGCAACAAATGAAATTTGGAAAGCGTCGGTTCCAGTGATGTTGTATTTTACTACGCCATCACTGAAGCTGACTTCCAGGTTGATGGGGACGAAGGTGACAATGGGCGAAGCCTCAAAATCCCAATTGCCGTCGCAGTTCTGAATTGTCCAGCCCCATTGCACCTGGAAGAAGTATTGGGCTTTAGTTCGGTCCAGACATTTAAGAATCTTTTCCACAAACAGGAAAAAGGCCCCACCCTCTTCATCAATGATCTCTAGTTTAGCCTTATGGCCATCAAATGTACCATACTCAAAGCTCTTTATGGCAGCGTGGTGTGGTTCGCCGAATTTGTTTACAAGCCAACACGATTCATTGCCCACGGTGATAATTTCATCTTCCATAATGCCGCCTGGACTGCCTTTGGCGAATCTTGCCTTCACCCAAGGAGCTATATTGTCTCCGTTTACTGGAAAAACCAGCGGCACTTGTCCGTTACACGTGAAATCTTTGATACATCCGATGAGACATGTGGCTTTTGCATCGCCACCTGCTCTCACACCACCAACTGTTGGCATAGATCCTCCTAAATTCCATAAACGTTTATCGGCAGACGCACGTTGACCCCCGCCTTAAATTCCCAAACATCTTTCATCCCATTCATTTCTAGAATCTTCCACCAAAAGTCCACGGTTCCATACATGTATTTGGAGGCCAAATCTGGCCTGTATTCCCAACCCGGAGGAACAACTGTGAACTTATCTTCATCGGTAAGTTTCGGCTGTGTCCTTTTGTAGGTGGTGAATGTCATTTTTGCCAATTCGCCATAATAGATTAGTTGAGAATCCGCATATCGGCTAGAACCAGTGACGTATCCTCGGTCGGGTTTTGAGTGCGGAACATATGTAATACTATTGGCCATGTTATTTCCCTGTAAACAAGATTCTTCTCTGCCCAGGCAGATCCGGGCTTTTGTACACCACCTCCCAAGTCGTATCTACATCGAACTTCCAGGGAATATAGGTGTTCTCATCCCACGCCACATCGATAGGAAATTTCACTGAATACTGTTTCAGCACCACACACAAATGCTCTCGTGCCAATAATTCACCACATTTAATTCGGCAAACGGGTGGCGGCACAAAAGGAGCCCCACTGATGTCATCCACTCTTGGATAAACTGCGCTTTCCAAAGCACGCAGGTGATCTAGATTCTTTGTCACGTCATCAGGGTGAGTCACAAAAAAGTGCAACTGCATGCTGATCGTGCGGTTATCGGAGTGCGAATAGGTCTTGAGCGGGAATGCTCTGCCGATGATGGGTTCGTCATTGTAGGAGGCCGACTTGCTATCGCTGATGTCTGGCAGTGAATATAGATCGACCGTATATTCCATAGAGTTGCCTACCGGAATTTTTATCCAACAATCTTGCAGGGCGACCAATGGTCCGCCAGGAACGGTAGCTTTTGGCATGTTTCTCCTTAGTGCCAGGACAGGCTTTTATTATATAGTTAATGGTGGGCTATTAAATTAGTTTACGCCATCGTTGATGACTTGATTGGCGGCATTACCGGCGTGACGACCGAACTGCCATTTACCATAATCGGTCGATCCATAGGTGGTAGTGTTGGGCGCTGTGGAACCCTGAAGTTGTTGTGGCGATTTGCCTGATAGGGAACTTCCAGTGTTTGGAGTCAACAGCCCCTTTATTTCGACTAGGGTCTCGCTCATTGTTGCTAGGTGGTCCACCTGTTGCATACTTGCGTCTTCAATGGCTGTCAATTCGCTGCTGTTCAGTTTGGTGGGGCCTGCTTCAGCACCGATTTGTTCTTGATGCATTCGGTCATACACATCTGTAAGCGGAGCGGATTCCACTTGGGGTTGTGCTACGCCTTCGTCATCTACCTGCGAGGCGAATGGAAGGGTGGTAATGGCGCTAAGGGCATTTCCTGCTGCCGCTGCGGCCATCATTCCAACTTTATCTTCCAGATCGGGAATTCCACCGGCAGTTGCGGGAGTTACGGTCACTCTTTCGGGGCCAGCCTCTCCAACCATCAATGGTGTGGGGGCTTGGGCAACAAAGCTTCCGCCTGCGGCCATGCCTTCCCATATTTGACTGCGGTCGGTGCCCCTGCCCCATCTATCCAATCTATCTACTGGGGAGCCACCTGTCCCACTCTGTTCGTATCGGGCGGCTCTGCGATTCAAGCCGGGATCGTAAGTGGAACCGTAATCTACGCCAAATTGTTCATGTCTTGCAGCGCCCAACGTCATCGTGGGTTTGCCAGTTGCTTGTCGTCTGGCTTGCTCGGCACCAAAGTCGGGTGTCATGTCAGCCATCGCTGCGTCAAATTCCCCCGGTGCAACTCGTGTGTTGCCAGAACGACTATGAACTCCATGAGTCAAGTCTGTGAAGTAGGCCGCTTGCTGTTCGGGGGAAACACTCTCGCCCGGCTTTAAGTTGGCGGTTGGATCAGTCCACTCGCTCAGAGGTTGTCCGCCAACGACATCTCCCTTCCTTTGCCGCCGCATGTATTGTGCTTTCTGTTCTGGCGACATGTCGGAAGTCCACACAGCACGCTCATCCATTCTCGCCCTTTGTTCGGGCGGTAGGTTATCAGTCCATACAGTTTTGTCATCTGCTGCTACTGTGGCATCAGCAGTTGGATCAGTGAACCTCTTTCTCTTGTAGCCTGTTCGAGGAGCACGATATTGTGCTCGCAGGTCAGCGAGATCTGTGCTTCCAGCCCCGCCCCTCAGAGCACGGGAGGCTTCAGCCGTGCTTAGTTGGGATTGTTCGGTTTGAATTCTGGTGTGTTCTTGAACTGCTTCTTCTGGCGTCATTTCTTTTCGTGGTCGCTTTGCAGCCATGCTTTCGACACCAGCAAGACCAGTTTTTTGCTCGTCAGTCAACTCTCTCGCCGCAGCTTCTTCTGCCGCTCGTGCGGCGGCTGCTTCCTTACTGAGTCCCGCTTCTTCTGCGGCATTGGCCACTTTGATGTCACGCAGCCTTCCGGATGCCTCGGCTTCCTTCATGGCATTCACTTCGGCGTCATGCATCGCCTTTTGGGCCTCATCGCCACCAAATGCTCCAAAGAAGTTGTCTTTGAGGTTCTGGAAGAAGCCACCAATGTTCTCAAAGAAGCCCGTCATGCCGCCCTTCATCATTCCAAGAGATTTGTCGAGGTGATCTTTGGTTTTAGTGACGTTGTGCAGCGTTTCAGACCTTGCTTCATTGGCCCTGGTCTTCATGTTTTCGCTGTGGCGAGTCACGCCTTCTGAGTAGATCTGATTCATGATCTTCTCGTTGATGTGCCTTGCCTTGGCTTGGGCATTGGCCACTTCTGTTTGTGCCTGCTGGGAGGCAGCCATGATGCCTTCGGCATCAATGGCTGCCCTGCTGACTTCAGGAGGACCGCTTGCTATACCACCTGCGGTGCCGCCATGTGCCATCTGAGATTGTAGAGCTTCAACACCAGCTTCTTCGAGTGGCGAAACAATGACTCGCTCTGGTCCCGCTTCACCGACTAACAAGGCTGTGGGTTCATTGGCAACAAATGTACCGCCCTTGGCGAGAGCAGCAAATTTTTCAACGGGCTCCATCTTTACTGCACCACCAGCAGCGCCGCCAGTAGCGGCTTCTTCTACTCCACCGGCAGTCAGTGCAGGGCTCATTCCAGCAACAGTCGTCAAGGCTTCCTTTACACCTTCCAGATCCATGCTTCCCAAATCGGTCTCACCCACCGTAGCCGTTGCCTCGGCCAAAGCAACCAACACATCACTTAGTCCGCCGAATACTTGGGCGAGAGCTTCCACGCTGGCAGCCAACGCTTCAATTTCTGTGGCTTCTGGAAGAAGCTTGAGTGGTTCCAGGACGCCTTCATTGATGAAGCGTGCAATGTTGCCGAAGTTCTCGGCAAATTCTTCCGTTTGAGATTCGATAGAATCCAGTGGTGACCAGAACCAACCGCCAGCGAATGGCCCAAGTTCCTCAGCGAACGTCGTGAGCATGGGTGCCAGTGCTTGAATTACCTGTGTTAAAGCTGGGAGCTTAGCCTGCAATTCTCCAATCGTCTCGGCGGACGGGAGGAGCATGAGTGGATAAACCATTCCAACTCGGAAGAACATTGCAATGCTGCCGAAGTTCTCGGCAAACTCTTCAGCTTGAGCTTCGATGGAGTCGAGCGGTGACCAGAACCAACCCTGTGTCAGCTTGCTGAGGTTTTCCGTGAAGGAAGCCAGCATGGGTGGGATACTCTGGATAATCATATCCATTGCCGGAAGCTTGGCGTGCAGTTCTCCGATGGCGTCGGCGGACGGCAACATCATAAGCGGGTAAATCATTCCCCACTCAAAGAAGCGAATGATGTCGCCGAAGTTCTCGGCGAATTCATCGGCCTGGGCTTCAATGGAGTCGAGTGGTGACCAGAACCAACCCTGTGTAAGTTCAGCCAAGCCTTCTGTAAAAGAGGCCAACACAGGCGGGATAGCTTCGATGACATTCTTCATGCCAGTCAATTTTTGGACCATGGCGTTGTACATGTCTGCTTCTGGCATCTCAAATAGCGGGTCCATTATGCCTGTTTGCATGAAGTGGAGGATGTTGCCGAAATTCTCGGCGAACTCTTCGGATTGTGATTCGATGGAGTCAAGTGGCGACCAGAACCAGCCGCTCGTCAGCCCACCTAAAGTTTCAGTAAACGTATTGAGCAGGATCGGGATGGTGCTGATTACACTGGACATACCCACTAGCTTGCCGATCACTTGGTATAACTCTTCAACTGGCGGCAAGATCTGAAGTGGGATGATGATTCCCGTGTCCATGAACTTGATGATGTTGTAGAAGTTCGTGGCGAATTCTTCAACTTGTGATTCGATTCCATCAATCGGCGACCAGAAATATCCGCTTGACAATTCACCCAGGTGTTTTGTGAAGGATTCCAACATGACCGGGATCATAGCAAAGACGCCGCACATGGCTGCCAGCTTATGGTTGATGGCCAGAATTTCTTCAGGGGCAGGCAACAAGTGCAGTGGTGTGATGACCGCATCAAGCATGAACCAAGCAATCTTGCCGAAGTTCTCGGCAAACTCTGTAACCTTAGCTTCAATTCCATCAATTGGCGACCATAGGTATCCACCCACCAGAGGTTCGATGGCCTTGACTAGCTCTTCGAGGAATCTGGGGATGTTTTTCACCACCTCTACAGTGGCCACCATGCTTTCAACCATGGGTTGGATTTCATTTGGTCTGGCGAATCCACGTAAGGGTTCGATCACGCCGTCTCTGATAAATCGCATGACCTTGCCAAGACCCTCTTCTAATGTTGGAATGGCCTCTTCCAGGCCAGCCAGTTTAGAATCAAAGAAGCCGAACCATCTTCGTTCCGTGAGTGGTTGCAGTTCTTCCGCCACCACGTTCAACAGTGTGGAAGCACCCTTGGCCACATCAGCCATAAACATGAGGAAAACACCGGCTGTAGCTACGTCGCTGAAGTCTGGGTACTCTTCCTTCATAAGGCCGATGAGGCTGTTGAAGAACTTCATTACGGTGCGGAACCCTTCCTGAAGATCTGGAATTGCCGCTTCCAAATCTTCGAGAGGTGTGGAGCCCCACCACCCAAGGAACCGACCCTGAGTTAATGGGATGAGTTCTTCGGCTACTGTGCCCAATGTGCCGGATACACCTTTGGTAAGGGTGGCGATGTTGCTCATGAGATTTGTAGCAACAAGTACATCTCGTGGCTCTGGGAATTCAGCTTTAAGCGTGTCGATGATACCGCCCAAGAACCTGAATACTGCACGCATGCCTGCTTGGAGATCGGGGATGGCCTCTTGCAATTTTTCTAGCAAGGACTTTTTCTCCCTCCAGAAGAAGAGCCAGCTAGGCTCTTGAATTAGTGGCAACAAGTTCCAGGCCACCTCACGCAGCGTAAGTGCTGCACCCGCAGTCATGATTCCTATGTGGGTTAGGAGCAGAGAAGCAACTTGAACGTCTCTTGGATTTGGGAAAGATTCTTTCAATACATCAATAATGCCACCCAAGAACTTGATGACTGCGTGCATACCTCTTTGGAGATCCGGGATCGCCTCTTCTAATTCTTCAAGCGGCGAACTATCTCTCCAGAAGAACAGCCATTTTCTGTCTTGTACGAGCGGAAGCAGGTCGTAGGCTGTGTAACGAAGTGCCATTGCCGCAGCAAAAGTCATCTTCGATATGTTCTCCATAAGGAGTGTCGCAACTTGCACATCCCTTGGATTCGGGAACGATTCTTGCAGAACGTCAACGATGCCGCCCAAGAACTTGATGACTGCCCTCAACCCCTTGTCAAGGTCGGGAATGGCTTCTTCAAGATCGGTTAGTGGCGCTTCTCTCCACCACCATAGCCAACCTGTGTCTTGCGTAAGTGGGATCAATTGGTTTGCGGCCACTCTCATTGCTGATGCAATCGAAACGGTAAGGATTGCAAGATGGTGCATCAAAAGAGATGCGACCTGCACATCCCTTGGTGCTGGGAATTGCTGCTGAAGAATCCTGACAATTCCCCCCAAGAATTTAAGGACTGCTGTAAGGCCCTTATCTAGTTCTGGGAGGGCCTCTTGTAGTCTATCGAGCAGCGAATTGTCTCTCTTTCCTGTCCAGAATGCGATCCACAAACTGTCTTTAGTGAGTGGAATGAGGTTCCATGCCGCAGTTTCCATGGCCAAAGCGATGGACTGTGTAAGCTTGGCTAGGTTCTCCATGAGGAGTGTGGCAACTTGCACGTCTCTTGGTGCCGGGAATTGCTGTTGCAGCGTCCTGATGATGCCACCCAAGAATGTGGCAACAGCAGTGAACCCAGCTTGAAGCTCAGGAACAGCCGCAACCAGCTTGTCCATCAACGACGTACCTTCTATTGTCCAGAAGCCCAGCCAACTTCTTTGATCCTGTATGAGCGGAAGCAGGTGAAATGCTGTTGCCTCAAGAGCCTTGGCTACAGATTCAACCATTATGCCGATGTTTTCCAGCAGCGATGTTGCGACCTGCACATCTCTGGGGGAGGGAAATTGTTCTTTCAGTGTTTCTACTATTCCGCCCAAGAATCTTGAGATGGTTCGGAATGACATCCTCAATTCAGGGATGGCATCTTCTAAATTCTCAATGCCCGACCAACCAGCGAGGGGAACCATCTCGAAGGATGTGGTTTTCATTGCATCGGCAACACCATCCACCATTGGGCCGAGTGCTGTCATTAGATCCGTAGCCGTCTTAACTTCGCCTTCTCCTGGGAATTCGCTCATTACGGCTTCTGCGCATGTACCCAAGAATCCAGCGACGGTGCCAAAGGCATCTTCAAGATCTGGGATTGCATCTTCCAGTTGTTTAGTTAAGGCTTCTTCAGACCACCAGCCCCAGCCAGACTCTTCAGTCATCGGGACAAGATCCTCACCAATCACCGAGAATGCTTTGGCGATACTGCCAGCCATAGTGCCCATGCCATTTACAATGTCGATGGCATCTTGCACATTTTCAATGTCGCCCATTTCCGCCTTGGCGATTGTGATGACATCTCTCATGAATCGAGCAACCGACTTGAAGGCGTCTCTTAAAGCGGGTCGTGCTTCGTCAAACTGCTCGATTACAGAATCGCCCCAGCCAAACCAGCCTGTGTCTTCGGTCAGTTCCACAAGGTCATTCCCACAGACTGTAAGTGCTTGAGCAACCGCCGTAGCACCTGTCCCAATGGCTGTCACCAATTCGACATCTTTCTTGGCTTGATCTGGGTCAGAAAAGACATCGTGTGTAACGCCAATAACCGCTCGCATGAACTTGGCTACCGTTTCAAAGCCATCTGTAAGAGCCGGAATAGCTTCTTCGAGTTTTTCGAGTGGCGAACTGGAGAAGAATGGTATCCATCCACCTTCGGTTAGCTCGGGCAACTTCTCGGCTGCCTCACCAAGGGCGGCTGATATGCTGGTGGACATCTCACCCATGTTTTTGATGATCTCAATTCCCTGAGTCATGTTGTCCATACTGGGGAAGTTGCCCAGGGAATCAACCATTACTTCACCCAGGAACTTGGACATTATATCCATGCTACTCTTAATCTGAGGTATGCATGCAGCCAGTTCGTCAAGTGGAGATGCACCAAACCAACCCAGGAACCAACCATCAGTCAGATCAGGCAATTCTTCAGCGGCAACCCCGAGGGCGTCGGCTACGCTGCTTGCCATGGTCCCCAGGCTGTTAATGATTTCGATAGATCCTGCGAGTTGGCCTTCATCGGGGAATTTGGCGCTCATCGTTCGCATCAGATCACCAAGAAAGTTTGCTAAAACATCAATGGTTGCCTCTACTTGGGGCATCGCATCATCTAGCTCGTCAAGCGGAGATGCGCCGAACCACCCAAGGAACCAACCTTGCGTAAGTGGCACGATGTCATTTACAAAAGCCCCAAGCATATTGGCAATTGCTTTTGCTGCTTTACCCATGCCATCCATTGCCGCAACCACCTTTTGGCTCTCTGCGGGATCTACATAGGCTCCTGCTGCCGCTTTGCATATGTCAAGTAGACTGGCAGCAAACTTAATCAACATAGGTGTTACCAATCTCACCACAGCCGCACCGGCTGCCAGCGAGAGGATCAATCCTAGTGCTAGTGGGCCTGACAAAAGTCCAAGTGCCCAGCCAATTCCAGTAAGAAGGGCAATTCCAGAAGCTACACCAGCGACTATCTTAACGGTCGCCGTCAACAGCCCCTTAACATCTTCAGCGACTTTGGCGGCAGCGCCAGCATCCATTCCTTCTGCTTTCAGAATCTCTTTTGCAGAGTTTACAACATCGGCTGCGATGCCCAACATGATTGGGGTGGCCAACCTAACCGCAACAGCGCCCAAGGCCATCATGCCAAGGGCAACTAGAGCCTGAGGGCCAGCCAGATAGGTGACCATGGCCCAACCCATTCCGTACAGGGCGGCAAGACCTGCACCCACTCCAATCACAATGCCTGCTGCTGCTTTTAACAAAGCACTTACATCTTCACCTACCTGTGCAGCAGTAGCAGCGTCTACTCCTGCTGCACCTAGTACGCCTTGGGCTATCTTAACTACAGCAGCGGCAATCCCAAGAAGTATTGGTGTGGCAAGCAAAACGGCTGCGGTTCCAACCCCAAGGGCCAACAGTGTTGCTAGGAATTGTGGGCCGCTCACAAGCATCAATACGCCTTTGCCGATGCCCCAAAGGGCGGCAAGTCCGAGTCCCACCCCTGTGATAATGCCTGCTGCTGCTATAAGTAATCCGCCAACATTTTTGGCGACTTCCATGGCAACGCCAGCATCAACACCCATCATGCCCAATACGCCTTGGGCAATCTTCACGACCGCTGCGGCAATCGTGAGTAAGATTGGGACCGCAATTAACACAGCAGCTATTCCTACGCCTAGTTCAATCAAGGTTTTAAGTGCCAAGCCTCCGGTAAACATTGCCATTATGCCCTTGCCAATTCCCCAAAGAGCCGCAAGTCCTGCTGCGGTTCCGATAATGATGAGTGCGGTGGCACCCAAAAGGGCGGCAACATTTTTGCCAACTTCAACAGCTACAGCGGCATCGACGCCCATCATACTCATGACACCCTGAGCGATCCTTACAACTCCTGCCGCAAGAGTGAGCAAAAGCGGGACAGCAAGAAGAATGGCCGCTACACCAATACCCAAGGCCGCAAGCGCTGCAAGCGCTTGTGGCCCAGTTAGCAAGCCAAGCGCAGCGCCAACACCCATAATTGCAGCAACGCCTGCTGCTGCCGCAATTGTAATAGCAGCGGCAGCACCAAGTATGGCTGCGATGTCGATGGCGGTTTTGGCTACAGTGGAAGCGTCCATGCCAAATGCACCCATGATTTCTTTACAAACAAATACGATTGCTGTTGCCAAAAGAACGATGGCCGGTCCCATCAACCCAATGACAGCCGCACCGATCAACATGTCTTTGTAAGAGGCTTTAATTACTCCCCACATTTTGCTGGCGGCTTTCAATGCGTGTACAGAGGCGTAAACAGCACCAGCAATCAAAGCAACGGTTCCCAGAATGACCGCAATGGTGATGGCCCCTTCCATTGCTTCCTTGGGGCCAATTCCAACAGCCTGCAAGACTTTGATGAGTAGAACTACAGCCGCAGCAGCGATTGCGAGGCCAATAGCTGCTTTGATGAGGGTTGGGGCGGCTTTCTTCAATTCCTCGCCAATTTTTTCGATGCCACCCCAATCGAACGAAGGTGCCTTTCCGCCTTCTGGCCCGCCCCCCAGGATGTCGCCTGCTTGGTCAAGCAAGCCCACATCTTCTATGTTCACGCCACCTAGAGCATCATCGAAGTTTCCAACAATAGTGCTTGTGAAATGATCGCCCACATCATCCAAACCTGCGGTAAGTGTGCTGGTCATACCATCTGCAAGCTCGCTACCCAAGCCTGTGGTGATGCTTCCCGTCGAAGCTGTCAAAGCGTCGGACACACCGCCAGCAACAGCATCCCCCACCACGTCTCCTACGGTATCCAATCCAGCATCCGCAACACTGTCTGCAAATGCGCCAGGAATGACCGCACCAATCAAATCTTTGGCCTTGCCGAGTCCTGCACCAAACATATCCTTGATACTTTGGGGCACGTATTCGCCCGCTTTGGCCAAGCCAGCCTTAAATACATCATCAATTCCTGCTTCGTCCATCCCTTCCATCATATCGCCAGCACCACCGCCCATTCCAAACAATCCGGCTAAACCTTTTTTCAGTTCGCCGAAGCCAAGAGCGGCAGTCCACACGGAACCAATGCCGCCAGCGATCACCGCCAACCACATCATCATTCCAGACATGTACCTTAAAGCTGGCCCCGTGAAGTCACGAACGGTTTCGTTCAGCTTGTTGAAGTTGTGGGCCATCTCAGTCATGGGATCGAGGCCCTTCTTGGTGTCCATGGCCAACTCTTGTTGGGCAGCACTCATATCGGATAAGACTTCACGCATGGCTTGGGTATCACCGGTATCCAACGCTCGTTGGATTTGTGGTGTAAAGTCGGCACCGCCCGCCTCCTTCAGCCTTTCAGCAGTGAAAAGTGCAGCTTTTTCAAGCGCCATGGTTGGGCCCATCATGTCTATGTTTAGGCCCATAGAACCCATGCTTGCTGCCAAATCCTCGTTGTTGGCCATGGCGTCTTGTACGGCTGCACTCATGTCAAGCCCCTTCTTTGCGGCTTCGTCGAATGCAGTGAGGAATTCAAAGCCCCCGCCAATTTGCATGGCCAATCTATCTTCTTCTAGTTTCTTCCTCTCTTCGAGGGTAAGCGTTTCCTCCCTTAGTCGTTTGTTGATGTCTGATATTCGATCTCCATATGTCTTGGCACCTTCTTCGATGGACTCAATAATTCTTCGAGCTTCATCGATGGATTTACCGGTGACATTTTTGACAATGAAGTTCAGCTTCGCTTTTTCTTCTTTACTGAGTTTGTCGAAATCGTCCATGGTTTGCCCCATGACACTCTCGACAAACCCCTTCATACCCCCAGCGAGATCTTTCATGCCTGCTTTGGTTTGGCTGATGGTTCCAGACCACACATCTCCAAACCTCCCGGCATGCACACCTGCATTAAACAGGAAGGTTTGCGTTTCTTTACTGGTTTCTTGCAGCAAAGCATTTGTGCCCGTAAGAGCTTTCATTATTTCTTGCGCACCTTCAGCCACTCCAAGTTTTTGGGCGGAAGCCATGGTGGATGTGAGGTTGGCGGCGGCTGCTGCGGTCAACTGACCTGCATTTCTCATATTCTTTACAAGCTCTTCAGATGCTTTGACGGCTTCCATTAAGTTGTCGCCAGTCACGCCGGTTAGTCGTGCAACATCCTGGAGTGATCTGCTGAACTGGGCCATTTGATTCTGATTCATGCCCATGGTTTTGTGCCAATTCATGAGTGTATCTGAAGTCTGCTCATGGTTCGCACCGATCATCTGGGATAGATGTAGCCCTGTCTTGGTAACATCGAGGGCTGCCTTTTGAGAAATAACGCCAGCACGCAAGTTTTTTACGTACTGTGTCTGGAATTCGGTCAGGTTCATGCCCGTGCGTGCAACCACCCGTCCAGTTTGCTGCCATTCTTCTTGTAGCCCTCGTGTGGAGGCCGAGATGCCTTCTACCTCGAAAGCCGTGGCACGCATGTTTTGCATGAATTCAAGTTCGTCTTGAACCACGCCCTTGAATAAATGTTCTATGGGACTGAATTTTTTGATTAAGCCTGCCAGGGCAGCAGCCATGGTGCCGAAAATACCGGCTTTGTAAAAGTGTTCACGATAAGTTTTGCCTGCCGTCTCGCCTGCCGCTGCTGCATCTCCGTCAGTTGGGAACACAGAACCAGGACCGCTACCCCCGCCAGTCCCCCCGCCAGCGCCCCCGCCAATCTGTGCTACATCTACCTTGATGTCCTTGCCAGATCTCTCTTTGATCTGGGCTTCAAGAAGTGAATTGGTGACATTGATGACATCTGAACCGTCCACCTGCGTGTGGATTGAGCCTTTGGTGGTGGCGGCACTTGTTAGCGTTCTGATTTGCGATTCAATGGCCCTAGAGGAAGCGGCTATGGCCGTCAATAATTTTTCTTCTGTGGTAAGCGACTTGGCTATTTTAGCCTGATCTTTGCCGAGTACGTCACTCATCGAACCAACGAGGTTATCGAAACCCATGGTAGCAGTTGGTGCCGCTGTGGGTGCCGCAGGTGTGGCTTCACCAGCAGTTCCTTTTGCTTCCCTTAGACTTTCAACTACTTCTTTGATTTGGGCGGCATAATCCTCGGCATTGTCCATCTCTTCCTTGAAGTCGTCGCTGAGGGTTTGCATGATGTCTCGAATTTCATCGAGCTTTGTATTCCTCTCCTCATTCTTGGTTTTCTCTTCTTCCATGTAGGGAATGGCCGCACCCATGTCTTGCTTGGCAAGCATTTGGCGCAGAACGCCAGTCATCTCGGAGAGTTCTCCTTCCATTGTGACTAGGCGTCCTGTTATATCCTGGAGTTGGGCCATTTACTGATTACCTTCCCCGCCGATGGCTGGCTGGCTTGCAGGCTTGGTGGGAACAGTTGGGATCGTGCCGGTAGTACCCGTGGGCTGTTGAGGAGTATATAGTCCTTCAGGCTCCGCTATTTCATCAGCTTTCGGTGTAACCTGTTGCTTGATCTGTTCTTGCACCGCCTGTCTCATTGCATTCATTTGAGATGGATCATAGTTTCTTGCCATCTCGATAGTTTGTAAGAGAAAGTCACTGTTCAGTTTCCTTAACTGTCTTACTCCCATCCACTTGTATTCTCGGAATGCTTCGAGGGCCGCTAATAATGTTCTGTCGTACTTTATTGTCTGGTAGGAAAACGATGGATTTTCGCCAAACCGATTCAACATTTGCTTGATGTCAAAAAAAGTTAGGTAGTTGAGGTTCACACCTCGTATTCTTTGGCCGTACCGCACATCAGTCACAATTACCATGGGATAAGGATCATGCTTCATGAACATGTAGTTGAAACTAATGAGACTGCCTTTCCGCACGATTGGGTCGGGAGATCGAGCGGCATCGGGATTGGCCACCGGCCCCTGCGTGACCGGGGAGAATAGACTTTCAACGAAGTCCCCTCCAGCTTGTTGAGGAGCCTGTAGTTGAGGCCCCTGTTCTCCCATTTCCGGCATGTTACGATTTGCTATGTACTAAGTTTGAATAGTCGCTACCTGTGCCTGTAAGCATGACATTGCCCATGGGGTTGCCCTTCTTGTCGAAGTCTCCCTGTCGGAGTTGCTTTTCGGCGTCGAGGCTTTTGGCGAAGAAATTCTCGAACTCTTCTCTCACTGCGGAAATGATCTTTTTACCGGCTGCCTCTTCGTCCATTTTGTCGCCGATAAGATCATCCCACATGCCCTCGATGTCTAAGGAATAGGCTTTGCCGTAAGGGTGGGTCTTCTCTTCCTTTTGGATGCGGTAGGCTAGGTTGCCACCGATCTTATATATGCGCACGCCCTCGAAAGACGCACTGCCTTTGTTGGCCTTGAGGAAGATGTATGGATCATCACCTTCCAAAAAACTGCCAACAGTCATTCCCTGTTGCTTGAGAAGTTTTTCAACAATCTGAAGTTGTCGCTTCGCTCTTCTTGTTTTCTTGTCAACAAATTCATGGAATGTTTTCATTCACCCTCCACCTTCTTCAATTTGGTGTAATACTTGGGATCTTCCCTTAGGTGTGCTACGACAATTTTTAATATTGTGCCCTTGTCGTGTCCCGGTACGACATCTGTGTCTTTGCCCATGGGGCCATCATGTTCCTTTTCTACTTTCATGCCCATTTTGATTTGCTGGCAGGAAAGACCTTTAATGTCTACCTTGGCTTTCTTGGCCAACGATTCTATTTCTTTGCTTTCGCAGAATTCGTTGAAAGTTAACATTGCTTCAGTAATAGGTCGTGTGTAGAGTACACGCATCTCCTTAAAGTTTTGAGATCGCTTGGATTTCCATTATATGGAGTCTCCTTAAATACCGCCCCTTGCAGTGCAGAGGCCGACTCTTTGATCGTCTGCAAACTTGCGGTTAGAAACAGCATGCCATTTCTTCTTTCCATAAACTCAATCTCTTCAGTTGCGGGCATCCCCTCTTCGTCTGTTTGACCAGTTTCCTTGACGTAATAAATGTTAAGATCAATCAGAGGGATTAGCTGCCCATTATCATCAATCATTGCTTCTGAATTTTCTGCGTGGCGGGTTCTAACTACCAATTTGCCTTCGGTGTAAGCCGCCCTTAACGAACCGGCTGCATCCCAACCAAGGGTGTGGATTGCTCCATTGTCGTCAACAACATGGAACACAAAGGCACGCTGTTCGAACTTCTCGGCAATGGATTCAAGAACGATTCGGCGACGAAGCACGTCCTTTTCTTCCGGGCTGCCACCTTCAAGCCGTTTTAATTCTGGTTCAGACAAGTATCGCTGAGGATCATCTTCTCGAAGACTCCAATCCCCCAACTTCACTTTGCCCCATTTGGCAGAGAAGCGAGTGCTCATCATTATCGAGTATTCCTTTTCGTTGAAAATGATGTCTTCACCGTCTGCACCACTGCTCACTTGCACAGCGCCCATTAAAGCGGCTAGGAACTTTCTGTGCAGGTCTCCCTTCAATCCCCCATAGCCATCCAACTTGATGAAGATGTTGTTGAGCAGAGGGTCTAGTTCCAACACGGCTCCGAGGTGGTTTACCACCGAGGAGGCTGGATTGTTTTGATCTAGTTGTTCTTTAATGAGCTTGCGAACTTCTTGAGATGCCTTTGCGATGTTGGAATTGAGCCGCAATGTCTGAATCTGAAAATTGTCTTCAATGAACTTTCGCTGATAAGCTTGAACTTCACCCTGATCGGATTCACGAACCTTATTCAACATTTCCAGCATCTCTTGGGGGTCGCCTTTGATTGCCAGCTTGAAGAACTCCTTCTTCCACTGCTCAAAGTCAGCATCTTCGCTCTCTTCTGGCATGTCAGGAGCCTGGGGATCTTGTGTGACATCATCGGGAGGTGGTCCCCCTTGTTCAGCACCCGGCATTTCCTGAGGTGGCATGTTGGCGATGTTGGGGTCGGCTGGAGGCATTCCTTGTTGCGGTTCCGGTCCAACCATGCCAGGAGCACCACCCGCAGGCGCTTGACCGCCCGCTGGATCTGGTTGGCCACCGAGCATGGGCATGTCTTGCTCTGCCAACCAACTTTCTAGATTGTGTCTGTGATTACTCATCTTCTGATTCCTTACCGGCTTTCTTTTGTTGTTTCAGCTTCTTGTTGATGGCATGGATGAGTTGCTTTTTGTCATCTCCACCACCAATGTTAATAGTGTTCTTTTGATTCGCTGCCAGATAACGAGGAAACGTATCTCGCTCTTTAAGTTTCACTCTGGTCATCAAATCAGCAATTCGGGACATTTTGTCGGTTGCGTCCACTTTGGCTTTCACCAAATTCACCAACGCCTCTTTACTGGCAGAGGAAGCATCTCCACTGTTGATAACCATTTCGGCGAATTCATTCAGGAATGTGTCGATTTGGCATCGGTCGTCTCTGAGATTCTTGAGCACTTCACCGTAAATCCCCATCAAGGCTTCATCAGAAACCAAGCTCCCTTCTTCGTCTTCCTTGGGTTGTGGGAGACTTACATTCATAGAAGGAACCACCCTGTCCAGTTGGTCTTCGTCTACCTCCTGGATGATCTCTGGTTCCTCTTTTTCTTTTTCTTTACTCATAACACAAATATATAGCTCTGGAGGATTTATTATTCCGTTTGCGACGGATAGATATATCTATTACTAGAGGAAGCCCATGGAAAGTTTAGGATTTAGAGATTGGCTGATGGCACAGGAGGCTTCAACTGACTACCTGCGAAATCCGGGTACGAGACAGTTGATGTACAACCCCTTCCAACGTGCCGCACACGACACCACGCCGTACCACATTCAAGCGATTGACCGAGGCGGTGACGCTCTTTCCAGTGTTTTTCAAAAGAGCATGTACAAGACCACCCAGGCTCCCACGCCCTACGTTGGTTACGGTGGAAGCTATGAAGGTCTGGATGATTCTGGTTTAACCATTACTGTGCTTGTGGATGCTGCGCAGGTCGGCAACGATCCGACGTTGGCAAAATACCACGGACTGAAAAATGCAATCGAGCAATTGAAAGCCACTGGCCGAACTGAACAATACGACATCCAACAAGCAATGGTCTCTAAGGCCACCTTCCTCAAACAGACGGCAAAAGGAGAAGTCTATCCGGTTGAAGTGTTGTTCCCATTTGCAGGACACACCCTGGAACGACAGCGTGACAAGGACTTCGCAAGAGATGTTTTGGATGCCCGCAGAGATTTGCCAGATATTTTGGCAAATGCTGGGATGGGCTCGCCGAGCCAAAGCTACATCGCTGGCGGTTCACAACAGACCGGCCAGAGACAGCAGCAACCTGCGGCTTCCGGTGCCGCCTGATTTTTGATAGAATGCCCTAGATATAGCAAACAAGTGGAAGATAAATATGAAGCCTGAAATACCATCATTTAAGCAGTTTGTTGTGCTGAAAGAAGAAGGCCAGCCCGATGCGAGTGGCAATGCGGGCAAAGACTGGAAGAAAGAATTCATTCAGATGGAAAAGGGATTCATTCCTCCAGCCAAAATGCGGCCCCTGATTGAAGCTTTCTTGAATAGCGGTAACATCAAGCTGATGGACAACACCGATGGCAAGCCCATCACCATGCAGAAGAAGTCACTGTTTCTGGTGGGCGGTCCCGTTCGTGATTTCATCGCCGGGAAGTCCATCAAGGATTACGATTTGGCAAGCAATGCCACCCCAGAACAAATTGCGCTCATTCTCTCCTCAGCAGGCTTCACCATGTCGCCTGATCGCAGTGGTAAAAATGATGAAAATGCCAAGCCACTCAGACTCACCTTCCGCCCCAAAACATCCAGCAAGAGTGATAGGAAAACTTGGTTCGTTAAGGGACGAGATGAATCGGGCAAGGTATTTGTTATCAGCGCTGTGGTGGATGGCGAGGAGTTTGAAATTGCTACTTTTCGTCGTGACGCCAAGGTGACCGATGGTGCCGCCCTGGTGGATTTCGTGGACAACCCCCACGAAGACGCAAGCAGAAGAGACCTCACAATCAACGCCATGTATATTGAACTGACCAAATCCGATGGCGAAAATAACAGGCTCTACGATCCCACCGGGAAGGGGTGGCATGACATCAAAAATCAAGTCGTCCGAACGGTAGGCAAAGCAAGAGATAGATTCAATGAAGATAAGTTGCGTGTGATGCGAGCCGTGCGATTTCACTGTCGATTCGGCAAGGGGTCCAGAATGGACCCAGACATCGAAGATGCGCTGCAAGACTTTGTTGATCTGCGTGGTGTGGCCCTCGAAAGAGTGCGAGATGAGTTTCTCAAAGGTTTGCTGCACCCCGATGTGGATGTTGAAAGATACGTTAAGATCTACGATAGAACCGGTCTGTCGGAACGAGTGTTCCCAGGGGTGAGACTCAACATGAATATCCCCTCAGAATTTTCCTCTCGCAGAGATAAGTCGCTTGCTCTGGCTTGGTTGCTTCAAGGTAACCCGCTAGAAGCAGTTGAAGCGGCCTTGGGCGGATCGAGAGACATAAGAGGGCAAGCCACACCAACCGGTTGGGCCAATCAAGAACGACGTGCGGTTATGTTCCTGCTGCAACTTCTAGAATTCTCACCGCAAGACCGAGCAGTAATGTTGAAACGCATTAGGGGGACCGGTCTAAGCCCAGAACAGGTCAGAGAATGGGTCAACATGTTCCGTCTCACAGAGAAGGGCAAAGTTAGAGACCCCAGACCCACCTGGGCCAAGAGCGTGCGAATGTTCGCAGATGAAGACCGACCGCTGGCACAGTGGGGTGAAATCGAAGGTTCCGACCGAGATAGGTGTCCTGGTTGCCAAGGTGGTGGTTGTGCCTACTGTGGTGGCAGTGGTAAGCTGCCAAACCACATGAGAGGCCAAGCCGTAGATGCCCTGGAGGTTGAAAAATTCCTGGGCAAACTTGGCGTCGGCCAAGGTTAAGAAAAAACGCCCGGCTTTCGCCGGGCGTTTTTCATTTTGCGGCGAACCTTCTTCGGGTTCTCGTGTCTATTGTGAATTACGAGCTTTCTTCGTAAAATGGCTTCGCTCTGATAGATATTCGTATGAAAATCAGTTTCCGAGAATGGATGCAACAAATGCCCGGTCAGACCAAATTGGCCATCTTCGACTTTGACGGCACCCTTGCCAACTCGCCACTGAAGCCCGAGTCCCAGGAAGAAAAGGACAGAATGGGGTGGAATGGAAAAGATTGGTGGGGCAGCCAAGCGTCGTTGCCAGATGGTGTTACATTCAACGAAGAAGTGGTCCGAGCCTTCTTGGAGGCCAAAGCCGACCCAGATACCCATGCCGTCTTAATGACAGGCCGACGTGGGATCATCTCTGATCGTGTGCGCCAGCTTCTTGCGGGGCAGGGGCTTATTGGCAAGCGGCATGTATCGCCCACCAACAAAAAGGCATTGAAACACCTCACCAAGCATGATGGCGAGGATGACGAGCCCAACCCCCACGATGAATTCTACTCTGGCGATTTCATCACCGAGCCAGATTATCCTCGTTCCGGAAAGAAGAATAAGCCAGATGGGAGCACCATCGCCCACAAAAAATACATCATTGAGAAGAAGTTGATGCATGATGGAATTGTGCAAATTGACTTCTGGGATGACCGTTCGGATCACATCCCCCACTTCATCAAACTCGGCATGGACCTCCAAAAGAGATACCACAATCTCCAAAAGGTGACCATGCACCGAGTCTACCCGCCGCAGCACCCCAATGGGCGTGCTTGGGTTCAACACATTCCAATTCGAGCAAAATAATGTTACTACTGCTAGTGATTGCGATGTCAACCGGAACAGATGATGCGGCCCATCTCGTATCGTGGAAGGATGAGTCCGTCGCTACGAATGAGAGGTGCGTGTGGGGAAAGGCTTATCTGCTTGTCAACGAAGGTGGCTTTGGCAACTTTCGGATCAAAGCTAAAGATGGCAAAAAAATGTGGGTGTTCCGCATTCCCAAACAGTGGAGGCACCACAAGCGAATATATGTGACATTTTCTCCAGTGGGATTAAATGGCGACAACACCTATGTTCGATTTTGGAATCCAGATGACCCCGAAGACATGCGTAATCTGAGGAAGGGGCGGTACTTCAACAACCACAAGGTTTATTGGTGGAGGGAAAATAATCCATAGCACACTCCATTAACGCATTGGAGGATCTATGGATTATTTCGTTAGCATTGAAAACAATCCCTACCACCGTTGGCAAGTGGAACTTCTAATCGAGAGTTTCAAAAAACACGGTCTGCAAGATAAACTGTTAATAGGCATTGCCGAAAACAACACGCCCCAGTATGGCGGTTTCACCAGAAACCTGATGGAGCATGAAAGAAAGTTTGCCCACAACAACCATGGTGAAGAGCAGGGTTACAAACCCCTCAATAAACCTTATGCGTTGATGGCGGCTTTAACCAACAACATGCTCAGCACGCCCTTTGCCGTTCTTCATCCCGATATGGTTCTTTACAAGCCATTGGAAGAAACAGGGATGCAAGACATCTATTTCAACGTCGAACGGGAAAACGCCAACTTAAAAAGAAGGTTGCGATCTCACATCAAGAAGGTCTTGGTAGATCGGGGCGATGCGGGTGAATTGCCCTGGCTGGGAGGCAGCGGTTTTTTGGCTTTTAAAAATGTTTCCGCCCTCTTCTTTGTCCGGGTGATGCATTACATGGACAAATTTAGAAAAGACCACTCAAACTGGGACGATGTGGATCATGCCGCTTGGTTGATGGCTATGTATGAACTGTTTAATCTCGCCATGTTCCAGGGAAGGTATTATGAATGTGACCTCTTAAACAGTGTTGAGGCCATACCCAACGCCTGCGTCATTCATTACAAGGTGGGAGTGCCGCCATACTTCTCGAAGAAACATTTCCTTTTCCAAGATCCTTCTCAGTTCACTTTGGGCGCATTTGATCCCATGGACATCTTGGGACAGTACGATCAAACCACCAGCATGGAGTATATGATGGAACTTGTGCAGTCGTACAAGAAGAGCCAAAAACCGCAAGCCACTTCGGTTCCCGTGCTCCCTCCACCGCAGACCACACAACAACTCACACCACCCTCGCCGCCGCAACAAGAAGAAATTGAATACGCCACGCCAGGACCGAAACCTCCAAAGATGCCAGAGAATTTCGACAACGAAGGCGGCATCGTAATCCAGACGCCTGTGCCCAGCGAACTTATTGAACCACGAGTATGAAAAAACCCCCTGGCCGATGGCCAGGGGGTTTTGTTTTAGAGAGCCTTTACTTCGATCTCTTTGACCGGTGGCTTCCTCTTTTCATCTGGCAGGGCCCACGACAATTCAAGGATTCCATCTTCGATTGTAGCATCGGGGTCTTGCCCTCTAACGCCTTCCGGAAGCATGACCTCTCGACTGAAGCTGGATGTTCTCAATTCCTTGATATATTGATGGGCGTCTTCTGGGCTGTGGTACTTCTCTTCCATCTTTCCGCTGATGCAAACACGATCTTCAAGCAACTCTACTTTCACGTGTTCAGGCTTGACCCCAGGAATTGCAGTTGTGATTTTCAAAACACCATCCACTTCTGTGATGTCCATTTTGGGATAGCCTGCTTTTCCACGGTCGAAGGCACTGTGGCCGTTGAAAAGCTCATCAAAGAGCCGGTTGAAGTGATCCTCGAACGGCCAGAACAGGTCGTTCCTAGATGCTCCGAGAAGTGAGTCCCTATTGCGTTTACATAAACCTCTACCTCTAGTCATAGTACACCTCCTTTGAGTGTGTGTCATCTAACCGTCGCACCATTGCGTCCGGTTGTTACCCAGCATGGTAGTCTGGGCCTTCTACATATAGTAGAGTATTCAGTTTCAATTTTGGTTACAGGTTTTGTGGCATTCTGTGCCACATTTTTCATGTGTTAGCGGGTTTAATTTTCACAACCTTGTCTTTTTTTCTGAATAGCACTACCATAACGAAAGAACGAGAAGCCGTGTCCCTAGATAATGAAAGAGACGAAAGGGGGACATCATGTGTTTGCAGGCGGCATTGTATTCGAATGGCAAGGTTGTAACCGGTCGCAACCATGGCGAGGCTTACAACAAACTGTCTCCTGAGGACCAGGAGCGGGAGTTACAGTCTGGCTTCCTTGACCCAAGAACTGGGAGATTCCTTCTTGATGATGACTCCCAGTTCTATCTGAAGAAAATACTCTTGATCCGTCACGCCCAACCGACCGAAGAAGAGTACGACCCCGGCATTTCAGAGATAGGCCACATGCAATGTAAGCGTGTGGCTAATTTTCTTATGGTTCGATTCAACCTCCCCGATTTCAAAGTTTTTTGCAGTCCAGTTCGTCGCTGCCGGGAAACAATGGACTCCATCTTTGAGGAGATTGAAATAGAAAAGTCAATCGGTCCTCTTTATGAGAAGCGATATGAGGATGAATCAATTGCCGCTTTTTTGGAACGTATCCGACACGTCTTAGAGATCCTACCTCAAAATTCCATTGTTGTGTCGCACTGTGATTATGTTGTAAACATGTCTCAGCTTGCATTGGCAATGTCTGATCCAGCTTCTTTTTGTCAAGTGCGATGCGACGATTGCTGTTGGGGTTGTAAGATTTCTTGTGGAAGTGTAACCTACCTAGAGCACAACAAGCCGATATTAGTCGGCCTGACTGATTTTTGAGAAAGATGTGAATGATGAAAAGTTTGCTAGAGGTGGACCCTCGTGTGAAGGGGAAGCATTCCGAACTAGTTGATGAACCCATCGTGATCCGAGTGAATGATTTTGATGAATATGCGGCCAAGAAGTTTTCGGAAGAAATGAGGAAGGCCCACAACACCGGACAGCCTGTAGTCCCAGTTTTAATTGATTCATTCGGCGGGTATGTTTACAGTCTACTCTCTATGTTGGCCGACATTGAAAACGCATCTCTTCCGGTGGCGACTATTGCTGTCGGCAAAGCCATGAGTTGTGGAAGTTTTTTGTTGGGGTTTGGCACTCCGGGTTATCGGTATGCTGACACTAACGCAACCGTCATGGTGCATGACATGGCGGCAGGCTCTTGGGGCAAGATAGAGGAATTGAAGTCGCACACGAAACATGCCGACACCCTTCAGAAAAGGCATTTTAAGAAATTCGCCAAGCATTGCGGCCACGAAGATCCGGAATACTTTTTGAAAAAGCTGCATGAGAAGAGCCATGCCGAATGGTATATGGCGGCAGTTGAGGCAAAGAAACAACTTTTGGTGGACCACATAGGGGTTCCTACGTTCAAGACCATAATTGCTGTAGACATGATTTTTGAGTGAGGGCATAATGATAGATGAAGCATTGGAACTGGCCACCTCGGAAGAGCTAATCAATGAGTTGGCCCGTCGAGAAACGTTTGTGGGCATTATCATTCGTCCCGCCAGTGAAGTGCGGGACGATTTTGACGCCAATCAATTCCAGATGACCATTCGCAACATGTCGGCAACCATGGGTGCTAATGTCATGGAAAACGCCATAGAATCACTGGAGGAAGTGTGATGCAAGAAGGCGACAAGTTAAATGATGCTCAATTGGCACAAGAGGTGGCCGCATTGATGTATGCGCCCTCAACTCGCAAGATAGCTCCGCTGATTTGGGCTGTCGAACGATTGATCTTTCCGCCAGAATTGGGGGCCTACACGGACAAGGATGTCATGAGACACTTGCTGGTGGCGTTAAGGGAGGCCAGGGAAAAGCACTCGACAAAGCCCCCGCAAAAGAAGTATGTTGAAGAGGGTGGAAATGAGCCCCCTGATTTAGGATGAGACATGGATGCAATTGCCGCCGTATCGCCCAATGGGGAGTATTGGTTTAAGTCGAGTCAGTACCTAACCAATCTCACCAATGCCACCCATTTCTATGTGAAGCCGCCCGGTATCATCTTTTTCTGGAGAAGACGCTTCCAGTTGAAGGCTAAATTTCTTGAGCCCTATCGAAGCTGGAGCGAGTATGAGTCCAGGTATATCACACGATATAGCGAACAACACAAAGTCATCGGCAAGTACCGAACCGAAGCGTCCGCCTCCCTCGCTCTGATGGAGGTGATGAAGATTCTGAAGTTAAAAGAGTTGGACTAATGACAGATGTACAACTTCTAAACTACATTGCGATCCCGGTAGGGATTTTTCTTGCACGTGTAGTTGATGTTTCCCTGGGAACGATGAAGGTCATCTATGTTACCCAGGGAAATCGGTGGATCGCTGCGGGTCTGGGGTTCTTCGAAACCCTGGTGTGGCTGGTTGCCATCAGCCAAGTCATGAAAAACTTGACAACATGGCACTGTTATGTTGCTTGGGCAACTGGGTATTCGGCGGGCATTTTTGTGGGCATTACCCTAGTGAAGATGATTCAGAGTCGCCGCAAACACATGGCGCAACCAGAGAATATCTTCATGCCAAACATGATGGACCAGAAGTAATGGCCAGCGTATCAAATAAAGTGTTCGGGCCCGTCTCCATCGAGCAGTTTCAAGAGATGATTGAAAAGGCTCGAAATTATGGCACCAAAAATTACTCTGCCTACGATTCAGTTAGTATCATCTACCCCAACGGGGATGTCGTCTTTAACGCCGTATCTCTGGACGATTTTGTCATCAACAAACTGGGTGGATGGGCCAACATCAAAGCAGTAATTGCTTTCGGCTCAGCCGTGGAAAAAGAGGTGTGGGCGAGATCACTCCGGGGCATATGGCCGATTCGCTGGTACAGCAGAGGGCATGTCAACAAGCCAGATGATTTCGATTTCTTTCTCGTCCTTGAAAATGGTTCCACAACCATGGACTGGGATGAAAAGTTCGATGCGCAAGAACGATTCTATCGAACTGGTGGTTATGGCGGTTGGTGGGAAAGTCGATTGAAAAAGGGATCGCTGGACATAACCGAAGGTACAGCCGAAGAGTTTGAGGTTAAACGACAAGAAGGGGACTCTCTGTGTGAACATATCTTAAGAATGGGCGTGTTAGTTGCCGGTGAATTCCTGCATCAACTGCGGGAGCCTGAATGGCATCTCGGCGACAGAACATGTACCATCTCACCACCCAAGTGAACACAATGAACATGCTGAAGGCGATCAAAACGTACTTCGAGTTGATGCAGGACATCTACGATCACTTTGGCTTCGAGGAGCGTGATCGCCGCCTGCCGCTAGATGATTGCACCGACGATTACTGGTTCTTGACCGGCGAACAAACTGGAGGCGTATGCGTTCACTGCGACCGGCCCTTAGATGAGGGCATCATCACGAAAGGCGACGATCTCTACGTAGGGCGTGTTCGCAAGGCGATTGGTCATCTAAAGCCCGTCTATCGCACCGATTACTTCACCATGGCCAGTGTCGATACACAGGTGAATGACAACATCCTGCTGATGATCTTCAGCAACGACAAAGAGTGTAAAGACAGACGATTGATCCATTTGTTTTTCGAAATTTGGGGAAGCACCTATGCCTGAAGAAACAAGCGTGCTTTTTGAGTCCGAATGCCAACTAAGCGAATCCGCTGTTAATCGCTTTGCTGGCCGGGCCTCCTTCCTCGAATGGTTCGAGGATATTGCGTATGAGTTTGTGGATGTGGAGGATGTGCCGTCCTGGAAAAATGATGATGGGACGGCTGTCATCCTCATTACCGACAACCTTTCCAAAAACGAGCTTTGGAACCATTTGTCGTGGTTGGCATCTGCGGTTGCAAATATGCGCCCACAAGAGTATGATTCCTATTGGCATAGGGACGGACTTCTCATCCGCATGTGGTGGGACTAGCTCGTTTCTTTTCTCCTTTCGTTGGAGGCCCGCCCAGGTATCCCCTACCTGGGCGGGCCTTTTTCGTGCGCCTGACTCTCTTAGGACATGAATATCACTGTTGCTTTAGTCGGATACCATACAGAACACAATCTCGATTGGATGCGGATCTCCCTCGGCTCTTTTCGTGAGGTGCATCCCGATCTGAACCTGCTGATGGTCAATCACGACCTTACCCAGGAGGAAATCGACTTCGCAGAATCCAAGCAAGTCACTGTCTGTAGTGAGGGCGAAAGATACAAAGAAGGCAACCAGGATCATGGTGCGGGACTAGACGAGGCTGCCCTGTGGTGCAAATTCAATGATGTGTATGTTTTGGTTATCATTGAACCCGACTGCGTGATATTCAACGACGAATGGTTGCGGGATTTGGTCTCCCCAATCATCCAGGGAGATAAGTGGATGACATCTTCCTACAAGCATCGTGCCGGATATTACCACCCGTGCGGCTCCGCTTGGCTAGTGGAAAAGATTCCATGCTCTTTTCGGCCCGCACCTGTGGCCTCTTATGAACAAGCCTTGCCAGAATTTCAAGAAATCCTTCAAGCAGTCGAGATGTTGGATGAAAAAGATTGGGGAAAAGACTACTATCCCGTCAATTGGGATGCGGGCGGAAGGCCGTGGTTCCACTGCCACGTCAAAGGAAGAAGTGAATTGGTCGAAGTAAGCGCATGGAGCTTCTTCCACCTGTATGAAGGTTCCGTTATTTCGCCCTACAGAATCTTGGATCGTAAGCCGTGCAACTCTTTTTGCTATAAGCGGCTTTCGCAATTTTTGCCTCGACCCATTCCGAAGATCCATACTTGACTTTGGATTGCTCATTTTAGATAATGCCGAGCGGAACTAACCCCAGGTGGCCCCATGAACCGTCGAAGTTTTTTAAAAACCGTCGCCGCCAGCATGGCGGCGGCGGTTGTTCCCTTGGGTTGCACGCCGCAGCCCAAAGATCCAGTTCCACCCCAACCCAAGGTCCGCCGTCTTGGTCAAGCCCACCAAGACCTACTTGATTTGATGAGGGAACGAGCCGTTAAAGAAATGATGCTTGAAGAAGACCAACGGTTCATCATGGCGGTGCAGGCCGCAGCAGCATAGGAGCTTACAATGCGTAGACGTGACTTCCTTAAAGTATCGGCGGCGACAGCCGCCGCTACTTGTGTCGTTCCGCTAGGACTTAATACACCGATTATTAAGGCCAATCCGGACAAGAAACCGGACAAAGTGTCCGGATCGGTGTCCGGATGGAGACACTTTGAGTTCATGTTCGGTGACGGCCCGGATGCTAAGTACCGCTGCAAACTCTGCCGGGGAACATTCTGGGTGGATGCCTGCACGGAAGAAAACCTTCGATTGCATCGCATGCCGGGCAAGGACTATGCAGAGTTGGTGCCCGAGTGTGAGTGGTGTAAATTACACGAAGCCTATGGCCTGCCCGTGGTTCCCTCTCACTGGGGAAGAATCCGCTCCTACTTCCGCAAACTGCATAAAGATGGTGGGGATGACAAGTATCTTTTCGACTGGCTTGACTCGGCCATCGAAGGGTATGTCCATAGTCGCTGGAGTGAATACAAAGACCATGGGAAGTTCGTTTCGCAAACCAACATGCGTGAGGTAATCCTGCCTTACGAAAACAGGGTTGTTTGTTTTCACCCGGAGGGCAAAGAGATCACGTGGCCCAGCGGATCAAGCTGTCGTTGTAAGTGGGGCTGGGGTCGTATGTTCTTGACTAGAGAAATTGAGTTTCCCCCTCGATCCGATCCACACAAGTTCGAGCCCTTCGCAGTCTATGATTTTCGGCCACACTGTTGCACCCGCTATGAATCCGTCTGAAAGGAGCCCCGGATTGAAAAAGTCGCTGTTCATCTTGATTTTGTTGATTTTCGGTTGCGCTCCAGCCGATAACGAGCCCAACAACAAGTTTGTCTGCGGGGAAATAGTTTATGTTCCCGCACTGGACAAAACGGCTACCATTGTCAATAGTTTCAGCTACAATGGCTGGGCCAAAGGCTACAAATACCGCATCAGATACGCTAACGATCTCGGCGAGCTTACTTGGTCTGACGTAGTGGAATACGAATTGGAGAAGTACGATGAATCTGCTCATCAAGGGCAACAGCAAGATGGGGGCGAAAGTCTACATCTTCAATCTCCCACCACATCTAACCTGCAAGCCGACGAGTTGGTGCCTCAAGGGCCGTAATGGCAAGCCAGCCTGCTACGCTCGCCGGAATAATTTCAAAATGGACTCGGTGCGCAAGGCAACCCTTGCACGCTACCGTGCATCCAAGCGGAAAGACTTCGTAGAGAAGGTACTAGCCGAATTGAAAAGATTCCAGCCAGATTTCTTTCGTTGGCACTCCGGAGGGGATTACTACTCCGAAGAGTATGTTGAAAAAGTCATAGAGATTGTCAGGAATACACCTGATACGCTATTCCGGTCAACCACTCGACGGAGGGATCTTCTTAAACCCCTCTTGAAGTTGGCTGAACTGCCCAACATGATTCTGCGAGAATCTCTTGACACGGATTTCCCACAACCTACAATGGGGATTCCAGTTGCGGCGATTAACTCACTTCCAATCGCTGTGGGCATGTTTGAGTGCCCAAATGACTGCGAGGCTTGCGGTCATTATTGTTGGCAGGACGCTTGTGATATGTGTTTTCATGAACATTGATGGAGGAATCCATGGAACGACGCACTTTTCTCAAAGCCGCCCCAATCGCACTTGCTGGTGCTGCCATACCCGTCGCCGCCGAAGCCTATACCGATACCGACCGATTGAGATACCCCGATTGGAAGTGGGATATGGAGTATGAGGAGTTGAAAAGGGGCGAACCTTCCAAACCCGGCAGTGTCATTAGGGTGGAGATGACTCCCGCTGGACTCCTGCCTGTGATCGAAATGATGGGGCCATACCTCATCAACGGGGATGTGCTTTTTGACGAAACCCCCTGGGAAGGTGTCCGTGGGACCGACTTCGCCACGGGCGAGCCAACCGACATTGAATTCTACGAGAAAAACATCAAAGCGTTCCTCCGGAAAAGCGATGCTGTTTGTTACGAGAGACGAATCGACGACGAACATTGGGTTTGCTATGGAGCGGTTAAGTTGGTTTTGGTTCGCACGCTCAAAAACCAACTGTGGATCAATGTTGGGGTCATTCCCGAATCCACTCTACAAAAGGTCGAAGGAATATACCTTCACCCCCGTTGTGCCGCACCGACCGCCATCTGTTAAGGAGAACATCGTGGCCCTATTAGTTTTATTCCTGTCCCTACTACCGTCCATCACCTGCTTCATCGTTGCCGCCTTCTTGGCCGTGAAAGAAAAGGAAGGATGGGGTTGGTTCCTGTTTGTTGGTTTCCTGCTTGCGGGTTTCTCTTCAAGCCTGCCCGATCTGATTAAGGCCGTGGGGCAATGAAAAACAAGAAAGTCATCAAAATCACTTCCGACCGCAGGTCGGGAGTGATTGTTTTGCGCAAGAACCATCGAGTCAAAATTGATTTCGATGTTTCCAAGTTCCATGAGAGGAGAAAGAAAGATGATCGCCACAAGACGTGACTTTTTGAGGAACACTGCCGCCGCTCTGTCATTGCCGATTGTGGCTCCGCTGATTTCTTACGAACCCGTTCTTCCAAAGCCGAAACCCAAACCCATTACCAAGTACGGCGACGTTTATGGTCGTGACGACCAACTGGGACTTCACATCGAAGGCATCAATTGGATTCCCAATTTCTTTTGGACTTACCGGCGCTTCAATGGGGATGCACGGGGCCTCGTCGGATCATTGCGGCTGACTTTCACTCTCAAGGACGCCAAAGTTCTGTCACAAGATCTATGGGATTGGTCGAAGCCCACGCCGTTTAAGCGAGAAGGTGGAAAGCTGGACTATGTTGTTGATTCCAGGATCGTAACGCTCTGGGACTTCGCCAACAACAGACAAGAATGTCTCGCCGACGTTCATCCAGTATCTATTGGAAGTCAGTTCACGAAGAGCGGTTGGGAACTGCTTACGATGGACTTGTATTTCGGCGAAATGATTGATTGCTTCCGTGGTTTTGACGAAGCTGCCCTTGACGAATTCTACGCCGTTCATGTGTGTGGTTTCCAACCCCTTGGCGAACCCCTGAAGCTCGATGGAGAACTGAAGGACGCTCTCATTAACGAACTCTGTTAAAAAGGAGATTCCCATGCTCGTGTTGTCCAGAAAGAAAAATGAAAGCATTGTTGTTGGCCCCGATCCCGACAACGTAATTGACATCGTGGTCGTTGAAATCCGAGGCGATAAAGTCCGACTCGGCATCAACGCTCCCAAGGAGTGGAAGTGCGTTCACCGCAGGGAAGTCTGGGAAGCAATCCAGCGGGCAGATCAAGGAGGCCGGGAAGACGATGGATAGAAGGAGTTTTTTGAAAACGGCAGCGGCAGCCGCATCCGCCGCAGCGATCCCCATCTCTTTCGAGGACACGCCACCGGTCGTTGAAGCCGTGGCGAAACCTCCCGACAAACTCGTACACGTCCGGACGCTTGTTCTTGACCGCCCCACCAAGAACATGAACATTTACCCCCGGAAAGCCATCGAGGAAATGGTTGACCGAATTCCCAAAGAAGGCGTGTGGGGCCAAATCGGCATGCCCAAAGATTGTAAGATCCGTCTCAGCGAAATCTCTCACGTTGCTACAAAATTCGAGTTTCTTCATGATTGCGACACCCACGAGGATTGGGTTATTTGCGACATCCAATGCCTCGACACCCCCGAAGGCCGACGACTCAGGGAATTGGTGTTGCCCAAAAGAGGCATGCCCAAAGATATTGTCTTCCGCACCGCCGTTCAAGCCGACACCGAGAGAGAACTTTTCGATGTCACCCCCTGCCAAGAAGAGCGATATGTCACTGTCGTGTCAAAGAATGTAAAACTGCTTGGAGTCCACGCAATCTCAAAGGTGCAAGACGGATGTTGATCCAGATGGACCTGCCCTTCACGCTTGAAGACTGCGGCGGCATGGATGCCGTCTACGTCGATCAAGCACCTCTCAACAGCAGCTTCTTTTTCTGCTGTAAAACACCACTCGGTATCAAGGCACTCGATGGCGAATTCTGCAAGAGGATTATGGCTTGCCAAGACGAAAAAGACTACTTGCAAATTAGACACGACATCATCTATAATCCGCACCTGCATTGGGTCATCAAATACAACCTGCTCGCCAACCTGGAGCGAGTCAAACAAGAAACATGTTAGGTAAACCCGTGCCACAACCCGCCGCAGCAACAGCCGCCCAAAATGCCGCCGCCCTCGTCTCGTTCGACATCACTAGCCTCGAACGTGTCTACGTCGTCAAAAAAAAGGTGGCCACAGGCGAGGGGACTGGCGAAATCCTCGTGTGGAAGGATTTCGTTGTGTGTCAAGAAGAGGTTGAGGGATGGTTTGGAAAGACCAAAACCAAAGACGTTCTTCGCAGCAAATACATCTCGCTGCCCGAAGCTATAAAAGAGAACTGCCCGGAACATTGTGTCTTCCTGGCGTTCACCATTGATTGGTATTATGAAAATGTTTACATGTATTATGGTGAAAGATCATGCAGTATGAAACCGCCCGAGCCGAAATCATCGCCGCCCTCCGAAACGCCATTGACATAGGACTCAAAATTGATGTATCAGGCATGGACACTGATACTGCCGCCGACCACGTAATCAATACCCTCCAAGCCCACGGATGTCTAAGGAAAACCAATGAAACGCCTGCTGCCCCTCCTAGCCTTTGTCCTCTTCGTTGGCTGCCAAGAACCCCAGCCCGAGATTGCGCCCGATGAAGCTCCCCATGATGATCTCGCCCAGATCGACGAAATGGGCCAAGCCGCAGACGGTGAAGAATTCATCGCACACCCACCCACCGGCTTTCAGGAAACAACAACGCAAATCGTTTTCAACGAAATGGCCAAGGAACAATACAAAACAAGCCTGACTGCTTGGGCCAACACCGCAAAAGAAGAAGGGCGACTCACCGACGAGCAACACCAAACCTGTATTGACAAATGGGCCGGGATGAGTAAGATCGAACTTCGCAAAGCATGGAGAAGCAAGGAAGAGTTGCTCAACCCCCAAGGTGAAAACGAGGCAGAAGGATCTAGCCAGTAGAAGTCCACAACATGGGACGTTGTGGCAGGGGAGGCATAAGGATTGTAAAGCCTCGCATGGGGAGAGAGCGACTGCGGCAGGATGCCGCAGTCGCTCTTCGTTTCTCCGATTCCATTATTAGACGGAGTTAATAATGTCGCACACCCGCAGGAACTTCCTGAAAACAGCCGCCGCTGGGGCATCCGCAGCATTCATCCCCTTTTCGCTGCTCACTGACGATAACTTCGGTATCGACGAGCCGCCCAAAGATCGACTCGTCGTCTCCCACTCATCACTCGATGACGCCAAACAACGACTGGCCGAAAGCTTCACGGCTTTCATGGACATCACGGGCAGACGCTCGGTCGGCTCAAGACAAATGATCCACCTCGGCAAGCCCGCAACTGCTTGCTACATCCTGGATGACACTAAAGTCGTCTACGAAGACGCAACCTTCAGAGTCACGGGCCACTTCGTTGCCCGTGACTCTCTCTTTCACGTGTCCCGCCTGTCCCTCCAACTGTTCTATAAAAAAAGCCCCTTTCCAGATGGAGAGTCTCTGGTGTTGAGATCTTTCCGAGAACTGGACACGTACCTCCGAGAAGGTGACACCTTCAACGTCCAATGGGATCTCCTGGGTGATCTGGCCGATATTGCGATAAGCGGAAAATCAAAATGGCCGGAAGAATTGAACGCTCTTACCGATTAACAAGGAGAAAGGAAAACCAATGAACGAAGACAAAGTAATCAATGAACTCGATCCCACCAAAGTCAAAAAAGGCGATGTCGTCGCCTTTCACTTCTACACCATCGTGGAGGAAGTAAAAAACAAAGACGGAGACCTGTGCCTCGTCGTCAAGAACATCGAACAAGACCAGATGTTCACCGTCCAAGGCGAACCACTGATCCAAAAAGGGTTCTCAGGCAACTTCGTTGAAGAAGAAGTCACCCTCAGCCGAACCAAGATCATCGGCATCCTCAAGGATAGCCCCAACAAACCCATCCAGATCCAATTCGTCAAGAAAGACGGCTCCGACCGTAACATGATCTGCCGATTCCTCGCCACCAACGACACGGGCTACGCCCAGGTGGAAGAACTGGTCGAAACCGGTCCCCAAATGCGTCAAGTCGATCTCAGGACCATGGAATGGATCGTCGTGGAAGGAACCAAGTACGTCGTGAAGAAGTAGGGCGTGACAGGGGCAAACAAGGAAAAAGGAATGGAAGCCAGCCGGTATGTCTCCGAGATTACCCTAAGGGCTCGTGAAATTGAGCGAGCGGGAAGGAACCGATTCATCTCTCCGCTGCGAAACATCTCCCTCCCATTGCCCCCAAAAGGCATGGCAGAAGGAAAAATCTGGCCCGCTCTCAAGACAATGGGCTTTGAGATTATCCGACGAGGGGATGGCGTCGTACTGGCTTGGTAAATAAGCCAGATTAAATCACAATCAAAAGAACGCCCCGTGCCGGTGGCACGGGGCGTTTGTCCATCGGAAGCACTAGGGAAAAGAAAACAAAATTAAAAGAATGAATCTAAAAGAACAGATCGCAGAAAGAAATGAGGATGCCCTGTTCGCCGATGGGTTCGATGATGCCATCATAGGGTTTACGCATAACGCATGTGAACCCTGTCGAGCCGTCTACAGCAGCATCAAATGCATTGACATCCTCATGAAAGATGGCGCAACCGAAGAAGACGCCATTGAATACTTTCAATTCAACACACTTGGGGCATATGTGGGACCGAATGGACCCTTATTTGTGTCATGTTGAAGCAATACACCACCGGACGACTGTTGGTTTATGTGACAATGACATGCGTTGTCTTGGCCATCTTCGGCAAGCCAATCATGCTGCTGCTCTCCTGCTGGAGACAAATAGTCGGCCCCACCACAACCGCCTTCAACTGGTTGTGGGGGACACCGGAGTTGGCGTGGGAGTTTAATGATGGGACTATCATTGGTGGTTTTGCCCTCCTTCTTGGGACTTTGTTCGCAGCCGCCATCATAGTGGCTTTGATCCTTGGCGTTATTGTTCTATTCCTGTACCTACTCGACATTACAAGACACAAGAAAACATGAAATACGAAGTCTATCACGCCCGACATGACATCCCAGAAAAACTCTACACACGGTTTGAGGCCGATTCCGATCAGGAAGCCATGATTAAGTTCACCGAGATCCGATGCAGCCCGAACCTACAATGGGATTGGATTCGGATGGTGGAAGTCATCCAGGAACGCCAAACAAGGGGTGTGGCAAGCCATGGGCCAAACGACTAAAGTTGTCCTCGTCCGGGTTGTATCCCGGACCAAAGAGCACTACGGAATGTACGCCGCCGACTGGTACGTCAAGGGCTACGATGCCAACGGAACGTACCATGAAGGGTGGGAAAGCAACTTCATTACGGAGGATGACAATGGATGACAATATGATCGAACTATTGATGTCCGAAGGGTGGACAGTTGAGTGTGAGAATCCGCTAGAGATACGCCATTCAGATGGCAGCTTTGCCACCCTGCAAGCCGCTGAATCCCTCTTGATGGACATCCAGATCCAAGCTGAGGAAAAACGAGATCGAGAAAACTGGTCTCGGTGTCCGACCGATCTGGGGGAATGGTACTTGTGGAGGACAGAAGAAGGGGGAACCCAAGTGTGCGTGTTCGTTCGCACTGATAGCACCGTCAACCTTTTTCAGGGGCTTCATTCCATACACGCAAATAATATCGGCGGGCAGTGGAAGCGGCTGAAACAAAGCCTGTATAGAGAGGTAAAAGACTGATGGACAAAAAGACCTACAAAATCGGGGTAGCCTTTTTGCAAAACTGAGATTAACATGATTGCAATCATCGGATGGATCATCTCTACCCTCTTCACAGTCTACTTGATTGGATGGACCACGAGCTTTATCTTGATGTTTGCCCAGCCCGATCATAAATTCGGACGCTGGTGGGAGCCCGGCATCGGTATCAACTGGGGCAAAGCAGCGATATGTGCCGGGCTGGCGATCTTGTGGCCCATGTACCTTCTACCGGACCCTCGAAAATGAATGCTCCACGACAAGCGCCGCCTGTTCAGAGGGCATACGACCCTCATGTGGCTCACAAGGACGCACCATCTAAAAGAAACACCGTGCGATCCTTTGAGAACTGCGATAGAATCGTGTGGACTCGGGCGGGCATTCGATGTGAACGAACCGGATTCGTTTGGAGGAAACAATGATTAACCGAAGAAACTTTTTGAAAACGACCACTGCGGCGGGAGCCGCAGTGGTCTTGCCCCTCTCTTTCGCCACGCCAGTGAAACAGGCGAGCGAAATCTACTACGTTTCCACACAAAGCAATGATTGTCAAATCGATGCCAAAGGTGATGGAACCGATCTCGTTCGGGTTCCAATGATCTTCAGAGACCGAGAACGGGAATGGGATTTTATGAGAGCGGTAGAAGATTCCATCGAAGCCGACGAGAACATGAGCTACCCCATGAAGGTCTGGTTCATCTACGGGCCCCGCAATCTGGTATCAAAGGTTGCTGTGGCAAAAGCCACATGGCCCGAAGCCAGACTTTTGATCGCTGGTCAACCCATGACCAAGCGAGATGTCGTGAAGTCCCTGTCTTTCTCTGACTTGAGAGAACTCCCCTCCGAAATGGAAATGTGGAGAAGGGTCGCCATGGAAAACAACGTCTGCATTATGACCGCACAGCAAAAAAGGAGACCCCATGCATAATCGAAGGGACTTTTTGAAAATGACCACTGCGGCGGGAGCCGCAGTGGTCTTGCCTGCTTCTGCTTTTCTTCCCCTCAAGCCAGGAAGACACGAAGTAAAGATCCTGGAACCCGAACCGGGACATATTCCCCAGCATGATGTGCGGACGTTCGACATGCTGCATGATGCGCCCAAGCATTTACACTACGGCAATGTCAAGTCCGAACATCTGTTGGTGAACGAACGCATTGAAGGGTTTTACTGGCATTTGTGCGAGATCATTTGGAAAGAAAAAGGCCCGGTGAAGTGGGTCATGGCCCACCCTTTCACAATCTCCCACATGATGGCCTTTAAGCCTGCGTGGAAAGAGGGGAAGGGGAATTTCTATCATCTGCGAGAAAATCCAGATGCTACCCTGTGGCTGTCGGGCCAGAGGGGCTTTGCCATATGGGAGGGCAGTCCGCTTCATGGCTCTCCCGATGCCGATGTGTGGGCGCATGTTGATTACCCGTCGTATTGGTATTGGGCGAGCGGTCATCCTCGATCCTACATTGACCGCATGGACTTCATGTGCGAGAAGGGCAGCTTTCGCATGGAAGCACACTGGGAGAACTTGCAATGAATCTAAACAGACGGCAGATGTTGGGAGTGATCGGGACGTTTGTGGCGGCACCGACGCTTCTGGTGGCGGAAAAGAAAAAGAAGATCGTCAAGCTGGATGAACAGCTTATTACAACCGGATTTCCAATGCTCGACGAGGCGTTAGGAGGCGGTCTTCGCCGAGGAACCGTCTCAGTTGTCATGGGCAAAGCCGGTTCTGGCAAATCGGCTCTCATGCGAACCATGGCACTCAATGCCGCCAAGAAAAGTTCTGCGGGATTTGTGCCTGAACAGGGCACGGCCCACCTGTTGGCTCACAGGGGTGCCAACACGCTCCCTTTTGAGGGGCACTTGTGGTATTACCCCACTGATTATTTTGGTGATTACTCTCTGCTGCCCGCCTCATACATGCCTCAAGATGTCGAGTCTAATTGGCATCGGGCGTTGGGCAATCACGACATCCTTTTCGACGAGAGCTTCGGAACCCTTCCTTTCCGAAATTGGTATCAAACTGGGGAGACGCCCTACAACTATCGAGCCAAACGCAGGATGGACACGCTGCATCAACTGGTTGGCATGGCATACGATCACGATTGTGCCATTGTTCTTTCGATTACAACACAAAAATTGAATGATGAGTTCGGGGTGGCGGCTGTGGATTATCGCCCGCTGGCCTACATGCCTTCGGTTGTTCTCCAAATGCGTTATGACCACACTCCCGTTTCTTGGAATACCCATGTGTTTCGATGCTGCGTATTGAAGAATCGCTGGAAAGGCGCACATCCAGAAGTGCCCATGTATCTCAACACGAAGACGTTCCGCCTGGAATTGATGCCACCCGTGAACGTGAATGAAAGGGGTCGTCGTGCCTAAATTCATGCCGCCTGTTATTGTCAGGATAATCCAAGAGAAGCTTCAACATGCTGACAAGGTGTTCCGAGACAACTACGGCCCCCTGCAAACCGATGACGGGGAAGAATATTTCCCCGACGAAGCTCAGTTCTTGATAGGCGAAACCACACTGGATCTGGCTGGTGACGACATCAAGGCTGTTCTCAAGATCATCGAGGAATACATCTGATGTCACATATTAGGCCCGGCGTGAAAGTCACGGTTGTTAAGAAGGGTGTTTATCACCTGACAACCCAAACCAACCTTCAGTGGAAAGAGGGTGAGGTTGATAAGGTAATAACGGCTGGCCGTGTGACCGTCCACGTTCGCTTCCCGCCCGGCACACTAAGAGGCTGCCCTAAAGGTTCACCTATCCTTCATCTCTCGCCTGATGCTATAATTCCCTCTCACATGGTCCCGGCTTACAAGTCCGGTGTTGCTAAACTGACCAAAGAAGAGAAGGTTGCATTGCGGGTATGAAGAAAGATAGCATCATAAGGGTTGGCGATTGGATAGAGATCGTCGAACCTCATATCTTCGTTCGCTGCGGCTATCCCAAAACCGTTGACGATGCTATCGCCGAACTAGAGGCAGAACACGGCGAGGCAATCAAGAAGTTTGTCAAGGACATGGGCCTCTCCATCTTCCCGCCGTATTCTCCCTACGGCACCAAGAGTTTCCATTCGGATGTTTATGAACGTGTCCGAAGGGCTGTTGCCTACGCCAAATTAAAAGCTGAACGATTTGGGGGTTCCGCCCGAGAGATCCACACCAAGTACGACGAAAGCAAAAAGGGAAAGAGATACTATGTCTGTGACATCCGGTTTGTTAAGACCGGATTCTACTGCGCAGGCGGCTGGTCTGGCGGAATGGACGGCTATGAGTATGAACCGGCTGAACTTACTGAACAAAAAACCCACAAGATCTTACGCATTGGCTATTTCCCAGACATGGAGATCGAAGCGATCCATGTAAAGAAGCTTGATCGAAAGCCAGAAGACCAGGGCGTGCCAGTAGTCCCAGCCCGTTCGATAAGATCCCAAAACAAGTGAATACATACTCATTCAGAATGCGTCCTCGGCTTCGCCTCGGACGCCCATAGAAAGGATAAACGGATGAAAAAGAACTTGGTGGTACTCTCTAAGAGCAAAGCGAAGGAATTCGAGTGTGACGAACCCTGGGTCTGTATTAGCATAGACAGTTTCGATGAACATCCAAAAATTAGTGGCGTTAAGCGTCTTGGCCTGCTACAGTGCTCTTTTGGCGATATTGATGCTCCCATGTCTCCTGCTCATGGCAGTCTTTTTTCAGAAGATGATGCACACAAGATCTGGGACTTCGTAGAATCGTTCTGGGAAAGAGATGACATTGGCACTATAATGGTTCATTGTCAAGCGGGGATCTCAAGATCGGCGGCGACGGCAGCGGCTATCGAAAACTGCTTGAACGAAGAAAACCCCTCTCGCTTTTGGGAAGGTCGCTTTCACCCCAACATGCATGTGTTTTCCACCTTAGTTGAGACATTCCATAAGCGCAAGGGTTGGGAACCGGCCAAAGAACGGATGAAGAAGCTTTTTGAAAAAGCGGCTGAAAAAGATAATGAGGTATTAGACACATGGGAGCTATGAGTGACGAAACGAAGGACACACTTCGTCAACTGATCCAGGGTCCGAATTACAATGAAGTGCTCATCGGCACGAATCAGATCCACCTAATCAACCACTATGCTCTTGTCATTGCTTTGATGTCCAAGGGGATCATCACGCAGAAGGAATATCAAGCCTGCTTGGCCAAGGCCACCCACTTCATTGACCAACAATGGAAAGAGAAGATGGATGAACGGCAGGCCGAGAATGACAAGAAGCTCGATAAGCTGGAAGAAGAACTTCCGATCATAGGCAAGTTGCTGGCCCAAATGGCAAGGAGACAACGAGATGCTGACGGAGAGGGAGCGTGAAGTCGTCGAGTGCATGCTAAGAGGTTGGTTGCGGGCAGAAATGCCCCTCTACGGCGGCTTGGCCTACATAGATGTCATGAACCTTATGGACAAGTTCGGTGTCGATAAATCTGAGCTTGTCGAACAGGTACAATGGTGGCAGGATCTCGCAGACAGAACAAGGAGAGAAAGAGATGGCAAGGTTGGTGAACTGGAGAGTGCGTGAGGACGATCTACGCAAGGCCACGGACGAAGAACTGGCCACGCTCAAAACATGGATCGAGACTGAAGAGTCCCGGCGAAAATACTGGAATAGTCTCGAAGTAGCCGTCGATTGTGTCAACACGGGAGATGAATACTTCCGGGCGGCGGGGCTTGCCATGCTTCATTTGCTCAGGCTCGAAGCTCAGGCGCATAAACCCCATCAATGGCACGAGATCGTCAAGAGGACGGAGATCCAGTTGCCGGAAGACTTCTCCGCTCGTGACCACGCTTACCATCTGGCTCAGATGGCCCACAAGTATTACGACCGTAATACGGGCGCTGCGGGCGACCGTGATGCGGCTGATCGCTATATGGAAATTGGTGCTCATTTCAGTGAGGCCGATTTCGTCTTCGGTTTGACCAAGTACGATGAATGTACGAACGGCTATTATTTCAGAAGAAGCTAACCTTCTTCTGGGTTGTAGTCGGGGTCATTCCACTTGGGATCTTGAGCGGCAGTGGCATCGATGTATTTGTCAGGGCTGGCTGCGGCATATCTTTTCTCCCGCAATTTCATGGCAAACCATTCTCGGTCGCTCAAGGATGAGCGGCTAGTCTTTCCTGGTGGGATTCTTTTTCCCATGGCTCGCCATCCCAGCATGTAAGAAAAACGCCAATCAGAAGACAATGGGCTTCCCATTCCGGGCGGATCATAGTTGTCGTCCTGGGCATCCTTGACGCCCTTGGAGTACATGTGATCTTCCCTCTTGTTCGCCCAATTCATGAAATCGCCCAGACTGGGTGGGTCCATTGATGCCTCTAGCCATTTCCGAAAATTCATTACGATTGTCTCCTGCGTTATTTATGAAAGTGGTTGCTATATACTTGCATGGATTTTTACGAATTGTGGTTACGAATAGACGAAGCTAATCGCTTCAGATTCGGACAGGGGCGTGGACCTAGAAGAGGCCATGTGCCCGGTGCGTTTGGTAACGACCCAAGCAGGGCCAGACTTCGCAAGCTGAAAGTGCGTGGCGAAGAAGAGGTTGGTCGTGGTGAGATTTCAGGCATGGACGTACAGACCCGTGTCGATGCTGGCAAAAGCATTGAATCTCTCATCCTTAAAGCTCTGGCTGAGGTCTCTGGTTGGGAAATTGAACAATCTTCAATGCAACAGGACATGCACCGCAAGATCGACGGCTGGAGAGTTGATGGTGGGCAGAAGACCGCCATCCAAGCCAAATTCCGAGATAGTGGCAGTGACATCGCCGTAAAGGTTGAATGGCGTGGCAAACCCGGTAGAGATCTCAGGGGTGATGCTGAACTCTATGCTGTACTTTCCCAGGATGGCATGACCATTCGTGTCCGTGACGCCAATCAAGTGAAAGCGACGGCTCGCCGGATGCTCGAACAATACAACGATGCAAGTCGTCCTTCTATGCTGCGTCTTGATGATGGACAGATCCGCTCTGCTTTTGATCCGCACGACGGCTCCAGAATCGTCATGGCTTATATTTATCCCGATGCAGACTCTCTTACATATAGAGAGGACTTCAGGTTGCCGAAGGTCATCTGGAGGTATAGGGCTGCATAAATGACAGAGATATTGAAAGCAAAAGATCGCAGAGAACGTGAAGGTTGGTATGACAAGTTCGCCCCACCAAATGCAAAGGGCATCGACATTGGCGGCGGCTGCAAACCACAAACCCAACTCCATCCCGATAATGAAAATTGGACCGTGTGGGACATGTGTAAAGGAGATGGAGATGCAACCTTTATGAAAGGCGTGCCAAACAATCACTACGATGTCGTCCACGCCAGTCATATTCTCGAACATGTAAAGAACCCAAAAAGGGCACTGTTCAATTGGTATCGCATCTTGAAGCCGGGAGGCCACCTAATAGTTCTGGTCCCTCATCGTGATCTCTATGAAAAGAAACTCGCACCACCAAGTAGGTGGAATCACGATCACAAAACCTTCTGGGTTCCCCACAGGCCAGAAGAAGATGCGCCACCTACCACAAAGGGGTTGCTCGACGAAATTCTTGGCGCACTGCCACGGGCCAGAGTCATCCAGCTAAGGATCTTGGACGAGGGGTTCAAGTCCGCAGGTGACTACGAACACTCGCTTGGCGAGTACAGCATTGAAGCTATCGTCCGGAAAGTTCTTTCCTAGAACCCTCGCTCTCGGAACATCCTGATCGCATCCACAAGAATCCGCTTCGCTTCCCCCAAAGGAATCCGGATGGGGTAGCGAGCGATGAGGAAGTCCAGCGTGGCGTCTTTGACTTCCTACTCCGAATGCGCCTGATAGATGACTTCGACCAGCGAGGGATCGAGAGCGGGAGGTGGCTTCGTAAGGAACGTCATGGCCAACCCTCCATGTAGAGGCAACGGCAGTATTCCGCCAATTGGAACATCTCTCCCAGAAATGTCAACCCTCGGGGATACACCTATCGGTGTAGGGCCAACTAAATTTCTGCTACCTTCTGGGTAGCACTCGTTACAAATCGTGTAACGCACACACTTATTAGTAATCCGTCGTAAGTCCTTGGTACGAAAGGGCCATCATAAACTAAACGAATTCGCAATCATGCCACATTTTCCGTACCAGTTCCGAACCAGTTCCGGTCTGATTCCGACCGGCAGGTCTTGCTGACACTCCAAATTGGTGAAAATGATGCACATGTGCATTCGCACGAGCAATAGTTTCGGCGATTTCGCCTGCCTAGCCATATCCAGATTGCCTAAGTTACGACAAATCAGGCCCTCGGGAACCCTTCGATTTGCGTAGATCTAATACGGAAACCATTGGCAGCAAAGGACTTATCTAATTGAAAAGGGCCCGCTTCACCCGCCTTGAACACGCCGAGGGCCATCTAAATCAAGAAGTCGCCCGTACTGATAGTACGGTGAAAACCCGGAAGGTTTTCATGTGATTCGCTAAATTTTCTGAATTTTTTCTCAAGTTGCTGCGTGATAAGGACTTGCGTCGAGAAAAATCTAATTGATCGCCAACAAGATTAGATAATCTATAGAAGCTCAAATTTGAGTTAGCGTAAGTCCATCGCTGATAACGACTTACCTAAATCGAGTTCCCAGGGTTCCCAACGTTCCGGAACGTTGCAGAACGTTCGAAAAGTAATAACTCTAGGACTGCCAAGGACTTGTGGCCCCCAAGCGCCTTTTGGCGCACGTAGAGTTCTCGTCGATTTATAAATTGTCTCAGATCTGAGACGGATCTGCGCAAATTCGCTATTCCCCCACAATTTCCCCACCAATTACCCGCCAATAACCCAACCCGAAATATTCTGGATTCTCGCCCGAGTTCGTCACCCAGATAGTTGTCGGACAGGATCAGCCAGACAAGACCTTCGACGTTCGACACCGGCCCGCCCAGGCTCACGCCCGAGCGGGCCATTTTTACAGGTAACCATACTTCTCGTAATAGTCGTACTGACTGGCACGAAAGTCTTCCAGTAAATCATCGGGAATCGTGGGGCAACCTTTGCTCACATGGACTCTCGGCTTTTTGCGAATGAAATCGGCATCAAACTTCTCGCCGAACTGCGAAAGGAAATCAATCAGATCTCTCCTTATCGTTTCTGTTCGGCCCAATTGGAGATCGTCAGAGTAGCACCCAATGAAGTCCTCCAGACTAGATTTCAAAATGCCAGGATGCTGAATGATGTTCTTGACCCAACCCCTGAAGTCTTTCGATTTGCAGGCGTTTTCCAATCTCCTGTCTCGCCATTCCCAATTGTGCCTTCGACGATGACACCACCAAGATGATGCCCAACCCTCAGGATGACGAACAAAAGCAAATCCCGGCTTGTGAAGCACAGGAGAATCATGATTGCCACAACGACCGTGAATGACCAATCCCAACTCCTTCAGAACTTGTCCTGCCCATGTTCCTCCAGTCTTGGGAACATGAATGAAAACGCAATTTCGCAAATATACGGCCATGGAAATATTTAGGAGTCCCAGATTTTTTAGGAGTCCCGTTGAAAAAAGAAAAGGAGTCCCAAAAGCCTGTCAAGGGGGTGGGGGTATGGGACCAGCGCCAAAGGAAATTGAAAATAATTTTTGCATTAGAAATTATGCAACGAGGGCAGTTGTATAGAGGCGGTGCTGGCCCAGGCTGCGCCCCTGGTGCGTAGCACCAGGGGCGCATGGTCCTGCTTATACATCCGCACTCATGGTGCGAGCACTGCGGGCAGCAGCGTGGTGGTGATGCGGTGATCGTGTGCTGCTATAAATCCACAGCAACACATGACAAATCCCTAGCTACCTCATTGGCAAATCCTCACGAGTTGCACAAAAGATAGTGAGCACCACACCACACGGTACGTGTGGTGTGGTGCATGGCACGTGTGGTGTGGTGCAGTGCGAGCACCAGGGTGATGCCCTGGTGCTCGCTATGATCTACTCGTAGTAGTACGTGTCCTCGGTCTCGGCAGTGGGCCAGTCCTCGGGCTTCCTGCTGACGTGGGCAACAGGGTGTTGGTGGCAGTTGGAGTAGAAGGGGTCGTTGTGGATCAGCAGGTACTCACTGTCGGGCCTTGCCGCCTTGAGCCCATGCGTGTCGCTGGGGTCGAGGAAGGTGACGGTGTTGTTGTCCACGTCCACGATGCAGGGGCGTACCTCGGTGCCACCATCCACCACCGACACGTGGGTGCCACTCCGAGTGCCGAGAGGGTGTAACCCACGGTCGTCATGGGGATCGCTCAACCAGCGGGCCACGTACTGGCCTGCTGCCTCTGCCGAGGCGTAGCGGTTGCCACTGCTGCCAGGGCATCGCCTGCCGTGCTCGTCGTCCGGGCCATCCTCGTCCACCATGAACGGGGTGCCGACTCGCTCGGGATCGACGTAGACCGTCAGGTGCGGGACGGCGACCCTCATGCCTTCATCCAGGCCGACCACTCGCAATGAGTTGACGCCGGGGGCCTCGGGCTCGTCGCCTTCATCGTGCCCCCATACGAAGACGTGTTCGCAGTTCTCGCAGCCGTCGCCGAACGTCGCATCGTCGGGGATCGGCTCGCCGCAGTCCGGGCAGTTGCCGCCCTCATACTGAGGCTTGGCCAACCTGCTCAACTCGAACAGGCTGCTGTTGAACAGGCCGGTGCTAAGGGCCTCGCTCATGGTGCTGCCGTCCACTACGGCGGCGAGCACGTCGAGCGCCTGCTGCCGGTGGATGCCTTCGCAACCGGCAAGATCGACTTCAATTAACGCCTTCATCGTTTTCTCCGTTGGTGGTGCTGTCGTCCTGGCGATCAGCCGGGACGAGGGGAGGCGAGGGTCGCATCGGTAGCGACGGGGGCTCGATGCCGAGTCGCTGCATGGCTCTGATGACCTCGCCGTTGAGACCTAACATGGTACGCTCCAAAAGAGAGACCCACCGGGCGGCTGCCCGGTGGGTCTGGGGATCACTAGAACATGCGGCCACCGTCGCCGCATCCGGCCACGGGCCGGTTGAACATCATGCCGCAGTTGCGGCAACGTAGGTGCAGCAGGCAGGCCAGTTGGCCGAGGGGCTCAAGCTGGCCACCGCACATGCCGCAGGGGTCGTTGATCTCGGCGTCCTGGCCTTCCACGTCGTTCCTGGCGTCGTTCTCGTCGATGGTGAGCATGGTGTTGCCTCCGGGGGTGAAAGTACCTCAGCGGGCCGCACAGACGATTCTAGGCGGCGATCCGGCGACCGGTGCGGGCGTCCCACTTGGGGGCGACCTTCTTGCCGCCCTCGATGACCTGGGCCTGCACGTAGCTGCCGCTCCGCACACGGTACTCGCTGGCCTTGCGACCGAACCGGTGCAGGGCCTCGGGGCCACGCCCCTCGTCCCTGGTGGCGACCGGCTTCTTGGTGATGGCCACGAGCAGGCCGTTGTAGATCGTGGCGTACCAGTAGCCGTGGCGGATGCCGGTGTGCTTCGGGCCAACCAGCAGCAGCGGGAGGGCCTGGGCCTGGGCGAGACGCCGCAGGTGGGAACGCAGGCGACGGGGCGGGTGGGCGACAAACTGCATGATGATCTCCGTAGGTTTAAGGGACAGAACGCAGGATACTTCCCCAGGATACATCGGTGGGATATATCGCTGGGATTGATCTCTTAGCCTCCAACGAGTTTGGCCCAGCAGGTCGGGCCGAATCCGAACCGGTGACCCTCGGGGCTGACCCCATCGGGGTGAGTGAGAGGGTGACCACAGCGACCGCAGCGACCCTCGCCGTGGATGCCGTAGCCCTCGGGCACCTGGGCCTCGGGCCAGATAACCCTTGCCAATGCCCAGCGGACGACCTTGACCGGCAGGGAGTCGGCGTTCATCTTGCTCTTGGGGGACAACTGCATGAAACCGGTACGCTGGTCGAGCTTGCCCAGGTACGTGTAATCGCCCATGTTGTCCGGGCCGGTCAGCAACCGGACGAAGTACGCCTCGGGGTACTTGTCGTCGGCGGGCTTGTGCTGCACCAAGTAGGTGTAGTGCTGACCCTTGTTGTTCGAGACCGTGAAGACGGCCTTGCCACCAAGCACGAACCGCTTGTCGATGGTGAAGTCGTTGTCGATGAGGGTCAGTTGCTTGGTCATGGCATTGTTCCTTTCGCCCCCTTATACACGGCTCGCCTGCCTGGGGTTCGGTGTAATTTGAAAATAAAAACGCCCACCGGCCTCGGGCCGGTGGGCGCTCAGGAGAAAAGAGGTTGTACTGGTTGCAGGCCCATGAGGCTTTATGTGTTCGGCCTCACCCCCTGCTCACGCACACCCTTGGGTGCGGGCTTTGGTTAGGTGCCACCGGGCTGCGGTGGTGGTGTTCAGTTGGTGGTCTCGTCCTCCGGTTCGATGATCTCCCACTCGGCCCATCCATCGGCGGCGGCGAGTGCTTCGGTGAAGGCGTTGACCTCGGCCTCGGTGTCGAACTCGAACTTGTCGCCGTCTTCCAGGTCGGGGTTGTCTTTGCGGGTGCTCTCGCTGCCCCACCGGACGGTGATCGAGGGGCGAGGGGGCTCGGGTCCGCCCTCGGTCATCTTGAGCAGGTAATCGCCAGACTCCAGGTCGGCGAGCACCTGCCGCAGCAGGTTGCTACCCACGATGCCGCTGGACGTGGTGATCTTGATGCCGGGGTTGGCGTTGTCGTCTTCGACGATCCGCAGGACGTTGGCGAACGGCTTGCCGCAGGTGCCGGGTGCATCCACGGTCACGCTGCCGTCAGGCAGCCTTCGATAAGTCGGCTGGCTCATGTTTGGGTTCCTTGTTGGGGATCAGAACGGGGCTGGCCCCTTCCGGGGGCTGTCTGTTGGTGAACAGAAAATAGCTGTCGAGGCTGCCGTCCGTTCGTCGGTAGGGGACTGAGTAAAGCATGGTGGCGTCCTTTCGCACTCTTATACACAGTTCGCCGCAAAAGGTTCGGTTAGATTCCCATTAAACGATCTTGGATGAGGTACAGGTGGCCGATGGTTTCGTCCCACCTGCGTTGTTCGTTGCGCTCGGCCCACTCACGTTCCCACGCCTCTTCCTCGGCCTGGAGTTCAGCCGCTTCCGCCTCCCAGGCTGCTCGTAGTTTCTGGTAGGCATCGGCCACGGGGATCGCCCTGGAGTCGCTGGGTTGGCACTCGATGACGGTGTTGCCGTCCTTGAGTCGCCAATCGGGATCGCCGTCGAAGTAGGGGTTGCCGATCCGGGCGAAGCCGGTTTTCACACCGGCCATCTGGGGGTGGACTCGAATGGGCTCGCCGTCGCTGGCGATCAGAATGGCAAAGGCGCTGATCTCTTGCATGGTGGTTTCCTTTCGCACCCTTATACACACGAAGGGGCGCTAAGGTTCGGTCTCTTCATAGTCGAAGCTGAACACGCACCAGCCGTATTTGTCGCTGAGCACGTCGGCACCCTCGGTGTCCAGGTCCACGTCGCCATCGACTTCGAGGGTCACGTCGTCGGGCAGATCCACGTCCTGGCCGTCCGGGTGATCGTCGTCGGTGGTGTCCCACTTGATGTTGTAGAACCTCACCTGCCGGGACGTGGCGTTGCAGTTCTGGCACTCGGCTTCCCTTGCGGCCTGCTCAGCGGCCTGCACACTCAGGGCATCATAGTCTTCAACGTCCCAGGTGTGGCCGCAGCGCTCGCAGGTGACGGTGATCTGCACGTGGCTGCTGTCTACGTTATTCATCGGGCCATTCCTCTCCGGTTTCGGGATCGAAGTTGACGCCCAGGCGGCGGCAGTGATCGGTGTCGTCGGGCAGCATGGCGGCGAGCGTGTCTGGCCCTTCGCCTGCCAGGGCGGCTCGGGCGGCATACTCGGGGACGGTCTCGATGCCATCCGCCGCCATATACACCTGCACACAGGCTTCCATCAGGGCTTCATGTTGGGCTGGTGTTAGGTGGCCGTGTTCGGCTCGGCGTTCGTCGGTGGGGTCCAGTGTCATGCCAGTTCCCCATCGGTGATCTGCTCGAAACTGTAACCGGCGACGGCATCGCCACCTTCCGCATCTACGACGCTCCAGGTGGCATCGCTGTTGATGTCTTGCACCCACCACTGGCCGTGCTCAAAAAACGATGTCATTTGGGGCTCGTGGCCAGCGGGCCACACAAACGTGTTTTCGGCCCACTCGTTGAAGATCGAAACAAGGTCTTCGGTGTTGTTGGGGTCGCTTGATTTCAGCATGGTCGTGTCCTGTTATACATGCGAACTTGCGGTGCAAAAAAGAGTGCCCGGCTGCGCTCCTTATCACGCAGCCGGGCCGGTCCCCAAACCGTTATGCGGTCTTCGCCTGGGCTTCCTCGCCACGGCGGACGATGTAGCGGATGCCCTCGGCACGCACTTCGAGGATATGATCGAAGCGGTACTCACGGTAGTCGAAGTCGTGCGGCTCGTCGTCTCGCCGCTTGTACGGCTTGAGCCAGTCGGCGAGGCTTTCATCGCCATCGCCTTCCAGGCTGTACTCGACGGCGGGTATGGCTGCCAACACGTGCTCGGGGTACGCCTCGGCATGGGCCTTGCTCGGCTTGCCCTTGGCGTAGCTTTCCAGCAGCAGGCCACGATGATCGGGCAGGTAACAGTAGCTCGTTTCGTGGCGACCCTTGGGCCACGAGGGGTGATGGCCGGTCGGGATCATCATTTGCAGGTAGACGTGGCCGGTGGACGGGCGGCGGACCAGGACGGTGCCCTCGATCCGCTCACGGTCGTCGCTGCGGCTGCCCAACTCGTGCTGTTCCGGCCCCTGCTGTTCCAGGTCTGCCGCCTCTTTGGTCTTGCCCTCGGCCTTCAGCGCTTCGACCTGCCGGGACCACTCACGGGCGTTGTCGTTGTTGCGGCTGCGCAGGTAATCGAAGTTGCTGATGCCGCTGACACGCTGCCGCTTCATCACGGGCGGGCAGAGCGGCTCCGTTTTCTTGCGGCTGCCGCCCCTGCGAGTCGAGAAGCACGAGGGCATGGTCAGGGCGACCACGCCGAAGGGTTGGGCGGTGTTGATCCGGGTCAAAATGCCGATCAACTCGTTCTCGGTCACGTACTGGATGGGTGCGTTGGACATGAGGTTCTCCGTAAGGTTGGGGACAGAAACTTTGTTCGCCCTCTTATACACAGATGGCGGGCAAAGGTTCGGTCTAATTCTAAAATAAATGGCTGCCTGCCGCCGCTGCGCCGGGCGGCGGCAGGCAAGCCGGGCCGGATCATGCGGCCTTGCGAAGCGGCTCTCCCACGAACACGTTGGCCTCGGCGGCGGCTGCCGGGTGGCAGATGGCGAAGTTCTCGCAACCGGCACAGTTGCTCGGGCCGTCCCACGAGGGGTTGTCGTCCTGGCAGGAGCAACGCACGGGCTCCTGGGCGGGCTGGTAGCCCTCGTTGTGGTGGCCGGGGTACATGACGCTCGGGCCATCGGAAGCGGCCTCAGCGGGCCGGAAGGGGGCCTGTGCGGCGGAATTGGGCTCGACCTTCTTCTGGCCCAGGTGGATCACCAGCAGGCCGGGAATGACCTCGTGGCGGGGCCGCAGGTTGTAGCCGAGACCTGCCATCAACAAGAGGATCGGGACGTTCAGGCGCTTCAAGAGGGCCTGCATTTCGACTTCGACCTGGGGATGCCACGCACAAGTCATGTCGAAGTCGTACAACTCGCCATCGACCAGCAGGGACTTGGCTTCGGCACTGACAACCAGCTTGCCGCCGACTCGCATCGAATAGCGGGCGGTCTCGATCACCACGGGCGACAGGCCATCGACGACCACGCCCAGGTTGTTTTGCTCGATCCGCTTGTCGAACACGGGTTCGAGGTTGTCATCTTCGACGGCCACCAGATCGGCGATCCGCTCGCCCATGCGGCGGAAGGCGGCGAGGATCGGCACGATGGCCATGATGAACAAGGGGTCGGACAGGACGGGGGAATTGGGCTTCTCGACGCTTCGCAACATGATCCGGGTCTCCGTAAGGAATGGGGGTTAGGAAAGAGCAGAACCAGGAATAACCAAACCTGTTTAGTCTTGTTCCGGTCTTTCGTTCTGCTCGGTTCGCCCCCTTATACACACGAAACGAAAAAGGGTTCGGTCTTATGCTGCTTTTTTCTCGGCCTCGATTCGGCGGGCGTGAAGGATCACGCCTTCCCAACAGCGCTTCAGGTGCGGATGGGCTGCCAAGAACAAACGCCCCTTGCGCTTGTTGCTCACGGCTGCCTCGGGGCCTAGCTCGGCCTTGCGGGCTTCGAGCCACTTGACGTACTGAGTGTAGTACGGGTGGCCGGGCTGGATCACCGAGGCACCGGTCAACGGCGGAATCGTCTCGGCTGCCAGACGGGGGCGTGCGTGCGACTTCATGGTTTTGGCTCCGTTGGTCAGGGGACACTCAAAGAGCCCCCTGGGCGATGCCCAGGGGGCTCAGATGGGACACTAGGCCACCTTCTCGTCGGCGACCTCGGCGACTTCGATGAACTGCAACTCGCCAGCCACTTCCAGACTGACACACTCTTGGGACATGGCTCGGCAGACGTGCCGGGCCAACAGCTTGACTTCACTCAGATGCTTGGCCAATCCCTCGGCGTCGGTGAAGCAGTAGACGATGCGGACGGGCTCGACCACGAGACCGTGTTCGTCGCTCATCCACGCCCCTTGACCGTCGATCACGGTCGCCCCACCGAACCACTCGGCGAACTGTTCGAGAGCATGGACAACGGCGGCTGCCTGCTGCTCGGGGGCGGGCACGTTCACGTCAGTTGTGCCAGGGACGTAAAGGGCAATCTTTCGATTCAGCATGGGGACCACTCCGTTAAAAGGTGCGTGATGTTCGCACCCTTATACACGCCAAACTGAAAAGGGTTCGGCATAATTTTTAAAACGCCGCTCAGCCGGGACTATGCACCCGGACCCCCCGCCAATTTCGCCGAGTCGTCTGCCCTCCGCATGACCAGGGGCTCGGACTCGGGTACTCAAGGCGAGAGTGCTGACATTACACCACAAAGCAGCGAATCATGTTTCGTTGGTACGCTCAACGCCACGGGGCTGACGTTCTCCGGTATTCACCTGTAGGCTCAAAGGGCCACTCGTGCCGGGTTCCCCACCTCGTACACAGCAGCGATCTCGCACTCCTACAGGACTCTATTCCCTACCTGCTGACCTCTCTGGGCCAGCAGTCGTACCGCAGATAAGACGATCAATGGGACTCGAACCCATACTTCCGGCTGCACGCCGGTGTGCTACCACTACACCATGATCGAACCCTCGTACCTCCCAACGCCATGTTGGGTGTGCCCCCTGGCTTGCGCCTTACACCACTCAACCCACACTGATAACGGTTGAGACGAGCGGGGATCAGTGAATGGCCTGTTTGCCTCGTCAGCGGGTCGGCCTGGGACGGCTCGCAGCGTGCCTTGCTGCGACTTGCGGGGCTGCTCACCCACCGTTCGCCCCCTTATACACACAAGATCAAAAAAGGTTCGGTCTAATTTTCTTTTTATTTCTTGCCGCCGCAGGTGCCTAAAGGGAAGTGAAGGGCGGGCAGGTCGCTCGCCCAACACTCTAACCCGGAGAATACAATGCGTTGCCCACGATGCTGCCAACCCCTGCCAGTTGACTTCCGTGACCTCGGCTGCACCTACTGCGGCCTGGAGTGGCACGAGGTTGACGATCTAATGCGGATGGACGAAGACGGCGACGAAGATCGCCGCCTCGACCTGCAAGCGAAGATCAAGGCGCAGCGGTTCATGTACTAGGACCACGCCCTGGCCCTCGCCAGTCGCTCCGGGCTGGCGAGGTTGTGGAACCGATCCTTGCAGTTCCCTCGGCCTTTGGACCGGCAGAACACGTGCTGATAGGATCGCTTCGTGAACCGGCAACCGCAGGTCGGGCAGATCACCCTGGTGCCCACCTTGGCCTGCCGGTTGCTGGCCTTGATCGCCTGGGCATCGTCCACGTCGAACAGATCAGCCTCGCTCGGCTCGTCATATCGCTCGGACAGGGCATACGCCTCGTCGCCGTTCGGTACGATCATGCTGCCTTCCTTTGGTCTCGCTGGTGGATCACGCTCCGCAGGTCTTCGTCGGTGTCGTCCGGGTCGGGACGGTAGCCACGGCGGATCGCCTCGGCCTCCAACTGCCTGCGGCTCAGGTCGTTCAGTTCTTGCATAGTCATGGCTTGGGCCTCCTTGTCAGTGGCCGGTGCCACCCGGCACCAGCCGGATCGCCCCCTTATACACGGCTCGACGCCGAAAGGTTCGGTGCCCTGGCGGCGCAGCCGCCAGGGCACCCGGCTCGGCGGTGCCGCCCCCTTATACATCTGCACTTAAAACCGTCCAGGCCAACCACGTGTTATACATCTGGACTAAAATCCCACTGCGCAAATGAAAAATCCCGAGATCAATTCGAAAATCCAAAAAAGAAAAATCCAGAATAAATCTCACAAATTGCGCATGAAGAAAGCCCGCTGGAGGCCATGCCATCCCAGCGGGCTTCTAGAGGCGAGCAGGTCGGTCCTTCTGGGGCACCACTCCCATCGATCCGCTCGCAGCACCATTGTTCTGCTATATACTAGTCCTCGCAGATCCTCCTTGGGTTGCCCTCGCTGTCACACCTGTACACAACCTCGATCTGCGGCAGACAGTGCCTTAGGTTCGCCAGGGCATTCACCTCACCAAAACCATGCATGCCCACGACTGAACCACTCGATGTCTTGAACCAATACTTTTTCATGATGAGTATCAAGATCTCGCCCGGCCCAGGCCGGGCGAGATCTCCTTCCCTTCTTAAGCGGCGGCTGCCTGCTCCTCGCCCTCAAGCTCCTTAGTGCCATGCTGACCGCCGATCACATCCTCGTGGCCGCTGTAGCTCAGCAGGTGCTCAGTGGTCTTTGCTGCGAGCGTGCTGGCCTTGAAGATGAAGGACGGGTCGTCGCCCATCCGGCCCAACCACGAGGCCATGTAGCGCTCGTGATTGTCCATCACATCGGACTGCGGAATCTGACATGCTGAGGCCATGAAGCAGGACGCCATTTCAGCAACCAGTTCGTTGAAGGCGTACTTCTCATCCTTCTGGCCCAGACGCACCTCGCTCCAGTGCCCTAGCTCGTGGAAGGCCGTGTAGTAGTAATCTTGAGGTGCCACGAAGGTCTCGGGCTTGGGCAGCCGGATCGTGTCACCACTCTTGTGGTTCGGCCAGTCCTCGTAGGGCTGGGGCAATCGGTAGAAAGCTCGGTCGCCACCATGGCTGATCTTGGCACCGGTGGCAGCGATCACCTCACGAGCCATATCGAACACCGGGTCTTCGATGGCCTCGGGGGCGATCTGGGGCTTCTCCTTGTCGATGACGAACTTCTCAAGCTTGCCGTCCGGGTCGTCAACCTGCTCCAGGTTGAACACCGTGTAGGTCTTGAGCATGAACCACGTGAACTTCTCACGCTCGCCGTCCGGGTCGTCCTTGTCCTTGGGGCGGGTGCTCTGCACCGGGCTCCAGTAGACGATCCTCGTGCCCCAATACTCCACATCGTCGGGCCGCTTCTTGACCTGACATCCCAGGTCGCCCCACTGCTTGTACGTGCCCCACCAACAGCTATCGTAGCCGTAGTCCATGCACGTACAGGTCAACAGCAAGGGGTTCATGCCACGGTACGGCTTCTTGCTGGCAATGTTCTTCGGCCAACCAGCGTTCGGGCTGCTGCTCCAGGGCTTGCGCCAGGGCGGCTTGCCGTCCTTGATGGCCTGCACAATTCGCTCGGTCATCTCCTTCTGAATCTCTGCCCTGATCTCTCGCCCATCTCTCTTCTTCTTTTTCCTGGCCATGGTGATCTCCAGTAATGTGGTGCTTGTGGTGCGGGGTTCAGGGCCCGGCCCTGGTGGGCCGGGCCCCTACGTCCCTGTCACCCAGTCAAGGAGAAAGGATCATATGTACGGTAGGTGCTTTACCTCGACCGGCAGATCGGCAATGGCCTGGGATAGCTTGGCCAGGGCCTCACGCCGCAGGTCGCCGTTGTCATCAGTTCCGGCCTCGAAGAAGGCCAGAAAAAGTCGGCCCTTGTTGGTGACCAAGGTCGGGTGGTCACGCTGCATCAGATCGACCAGTTCTGCCACGTCGTCGCTCCTCATGCCATTGACAAAGCTACTGAGGATGTCTGCGACCTCTTGGGCGGTGGGATGGGACATGTGCGAGTCTCTCCTGACTGAGTGGGATATATCCTACGGATGTATCCTGGGGTCGCCCCCTTATACACGGCTGGTGGGGAAAGGGTTCGGTTATTTTCGAACTATTTGGGCGACAATCTCGAAGTCGCCACGGCAGTCGCCGCTACGCTTCTTGACCGGCTCGCCCTGCTGGAGTCGGTCGAACTCGTCGGCGGTCAGTATGATGTAGCCGCCGCCCGGCTCACATTCGATGGGGATGGTGCGCTCAGTGTTCTTGTGGTGGCTGCTGCCTAAGATCATGGTCTCTCCTTTGGGGCTCGACCTTGACGGCACACAATGTCGTCAGGCCCAGGTTGCCACACCAGAAGGCTTGCTCGCCGAACTGGCCGGGCTTTCGGTCGGTTGATGTGACCGTGCGTACCGGGCCGAACTGACGACCCTCAGGGTACGTTGCTTGGCGAACTGAGTCGCCGACTACGATCTTCATGCTGCCCTCCGGATGCTCCGCTCGTGGCGGATCATGCCCACAACTTCGTCCAGGTCGCTGTCGAACCACATATCGCCGCTCGTGGTCTGACACTGGCCTGTCTTGAGATTGATGCTGGCGTACAATGCACCGATCTGCATGACGATGCGAAACCGGTCGGACTGGGCTTCAAGTACCTGGATCATTAGAATTCCTCTCGCAACAGGGCCTCGACCCTGGCGTCATTCCTCTGCCGCAATGCCTCGACGATCTCTTCGTTCTCAAGAGCAATCGCCGGGTGGACTAGGGCTTCGCAACAAAGGGCGTTGAACCTGTTGGCTGTCATGGTATGGGGCTCCGTTATACATCCGAACTTAGAAGGAGCCCCCGGCCCAAGGGCCGGGGGCTCAGGGTTGCAACTCCCCAATCAGGCTGCTTCGGCTTCGTTGTCTTCCTGCTGCAAGGCCGTCCGCAGGTGTCCCTTGTAGTCTTCGAGGAACTGTGCGAACCCACCGACGTATGCCGCCAGCCCCTTCTCGATCTTGCGATACAGTTCCAGCTTGGCCTGGGCCTGGGCGATCTGGTCGATCAGGCGGTCGATGCCCTTGGTGACATCGGCCTGCCACTGGTCGGGCTTGGCCGACACGTTGGCTCGGTTGCCGATGATGAGACCGTGCCCATCGGCGACGGTCACCAGCGGGCGCTTCTTGGTCTCGTCGCCCTGCTGGTACGTCTCGTATGCCTCGTCTTCGGACAGGATGCCGCACTTGACCAGCGCCCAGGCGAAGAGCTTCGGGTAGTATTCCTGGAACCGTTCCTCGAAGCAGGCTTCGTCGATGTGGGCTTCCAGTTCCTCGGTGTCGAACACAATCTCGTAGCCGCACCGCATACCACTGCTGCGAGCGTAGCACTTCGACCGCTGCTCCTGAGCCTGATCCAGGGTCGCAAACGGGCCGTGCCACTCGCACGAGCCTCGATCCTCTTGGATGCCGGGCTCGTCGGCATAGTGGCTCGCCGAGTAGTTCAGCGGCGTGCCATCCACGACGTAGAAGCGGACCCCCATCTCACCTGCCAGATCGAGGATGCCCAGCCGCTCGGCGTAGCTCAGTTCCTCGAACCGGATGAACCAGCGGTCACGAGCGTAGTAGCGGACCTCACGGTCACGACGACCCTCTTCCCACTTGGCCTTGAAGTCCACGACATCCGGCGTCAGGCCGGTCAACACCTTGTCGGTGGGATCGAAGGCATCGAGCATACCCTGCTCGTGGGCGGTCATCATGCCTTCCTTGAGAAGGCGGCGGATCAGCGCCTTGCGGCGGCGTCCATCCGGTTCCAGCGTGCTGCTGGACACAACGTACTGGTTGCTGCCGACCAGACGACGGTCGAGCAGGCAACGTTCCAACGCTTGGGTGGCTTCGTGATACGACATGGGGTTCTCCAACTGAGTGACAGAAAGGTGGGAGGCCGCTGGCTTTTCTAAGGATGCGAAGGGCACATCTACCCGCCAGCCGTTTGTTGCCTCCCAGGTTCGCCCCCTTATACACGGCTCAGCCGCAAAGGGTTCGGTCAATTCTGAATTTTATCTGTCGTGCTCGCCAAAGGGGTACAAGGCCGATTTGGCAGCGTCGGCGATCTTCTGCTTCTGCTGGTAATCCGCTCGCAGGTCGGCGATCTCTTCCGCCGTGAAGTCCGTCCGGTACTCACACGGGCGCTGGTCGATCTCTTTGAGGTTCTGGCCGTCCAGGTTGCCCACGTCGAACGACGCTTCATAGTACAGGCAGGAGTGCTCGCCCTCGATCATCTCGTTCGTCTTGACCACGAACGTCAGAGAATACTCGCTGCGGTAGCGATACACCATCAGGCCGTCCGTATGGGGCAATTCGGGCATCGCCTGCTTGACTCGGGCCATGAAGTTGCCGTCAACGGTCAGAATCTTCTTGCCCACCAGATCGGTGAAATGGGCTCGAAACAGGGCACACAGGCGATTGGCCTCGGCGTGGGCTCGGTTGACTGCCTTGACTCGTGCTTCCAACCGGCGTCGATAAAGGTCGCTCATGGGGTTCTCCTTCGGATAGGGGCGACGGCAATGTTGCCGTCGCCCCCTTATACACCGACCCTCTTAAAAGGTTCAGTCTTTTCCAATTTTATTTTCGTCCCAGGGTTTGATCGTGTACCCTTCGACGGTCAGAGACTCGCCCTCGGCATCACCATATTTGTGACGCTCGGCCCATTCGGCAAGCTGGTCCCTCACGTGCTTGGGTACGTCGTCGCTGCCGCCCTGGAACCCCCACTCGTGATAATTGTCGCCGGGCGGGAACTCTTCGTCAAACGGACTCACACAAGCGATGTAGTAGTCAATGCAGACCTGCCCCTTGCCCTTGGGCTCGGGGAACACGTTGCACCCCTTCCAATGTTCAGCCAGATCGACCTCGGTGAGGATGCTGTAGCCTGCATAGGCACGATTGTCCTTTTGGTCGTCCTCTGCACCCTCCCACGCTTCGTAGATCGCCGTCCGGATCGTCTCCAGGTCGGTGGTGTGCTGAATGACTCGCTCGCCCATGCCGGGAGTGTCGAAGTCGTCAGAGACCGAGACCTCGATCCGGATGCCACCCTCGGCATTGGTGATCCGGGCGGAAGCGATCTCTTTCTTGCTGGCATACCAACCAGTCGTCCACTCGTGCTCCGGACCCTGGTTCAGCGCCTCCTGGATGCCCTGCTCGATCTCGTCATACCAGTCGCCGAGACCGCAGTGGGCACCGTCCATGTGCGTCTTCATGCACGCCAGCGTCGGCGGATCGGGCTTGTGGATCGGGTACAGGTCGATCTCGACCTTCAACACCGTCCGGTCGCCGTCGATCTCCACGATTGTCGTCTCGTCACCCTCTTCCAGCAACCTGCGGAAGGTGGCGACATCGACGATCTCGTCGTCCTGGATCGTGTACGTGTCATCGAGGAAGAAGTAGTCGATGACCTCCTGACCCCCTCGCTTGTCCATGCGGAGGTTCGTGGTATCCAGGGTCAGGGAATTGAACGTCAGAGTGTAGGTACGGTCTGCCATCGGTCCATCCTTTCAGGATAGGTGCGATGACAGGCCAGAAGGTGCCTCGAAACCTGTCGAACTAGCCGCAACGCTCCAACGGGCACACGACCCGAAGTGAACTCCCCACGGCACTAATACTCGGTTCGCCCCCTTATACACAGTTCCACAGAAAAGGTTCGGTCTTTTTTCCTGCCCCTCCCCCGCCAGCGGGGGAGGGGCCTGCTGATCGTCTTAGCCTCGCTGAAACTCGTTGTCCTCGACGTACTCTTCCACGCTGCCGTACAGCGGGGCGAGGTTGGGCCGAGGGGCGACGAGGCCCACCTGGATCATCCTCTGGGCCATCCTGCCATAGGAACCCTGGAGGCTCCAGGCCAAACCGGTGTCCACGAGGTACTGGATCAAGCGGATCGCCTGATCGTCGTCCAGATCGCCCTGCTCGTAGGCCATGATCTGACCAACATGGTCGTAGCCGTCCCAATTGCGGACGGCGGTCTTCGTGTCGCTCATCTCGATCTCCTTGGGTGAAAACGGGGCCTGTTGGGGTTCGCACCCTTTGCAGGCCGACAGGCAGACGGCCCGGACCCGACTATGACCTCGGGTCCGCCCCCTTATACACGGCTCAGCCGAAAGGGTTCGCTGAATTCTAAAATTTATTCTAGCTCCTGGCGGCGCAGCCGCCAGGAGCCCGGCCTGCCGCCCCCATATACAACTGATCTTGTCGTAGGTTTCGCCAATGTGTGTCATACATCTGTACTTGTCCAACAAATCGCAGGCCGCAAATCCAAAAATCCAAATTCAAAAATCGGATAATAAATCTCAAAATCCACAAGACCAGTTGTATAGGGGCGGCACATCGTCGCACAAGCCGACTGACTGTCCCACTGCTTCGCAGTGGGACAGTCAACTCCCGCTCAACACCAAGCGATCAAGCCGCCTCGCCGTCGCCTCTGTTCGACATGCGGCCCGCAACTCTTAAAGACTTGTTTGGAATCATTTCAATTAAAGTTTTGTGCTTGTTGGATAAGATTCCAAGGGTGTTGGACATGCTACTGCGTGCTCCGGGCTACGCCCGGAGCACGCTTGGTGGACTTACACCTGTCGGCTGATATGCAACATCATTGCATTATAGCCGAGGCCCGCCGTCGAATTAGTTTCAATATAATCGGTGCTCGTGGTGTAGGACATGACTCACTCGCCGCAGGCGAGTGAGTCTTATAACGTTGCCTGGAATATGTTCAACAACAGTTATGAGACAGTTATAAGACTTATAATCGGTGGGCGGCGTCTCATAGTGTTAAAGTTAAAAGAAACCCACTCGCCTGTGGCGAGTGGGTTATGTCCGCTCGAATCTTAATGTTTATATTCCGATCCGGTGTTGAACATGCGGTCGCCGCCCCTCGGCTCGGGTCTGTTGAACATCATGTAGAACAGGGCGCAGGGACTACCATTCAGATCATAAATGGCTGCTGCAAAATAACCTTAGTCCTGCCCTAGTCCCAACAAGGACTTAACCGGTGAGAAGGGGTTGTGGCTTGAAACCCATGTTTTTATCCAATCTGGGCTTCTCTCCCACGATCCTAGAGCCTTTCAGGCCCCAGGTGGGCAGCCATCCCACTTTGGCTTGATTGATGAGACAATAAGAATGTGAATTAAGGGGTGTTTTGTTTTAGAAATGGTGGTTGGGAGTAGATGGACGCTGCCCCACTCGCCTGCGGCGAGTGGGGCTTGTCCTATGTCATCACCACCAGTCCTAATAACGCCCTGGATGGTGTTTAGTCTTCCAGGTCATTGGGGTCGAACTGTTTGAGAGGGAGGCAGCGTTGGAGGTTCCTGGCTTTCTTGAGTGCCTGCTGGATGGTCTCTCTTGCCTCTTGTGCTCGTGCGAAGTCACGTTGTCTACCATCTGGTAGTAATTGATCGTGGGCTTCGTTCAGGTCACCTATTAGCCTGTTGAGTATTTCGTTGGGAGAGATGGCCATGAGGCTGCTTTGTTATGAGGTTTATTATGGTCCGGTAGTAACGCTTTGCGGGGCTTGCTCGGTTGTTATTAAGTGGTGACGTTTCCTTAGAGGGAAGCGCTGCCGATGCGATTGGCCTTAACGCTGCCACCTGCTTTGGCATTGCCCTGGATGTCATTAGCCTTGATGCTACCACCGGCTTCTACGTTGCCGCCCACGTTGTCGCAGTTGACAGTGCCATCTGACTTCACGTAGCCGGTCACGCCACCGCAACGGACGCTCCCAACGGCCTCTACGTTGCGCCCTACGTTTCCTTCGACCCTGACGCTGCCTTCTGCCTTTACGTCGCCTTGTACGTCACCCTGGACCTCAAGGGCACAGTCACAAGCTACGTTGAGGGCGTTCCCTTCGACGACGACCTTGAGTACGCCATCATTGAGGGCGGCTTTTGTTTGGTCTGTATCGAGCCACGGTTTGCCGTTGACGAAGACTTGGTTGTTGATGACGTTGACGTTTGACCCTTCGGGCACGGTGATGACGTTGTTATTCACTCGTACTTGCACAACTATGATCTCCTGGTTGGGGGTTGTGGGGCTTGGTTGTGTGCATCATAGGATACATCCATAGGATATATCCTGGCAGGATATATCTCTCAGGATTGATCTCCCCACTCGATCCTAGTTCTTATAGCTCCGGTGTCTTCTGGTGGTTGGAGGCCGTGTGCTCGTGCGGCTGCCTCGGCGATGTCAGGGTTGTCCCTTAGATGCTCGGCGATGGCGATGGCTTTGTTCATGCCTTGCATGGCCCCTAGATCACGCCCCACTCGCACACCTTCGGCGAAGCACTTGGCTTTGGGGTAGGTCCAGGCTTCCTTGACATGCAGGTGTGGTGTCTCGGGCCGGGCGAAGGAGAAGACACGCTGGTTCTTCTCAGTGCGTATGGTGACGGTGAGACCACTGATACGTTCGAGTGTGGCCTTACGGTCGGCGAGTGTTTCGTTGCTCATTACCAACCTCTCTTCATAAAGGGGTGTTTCCAAACCAGTGGTGGCACGTCATCTCGTTTAATGGGGTTGGGTTCGGCGGTGAAGCAGTGGTCTTGCATCCACTGTTCGTCCCACAGAATGTTTTGTTTATCGTCGAGGGTGTAGGGTATGCCTACCTCGGCGAGGTACTCAGCAAGATCATGGCCGCATTGTGGTGCGGCGGGCTGGCCGTCGTTGAGGACTGCGGCCAATGCACGTAGTTGTCCCTCAACGTGACCGATATGGAAGCTGTTGCAGGTGCCTTCCGTTGCCAGTAGGCGGCATACGATCAGGGCTTGGACTTGTTCTTGGTTAAGCATTACACTCTCGCATTACATCGGGGGCATCGGTTGCTGCTGTAGTCGATGGACGCATCACACACGTAGCATCGTTTCGTTATATGGGGTTCTTCCCTTCGCTGGGATGGTGGCGAGTCCATTTCCCTGTAGGTGCTGAATTGATCGTGGCGCTCTACCAGGGTATCGGTTGGATCGGGACCGTGACTACAGTTCTCCGCAATCACAACAAGGCGTGCGTTGACTATTTTCAGGTAGTCTTTGTCGGGTATTTCGACCTGACAGAAGCACGATGTCGAGTTACATTCACAGAATACCTTAGCCACGTTAGTCCCTCCCTCGTTTCGTAGGTTGCCAGTTCTCTCCGATCAGGCCCTTGTCTTGCAGTCTCAAAATTATTTTGTGGACCTGGGACGTTGGCCTTTCAATCTCTTGTGCCAGTAGTTCGGCGGTCCATCCTGAGTGTAGGGACAGGAGGCCGAGCACGCTTGACTCAAGTGGCCCCAGGATCATTGTCGTCTTCTCCGAACATGCTCTTGAGCAATCTGTACCATCCCCACACACAGACGAAGAGGGCCAGTGTGCAGACAACAAGTAGGATGGTGGCACCGATGACTTGGCTCATGCGTCAAACCTTCCATTCCTTGGGGGCTTGCGGCCATGTTGTCCGGTGGGTCGGTGGATTGTCATGGCGACCTCTTCCTCCACGCTCAGGGGCCTCGCAGAGGCCACGTGTGGCTCTCCTGGCGTGATTGGACGTGCCACTGCTACGTTCGGCTGTCCGGGCGTTAGGGGCCGTGCTACGATCACCACGGGGCTGTATTCGATCTTGTGCTCGTGAAGGTAGGTCGCACAGGCTGCCGCACCGATGCCGCCGATCAGGAGTAGGGCACCATTGAATATGACGCAGGCGACGACCATAAGGGCGAGGCAGATGGCGAGTGGTAGGTATCTCATTTGGGTTGCTCCTATATGTCGATGAAACGGGTTTTGATCGACACGTCCTGCGGACGTGTCGATCACGTAAGCATGTCGTTGTCTTGGATTAGTTGGACCAGTTCACCCATTTGGGAGTTGGTCATAATGTTGACTTTCTTGTTGGACCCCATGACGAACACGCCACGTGCCATCATTTCTTGCGTGAGGCCCATGAAGTCCAGGGTTTCGGAGATTGAGGCGAGGCCGAGGTACATGGGGCACTTGAACAGGATGTAATCCACACCGGGGAATTGTTCTTTGGCTTGGGCTACGATTTGTTTCCATTCCTCTGGCTTGATGAATGGATCGTAGGTGTACTCCCCCAGGAGGATGAAGTTGCCGTCGTCGCTGAGTTTCATTGGACGATCTCCAAGTCGTTCATAAAATAGTGTCTGACCAGTTCGGGTCCACGGTTATAGGGCTCGAAGACCAGTTCGCCGTCTTGTTCTCTGACCTCGAACGTACCGGCTTGTTGGACGCTCACCATGTCGCCTGCTTTGATCTCACGTCCCAGGCGATCTTTGGGTGGTCGTCGTTTTCTCGTGGCATATCTGTATCGGTATGCTTGGGTCATCGTCCTAGTCTTCGGGCTTTTTCTTCCGGGTCTTGTGTGAATGTCACCTTGAGCACGTCGCCTTCCTGGGTGTTGGGCGGCAGCAGTCGGCGGTTCACGTCTACGGGGATTTCAGATAGGTGCGGGCCTGCTTCCATGAGAAGGGTGGCTGCTTCGTCGCTGAGTTGATCGACACAGGCGAGCATGGAAGAGAAGGGATGCGTTTGTTGGTTGCTTCCCAACGGTCCCACGGTGGCTGTTTCGCTGCCCATGTTGCGCATTTGTTCTTGGACGGCCTCGTTGAAGTCGAAGGGTTTGGCCGCACAATCTTCCTCTTGCGGGCCTTGCAGCAGCATCATCACCATGATGTTGAGTTGGCTGAGCGCCAGCATCGTGGTGGTTTGGTTGCCGAGGATGATGGCGAGTGTGGACGCATCTTCACTACCAAGCCCTTCACCACACTTTTGTCTCATGCGAGTGATAGTCTCTTCGGTGGTGGTTATCATTTGACCGAGGGCGTCTTGGACTCGCTGTCCTTGTCGCAGGGCTTCATCTCGATTGTTCATTCATCTTCTCCGTAGGTGTTGCGGTAAACTTGGACGAGGGCGGCACTGAACCGCAGATCATCGTCCTGGTCCATGATACGTTTCCAGGTTTCCTTTTCACCCAGGTCGGCACACAAGCGTGCCATCATATCATCCTGGTGTTGGACGCTGTTACGCATCCTTTGGAACTGTCTCTGGTCGGTCTCCATGACGAGGTTTTGTGGCACAAGCATGGACAGTGCTCGGCCATAGGTGGTGAGGATAATGCGCCCATCGTCAACGGTGATACCGAACCGATTGTCTTCATCGACCTCGATGGTGATTTGTCTCACGTCACCAGTGACGGTGGTTTCACGTGCATTATTGCCCCAACCACTGGCGTATTGTTCTTCGGTTGTGGGTGTGTCGGTGGTGGTGGCCTTAACGTGGACCCTCCTGCTGGCTCGTTTGATACAGGCGGCTTGTGCTTCTTCTAGGGTCTTGTGGTTGCTACAGTCGCAGCCATCGACCTCGGCGTAGTATTGGTCTTCGGCAAGTTGGCAGACGATCATTTCACGGCGACCGTCATACATCGCACGCCAATGCGGTTTTTCACTGAATTCGGGAGAATAGGTTTTCCAAATGATGTCGCTCATGCTGTTGCCTTTCTTTCTTCGAGTACACCGAGCACCATTGCATTTGCACTGGCGGCTGGTATGTCATTGAACGTCTTAGGTGGCTTGTCACTTTTGGCCCCCTCGAACTTGGCCATTTGTTCGAGGAAGGACAATCGCTCGAAGTCACTCATGCCGTCGATCAGATCAAACTGGTGGCTGGCAATATCACACTTGGGATCGGTGTGTGCCATGACGTATTTGTACGTTCGCTGTTTGATCTCAAGTCTTAGGCTCCTGTAGCCCATTGACACGATGGTGAGTATGAGGGCCAGGGTGCCTACGATGATGGCGACGAGGAACACTGCAAACGGGTTCATTTTGATCTCTCCACTCGTGCGATCTGCGGCACGGTTGTAATCCGATCTCCACGGGTTGCGGCGGCGACCTGGATGGTTGTGAGGGCATCGAACAGTGCTTGTTCACCTGCGGACATACCCGCTCGGTTCAGGTTGCCCAGGCCCCTGGTTTGTTCTTCGATGACTTTGTATAGCTCGTCGTCGGTACGTGGCACAACGAGGCCGTGTTCTTTCAACACTTTGGCGACGGCGAGTTTCCTGTCTGACTCATGCGGGCTTGTTTCGCCTCGTCTTAGGTACAGCGTCAAGAGGGCGTTGGCCACTGCTTCACCGAATCGCTGGCAGCACGTGTGATAGCCTCCCACCCCATCCAGTTCGATGATCCTGGCGGCTGCGTTGGCGTCGTCAAACTCTTGTCTGGTTCTGAACATTATTATTCCTCTGCGGGCTTCACCTTGGTTCTCTTCTCTTCATTTCCGCAAGGTCATGCAAGTCTTGCATCATGCTACCGAGTGCTCTGCCGATCAACAGGGGCGGCATGATGAAGGCAAGGATCAACACGGGCACTCTTTCTCGCTCGTGGTAGTACAGGCCGATGGAAAATACGGTCATCGACACCCACAACAACATGACGATAATTGCCAGTTCTTGCATGATTGTTTCCTCATTGACTCGGTGGTATGTATTCACCCAGGCCGTGGCCGGGGGGCGATTCTACTACGCCGTCGCTGTAGACGACGATGATATGGGAACTGCTGTGACTCAGGGCATGGATGGAGACCCTTCCTCGGTTCTCTTGCAGCCATTCATCGAAGTTGTGCCATGTCAGGAACATGACCTTTTGCCCTGTATTGATTTGGATGGGGTTCTCGATGTCATACGCCATCGGGTGGGTTTTCGCTTGTGGCGATTGTGGCGGGCTGCACGAACCGAGGAAACAGACGGCTACAAACACGACGGCTGGCAAGAACGCTGGTAAGGCTTGTGATTTCATTGTTGTGCTCCTGTTTTGCTGTTCCACTCTGGCCAGCGCCCATCGGCGAGGCGTCCACCTACACAACGATACCAGCCGGTGTAGCCGTTCTCGTCGTACTCGTATTGGTACTGTCCTATGGTTTGCCAGCTAGTCATTTCCACCAACCTTCGGCCTCGGCTTCGGGCAACAGTTCGTTGTTGCGTTTGCTGATGGCCTCGTGCAACAGGCCAGCGGCCACGTGCAAGTAGGCCACAATGGCTTCGAGTTGTTCCTTGGTCTCAAAGGGCACCTGGATGAACTTGACCTTGCCATCGGGCATCCGCCACTCGCAGATCATGTCCAGTTCGACCACCTTGTAGTATTGGGCATCTTCGGGCATGTCTTCGTCGTCGTCCACTTCCTCAAAGGATGCGTAGACGGGGAAGTACCCATCGGGCTGGTCGATGAAGTGTTCCTTGAAGGTGTCGAAGTCGATGGTGTCTCTCAGCATGATGTCCGTCGCTCCCACTGTCCCAGGGCATCGTCCCACTCGAAGCCACACGCTTCGAGGATCGAACGTTCTTCCTCGTCCAGTTCGTGTTCTTCGGTGTGGAAGCAAATATGCAGAGTGTCATGCGAACAGTTGAGGTTTCGCTTACCCTTCCTGTCTGCGTGACTGGCGAGGATCGCACACCCCCAATAAATTTGTTGGTAATCGGGTGCTTGCTCTGCGATTTCGGGCGTTACTGTTTGGTCGTCGATAATCACCATTGTCTCCCTTCATGTACTGGATCAAAGCCGTTCTCTGCTTCCTCAAGGGCGACGACGCCTCGGCCATAGCCTAGCAGGTAGACCGGATCGTCGCTGGTTGGTTCTTGTCCGCCCCTGCCCTTTTTGTACCCGGCCTCCCATAAGGTCTTGTGCAAGACGAATACGGTCTCCGAGTGCAACTGTCTTTGCGGGCAGTTGGGATCGTGGTGGCCGTTCTTCCATGCACAGTAATAGCAGTCGCTCATTTACCTCTCCAACCTGTTTTCTGTTGGCTCGTTCTCCAAATCTTTAGCACCCCTTTCAACGTGGTGCATAGTCGCCAGTACAAACGGTATATCGTCGAAGCTACGAATACCCCACAGCGCAAATGCGGCAGGCCGATCCTCCACGGGAAGTTTCTTGACCGACTCTAAGTAGTCGGCGTAGTTTTCGGCCTTGTTGTTTTTTCGCCATTGGAGCAAATGGTCTCTAATCATCTTCACCCTTCCTGTAAGTTGTCCACCTTGCGACCGATGTACCGGACGACGGCAAATTCGATGTCGTAGATAGCGTGTACGATGATGGCGGTCAACAGTCCGTAGTACAGCATGGCGTACAGCAGGACGAAACCGGCGATCCACGAGTTGAAGTAGCCGATGATGCCCTGGTATTTGTGACCGTCTCGGAACTTGGCATTGGCCGAGATTGCACCCATGATGAACAGAGCGGGCGCATGTTCTGGTTGAAAGTTCAGGATCGGGTCGAGTGCTCCAAAGCTGATGAAACTTAGAATCGGGAAGACGACGTTCAGGTATAGCCAGTACACCGGGTCTTCCAGGTTCCAGGTCCAGTACATGAGGAAGAAGCAAAAGACAATGAACAGGGCGGCGATGCCAATAACAATGGGATTACCTTCGCTCTTGGCCATCATGGCGAGTCCACCAACGATGGCGATGATAACGAAGATTACCAAAAGCCATCCCCAAAACCAGTTGGCAAACATAATGCTTATCATGGCACCCAGGATGAACACACAACGATAGCCTAGCTCTTCCCATATACCGGCGAGGGTACTGGTGATGGTGTCGTAGAAGGCGTGCCCCTCGTCTGTCGTTCCGGTTGTTCGAGCGGGCACGAGGTTGAGGCAACTGAGGGTGGCGAGCACGGCACCCCAAATGTAGACCGGCCAGAAGCACAAGCTGGCAATCAGGGAGTGTTCCAGGCCGTTATTGCCTTGGCTCCACTCGAAGGGCGAGAAGAAGTCGGGCCAGAAGTGCTCGACGATTCCCCAAAGCAGAAAACACACGCCCACATAGGCGAGTGCAATGACCTGCATGGCGATGAAGCCTTGCTTGTTGCTGGCGTGTTCCGGGTGGTTGTGGGCTTCTCGTCCGTAGTAGAGCCGTCGCAGCACGTCGCTCATTCGCAATCCCTTTATGCTTTAGTAAACCGACCGGGCGTCGGTAGCCCAAGTCTCATGCGATCATGGCCTGTAATAATTGTACTACAGGAATTGGGGTTTGTAACCTAACTTATTGGAGTGCAACAGGCGAGCGGCACACGCACACGCTTGCGGATGGGCTGGTCCACTTCCACTGTTGCCATATCCTCAACGTCGGGATCATCACTTACCGATGCGTGAAGCAATCGCCCTGGCTCGGTACGGTTCCGCATCGTGGAGCTATCGAAAAACTCAACATGATGCGTTGGCTTGAGCGACCTCAGCTTGGCCATGTTCGATCTCCCTGTCTCGCTGCGTGAGTGTTTGGTGTTGAAGTTCCAACTCGGAGATTTCTTGCTGCAATGCCGCTTTCTTTTTGACGATGGCCAAGCGGGCGGCGAGGTTGGCCTTGCGTTCTTCCTCAAACAAATGGATGTCTAGGGTCAACATGCGGCCTTCGGGCTGCTGTAGTTGAGAGCCTTTCACCCAAAAGTATTGAGCTATCGGGCCTTCAACCGGCACAACCTCGCACTTGTCGTTGATGGCGAACAGTTTGAGTTTCTTGCCGCCCTTGGGTCGCAGATTAACAGGATGTCGTCGGTTGGTTGTCATTCGTTGGGTTCCTCTTGTACTCCAAAGGTTTGCATGAGGGCCTCGGCCACCATGTCGGCGGTCAATGGACGCTCGTACTCACCACCGGTGGCAGCAAGAAACGTTTGTTCTTCGTCGCCGGGCTCGTGACCAGTGGGATTGCGATGAAGTTTGTATTGACCTGGACCCTCGGTGGAGAGCACTTCCAGCACGAACAGAAAGAGACCGTCGCCGCTGATGGCAGAGAACTTGCCTTCGAGTTTGAATTGAGCGGCAATGGCCGAAGGATAGTTCACGTCAAAGAGGCCGACCTTTCGGCTGGCGTGAACGATGCGGCGGAAGCGTTTGAGTTGGTCGGGATACTTGGCACACTTGGCCTCGAATTCGGCCTTCATCTTGTCCATGCGTGCCTTCATGTCCAACTCTTTGGTTGCCTCTTCGCCGTAGAGGTAATGATCCTTGAGGGCCTTGAGCAAGTCGTAGCGGTCGGTACAGGCAAGCAAAGATGCCACGTCGTCGGGCTCTTCATCTTCAATAGCGACCAACACGTCATGGACCGTGGCCCCTGGCACCAGCACAAGTTGGTGCAGGGCGGGCCGTTCCTCTTCGAGTGAACGCAACTCACACTCACGGCAAAGATGGTCCCCACCATCCTCGTCACGCTTCACGTGATAGATGGATTCGGGCGGGCTGCCATCGTCCGGGCGGATGCTGGTGATGGTGCCACGATCTTGGATTGGTACGATGTAAACTCTTTCATCTGTTTTCATTTTTATTTCCTCTCATTTGTGGGTTCCTTTCCGCAGTAATTGTAGCCCAGGATGGGCCATTGTAAACTTGCCCCCCCCCTACCGGGTGGCAAGTCTCAGGGGCTCTCAGAGGCCGTCTGAGGGCCTGTTAGGCTTCGGGGACTGCTGAGTCGTCTGTGATTGCTCGTGGTCGTCTGGCGGCGGCTGTGGGCTCCTGAAATGATCGTAGAAGTGGTTGTGCATTTCGTGTGGTTTGCAGGCCGTACATTCACCTGGATGCAGCATCCAGCAAACCAGTTCGTACCTCGTGTGACCGTCGCTTCCAAACTCTCCCCATATCTCGTACAGGCACACTTGGATTTCTCGGCCTGTACCGTGGAAGTCTCCAAGCTGTCGCAGTTCGTCGTAGGGGATCAACTTCACCTGCTTATCCCAATCGACGCACTGGTAATCACGATAACTGTGGAAATGCTTTCGACCTTCGGCATGGCGTGCTATGGGCAGGTCTTTTTCGTCTCTCACGTACAGGTCGATCTCGTAGTACCTGCCCACTCGGGGCGTGACGATCTTGGGCTCGCTGACCACAACCTCGGTGGGCAAATAAAATTCATGTTGATGGCTCCTGACGAACCACGTGGGATCGGGATGGTCGATTCGTGTGAATAGCTTAGGCGTCATTCTCTTCCCTCACTGGCCACCATTCTCTGTAGCCTTGGCTCGTGTTGTCGTAGTAGTAGACCAAACCCATTTTCATCAGTGTGTGCGCCACTCTGCCGAACGTCTGCGGTGACAACCAGCCGTAGCACACGAAGCCTGCGTCTTCACCAGGACTATCCTTGATGGCTTGGAGCACTTCGGCTTGTAGCTTGGTCAACCCCATGTAAATTCATTTTCCAAAACGTGATCGAGTGTTCTTGACAATCTCTTGGGTATTTGTTCTTCAACCCATTCCACCACCTTCTCTGGTGTTTGTGGCATGAATTCCTTGTTGAGGTATCGGTCGCCTTCCAAGGACAGGCCAGACTTGAACCTAAGCAGGCCGTCCCTGAGAGTTTTCCACACTCTCATTCTGTCAGGTTGTTTCTTGATGCTGACTCGCAACGACTCCACACGAGCCGCCAACTCCTGTTCATTCCACTCATTAAACTCGCCAGCGGCTTCAATCGCCTTGCGACGATCTTCCGCCTCTCTTCGGCCTTCGTGAGGCGACCAAGTATCCTCTTCCGTATTTGCGGACACAAACTGCTTTGAGAAGACTTCCAGCAAGCCCCAAAATTCGCCACCCTTGGGCACCATCTGCAAGCGACGGGGGTGTGCCATAATCGCTGAAACTTGGGCGACAACCTCTTGGATTCTCTTTTCGTTGTAATCATACTGCGACTGAAAATTGGCGTACTCGGACGCCAACAGTGGACGCAAATAATCTGTGTTTTGCAGGGCGTCGAGATTGGCCATCCAATCCGGCTTCTCTCTACTCCAAAACAAGAACACTTTGCTGGTGGTAAGACCCTCTTCCATGTCTTCCCAGGAGAAGTAGGTGTTTTCCAAGATGTTGATGCCGGGCAGGCCCTTTCTCAACAATCTGGTCGTGACCATCATGGGGTTGATGCCGCCTCGCCAACTCAATTCATCGAAGTGGGTTCGGGACAGAACCGAGCACCACCTGACATATTTCTTTTTCACCTTCGCCGCCTTAGCCCAACTCTCCGGTCGTTCGTCGTCATCCACCTTCCATCGAGCACGCCAAACCTTTGGCAGCATCTTACGCTCGAAGTCCAACCACTCTTGCCACTTTGGATCGGCTGTTCGCTTGAAATGGCCACACCCTGATTCATCTGTCTCCAAGGGATCAAGGTCTCGATGCAGGACTATCACCAAGTCCACGTCTTTGGGTCGCTCTTTGCCTCGGCAAAAAGACCCAAAGATGCCAACGCTATCCACAGTGACCGGCAGGTCGGGATCGTCAAGGCGTTGGCTGAGTTGATCGAGCCGGTCTATCAAAACCGCTCTTCGGTCTTTTTTAGGCATCTGCACAGAACCCTTTGTCCGTTAGTGACCATTTGAATTCGTGACCTGCTACATCGTCTTCGATGCCGTGGTCTTCCAGGAATTTCTTACCTCGGCTATGTCGCTCAACTATGCCCTCTGCTTCCAGTTCTTGCAGGAGGGCAAATGTTTGCTCTTGGTAGATGGGGTAGTTGTCCACCATGCGGTGAACGAGGTACGTGGGAACTTGATCGCTGTCGGGGATCATCTTGGGAGCACGCTGACGCATGCGCTGGATGATCTCCTGTTTGATCTCGGCGAGCATCCTGTCATCGGGGCCATCGGGAGCAAAGCCACATCCTTGCGATTTAGCGAACGCCACCAACACGTCAGACAATCGACAGGCGGGCGAGCCTTTGATGATTGTATCGCTGTATCCATGCTCAGTCAGGAATTGTTGTGCTCGTTGTTCCGGGGTCATGCTTTCCTCTTGACAACCCGAATAATGCTTTGGGCGTGCCCATCATAATCAGAGTAGGTGGAGACCACGGTCGCTTCCTTGGGGCCACCTTGCTCATGCACTTGATCCAACCAAGTGGAAGGCACGAGCACGATGTCGCCCAGGTTGAGGGGTTCGTGATAATAGTAGGAATATCCACTCCCTCCATCCTCGGCAGGTGGCTGGTGAACCCCATAGGCCACTTCCACCAGTCCCGGTCTGGCGTTTCGTTTCTTGTCCTCTCTTGCTTTGGCTGCCTTGAGGTTGCGTGTTATTTCAGCACACTCTTTACAGACTGTGGGGACGTATGGGTTCTCCATTTCATCGGGCAACTTTTGTTTGTGGCACCCTTGGCACTCGACCGGCGTTTGCTTTCGCTTGGCCTCTTTTTCATCATAGTCAAGGTTCCAACAAGTGTTGCACAGTTCCATGCGGCCATTGATGCACCGAAGGCAGAACGGTTCGCCACACCTGCCACAAATGCGCCAAGGCTTGTGTCGTTTGTTTCGTTGCTTGCCGCACTTGCTACAAACAACCAATTCGGTGGTGGTCTGAATCGCCATCACACCCTCCCCATCTGTTTCAGGTCGTTCAAGTGTTGTTTGAGAAGCCGCTTGTACTTGGCATAAATGGCTTTCTTGGCTTCACCTGCCGTATCCCATACGCCACCACCTTTGACGACGTGGCTATCCTCATACTCGATGGACGCTGCCCACGGTCCATCATAGTCTTCGGCCCAGGTCTGACCGATGGGTCGGACGTACAACTTGTCGTGGTTCACACGGGCGTAGTAGCCCAGGTCGTTCTCGTGCCACGTTGGTCCCCAATCGGATTGCGCCAGCCATACTAGGGCGAGTACGGCGGCGAGCCCTCCCACTGCTAACGCTGCAAGTCCCATCAGTCAGTCTCCCAATCACGCAGACTTTCGTTTTGATGAATGTTGATCTCGGTGGCCTGCCCATCGTAGTTGGCTTCGAGCAGGTCTTTCCGTCTCTTTCGTTTCACACCGGTAATGACAAAGCGACCTTCCTTGGCTGGTTCCCCACACTCGCACAACGTAATGATTACGTATGCCTCCTGCTTGTCAGCGGCGGGGTTGACCCTTGCCAACTCATTCAACCTATGACGTAGTTCTTGGAGTTTCATTTTTATTCTCGTGGCTTATGCACACTGACATGCAGGCAAAATAGCATGACAAACACCCAGGCGCTTCCAAGCACCCATTCTAAAACTTCCATGTTCCCCCCTAGTGTTGAGCCATTCCTTCCTCGACTTCGAGCACTTCCCAATCTTTGGGATCGGTGCTCCCATGTTGGTCGATACGGTAAAACGGATCACCGTCTTCGTGACAGTTGTTGTGTCTGGCTATGTTGGCATACCACTCACGCCCTACGATCTGCCAGAGTCGTTCACGTAGTTCGTGATTCCCTTTCGGCAGCTTGCCGATGATCTGGCAGGCTGCCACGTAGCAGAGAGTTGGCGACGTGGCATACACGACGGCACGCACGATGTCGTACAACTCACTGCTGGTCACGATCAAGTGGTGTTCTTTAGGCATCGTCTTCCACGTCGGGTTGTTGAACGATGTAGGCTGTACGTCCGGTGCCTACTTGCTCGCCCTGTGAGTTACGGCGAATCAAGGTGCCTGTTGCTTCGTCGCACTCACCGGCGTATTGCGTGTCCAAAACCTCGGTGGTCAACACGTTGACACTATCGTCATTCGGAAACTCAACCGAGATATTGGCGTCATTCCAAACGTCCATCATGTCGTTCACGTCATCGTCCACCGGGGCGTCGATACACACACGCACAAGGTAGTCCACGTAGTATTGACCGGTCTTGGGTGCTGCCGCCTCGGGGTCAGTCCAAAACGATTGCTGACACTTCACGCACTGGTGTTCAACAACCTTGGCGAGATTATCGCCATCTTCCATCGACTGCGCCTGCCATTCCACCATATCGTGAATGATGTTGGCAAGTGGTGCTCCACAGAACGGGCATCGGGTCACACTTTGCATGGTACTCTCCGTTGGGTTGCGGTGGTTAGTGCTACCACCTACGATTTTTGAAGCCCTCACGTCCACGACCGGCCTGTGCTCGGCTCCAATCGGGAACGGTGACTTGGGCGGTGGTCCTGGTGCCATCGTCGAGTGTGGCACCCCTGGTTTCTTGCTTGCTGACGCAAGTGTGCTCTACCTTGCCGCACGTCTTGCACGTCCTGATCCAACGAGGCGTCGTTTTGGGTTCAACGTAGACGGGTCCACGCCAGTCCACACCCATTGTTCCAGGCGGATCACCAGGACAGGTGTAGCCCTCGTCATAGATCGGTTCGTTCTTCACGTCCCAATCGTGCTGGCAGTCACGCTCGATCTGCTGGACCTTTTGCTCGGCCTGCTTCAACTGGCGTTGGGCGTCTTCCAGGGCTCGGCGTGCTGAACTTGCTGACGTTCTGTCCGTTGTCATTTTTATTCTTTCTACCAGCCGAAGAACTTGGCGGCTTCCTCGTAGTTGCCACCGAAGGCTTGTGTTTGCGCCTCGCACTCGGCTTGGATTTCATTGAGTTGACATTCATCACAAACGTCGGGGCGACCTTCGCTGCACGCTGGATCGTAGTGACCACCGCACTTGCGGCAATGGTGCAGTTCGCATCCCTCGACGTTACACTGTCGCTTGGCTTGGGGCATCGTTCTCTCCCTGTTGCTCTTCATCCTGGGTTAAGTAGCGAGGCCCATCGTCTCCGGTTGGTCTCGTAAACCAAAGCGCCGAAAATATGTTCTTCGCACGAGTTGTTGGGGCCGAATCGAAACTTGCATTGGCGATCATTTTCTGCCAGCCACTTCTCAACTTCGGTCCAATCCCCATTCTCGCCAAGATGCTGAACAAAGAACTCGTCTTCCAGTTCATCACGAAACTGATAGAACGCCTTTGCCAATCTTCGCAACTTGGTGAGTTGTTCGGTGGTTGGTCCGTTCACGACGCAAGTTCCTCGTTGGAAATGGGCTCGGCGGGGTTGCAGAAGCTCGTAATCTTCTCGGTGACCAACAACCGCAGGGCGTTCGCTGCCGTCATGCTCGCATAGGGCACGGGATGGGAGTATATGTCCGGGCGGCTGCTGTTGGGGACAAAGGAAATGCCCACTCGATAACGGTCGCCGGAAACGTGCTGCACGTACACGCTGCGTACCATGTGCGCCTCGTCACGGGTCAGTGACAGGCCAAACTCATTGCCCAGGTCCACAAACTCTTGAGATTTCTTAGCCACAGCAAAAGGTTCCTCGTTCTGCGAGAACATCGCCCCTCGATTTTCCCTGGTTCTTCATCGCCGGGATTTGTCGAAGGTCTGTTGTTCCCTCGGGACACTCACAGTCAAAGTAGATATAAGTTTCATCTACCACGAGGCAGATGACGGCGTGGCTCGCATCGGGGAATGGAGTGTCAACAACATCCTCGATCCATACCATACACAGTGTTTCGGTCTCGCCGCCCAACTGGTCGATAATCTCGATGGCAAACTCTTCGCAGAGTCCACAGTTGATGTCGTAGGGGTCTTCAAGGCCGTGCTCTTCCAGGAAGTTGGGCAGAGCGGCCCGGATCGCCCTGGCGATTTGCTCACGCATATTCGCACTCGTAATCTGCGTCCAGGTTTTTGACTTGGCCAACGGTACGACTCCCATGCCAGTCTCGGCAAAGAACAGCGTCGTCGTCGGCTTCCTCCGACCAGAGTGGCTCTAGCCGATCTCCACCCAAGAACCTCTTGGAGTCTTCTATGGCCAGCCGATCCAACTCACTATTGCAGGCCCAACAAAAAGGCGTGTTGTCTTCGTCGCAAACTAAGCAATCGCTGCAAAAGAAATGACCGCACTCGCCGCACGGGTACGCTCTTCGTCGGCCATCATCGCATCCTTCGCAACGTGGTCTTTTTCTACCCATGATTCATGCTACCTTCTGGCCGAAGACCTGTTCGACAACTTCCTTGGGGGCGTTCGGCTTCCGCATCGGAGCCTCACAACACACGCTGGCCCAATTCGGGTAGCCATTGCCCAGGGGCACCCTGATCTCCTGGCCCTGTTGCCACGGCATGGAACAACTACGATGAACTTCCCATGCGCTGCCATCCTTGGCAACCATGATATAACCGTGGTGGCCGAAGCTGCCGACATTCTGGCTCTTGGCGACAACCACGAAAACCTGATGCGTATGGCCACGCAGAGCGCTGATTCGCTCTTCCTCGGCGTTGACCTCGGCCTGATGTTGCGTGTTCTGCTGACGCAGAACACGCTTCACGTCACCATTGTGAGTGTTGAACCAAGACTGGATCGCACGTTCCACGTCGCAGAAGGTGTACGCCGGATCGCCGCACGGGCGATAATCACGGGTCCGCTCGACGAAGCGGAGTTGATCTTCGGGAGACTCGAAGAAATGGGCGTAGAAGCCTGCTTGGTTGTAGTGGGCGATATGGCCGAAGCAGTTGGAAAGCTGCTTGTAGAACCACTTGTAGAAGAGGGACCGCTTGAAACCGGAGAGCACAAAGCGGACGAAGTGGTTGGCGAACTTGGCCTTGTCGGCGGCGGAATAGAATTCGGTGGCGGTGAACTGGCTGGCTTGGAAGGGCTTTTTGGCCATGACTGGTTTCCTGCGGGTTTTAGGGGCAAAAACAGCTTCTCGACCCCTTATACACGCCAGATGGCGAAAGGTTCGGTAAATTTGAAATAAATCTAGCTCTTGGGGTTCTCTGGATCGTCCATCATGGCTCGCTCGTGCAGGGCTCGGCCTGCCGGGCTGGCCATGTACTCGTTGAGGGATCGGATGGTCTCGGCCATACAGTGGTCGGCTGCTTGACCGTTGAAGACCACCGGATCGGTTTCCAGCTTGCGGAGCCTGCGTCGTTCACGCCACCAGTAAACCGCCCAGGACAGGGCGAGGTACAGCAGGAAGATGCCAACGATGAAGGCGGGCACAAGGTAAAGCCAGTTCATTTCTTCCCTTCCGATTTAATGATGGACGATACGTTGACCCTATCGGTGCCAAGCAGTCGCTTGATTTCCTCTGCGTGCTCTTGGGCCTGCTTTGCACAATCGGGACAAACCCAAATTGATCCATAGGTGTAGTTGTTGTGGTATGAGTACCAGCCGGTCGCCTTGACGGCATCGCCCACGTTGATTGCACCCCTCATGGTGTTGGGGTAATCAACAGTTGCGCCACAGGGGCACTTGAACGTAACGGTTTCGAGGATGGGCTGGCTCATTCTACTCTTCCTGGTCAAACGGAATGTACTCGTCGCCGACCTTCGGCATCGCACACTTGATGACGTTCCACGTCTCGTCGATCAGGGCCTTCTGTTCCTTCCACCTGTTGGCGGCAACGTAGTCATGGCCGAAGAACTTGACGGTTGACGGGCTCAGATTGTCGCTGTCCACCGGCCCACTGCCATACTGCACCATGATGGCCACGTAATACTCGCCGTGGTCTGCGGGCGCTGCGTGCGCCTTGTCTTTCCAGAACGTGGCACTGGCTTTCAGCTTTTGGCAGAACTGTTCAGCATCGACACCTTTCATTTCGGTGCCACCACTGAACTGGAAGTAGTTAGCGATCAACGTGCCCACGCCCATCGGGATTTCCACGTCGGCCTCGAAGGGGCTTGCGTTGATGCTGATGATCTCCCACTCGGCATCACAAGAGTGCTCTTCGTTCTCGGCAAGAACGTCGTGGCGGTAGCACACGATTTGGCAGGACTTGGCCTGCATCTTTTTGCCGCCAACCACGTTCACGCTCTTACGAGGCTCTTCGCCTTCCTGTCGTGGCGTGTAGTCACCAGCAAGCAGGTCGCCGTCTTCGAGTTGGACGATGGCGCTATAAAATTTATCAGCGGGCACCGGCACAAGACACACGCCGTCACGATAGCCGGGCGTTGCCTTGTCGAAGTGTTGCAGGGTGAGAAGCAACAGGGCTTGCCAACCACCGTCGAAGTGGCTGAACTGGCTGTCGGCGGTCTGACGTTTGACGAATTCGGATACTGCGAGTTTGTCACTCATGGTCTCACTTGCTCCTGATGGCTTTGATGTACTTGAATCTCGCCGTGTCGTTTTCGGCAGGGGAATCTTCGACCAGAAAAACCTCGGAACCGCCCTCGAATCGCCAATACAAAACGTGTTCCGGTTCGGACATAAAAACCTCAATCAGAACACGCCTGCCGGATTCGATGCAACGACGAACGTAAAAGCCGAGTTCTTTTGGCATCACACTGTCTCCGATACTTGAATGTTGAAGTTCCACCGTTTTCCTACTAGCTCACTAACGGTGAATCTCGTGGTTTGTCCGGATTCTCAACCGTCTTTTTTCCTTGCTTTCACGAAGCGGAGAGTCGAACCGGACTGGAACCAACAGGGATACCCACGTCGGCCATGTTCGGTGCTCTCGGGATCGTACCAAAAGTTAGTCCCATCCTCGGTGATGATACACCGACCACCATCGTCGAATTCATCTTGGACTACTGGCACAAACGGGCCGATGATCTGGCTTGGGTCTCCATTCATGCGAGGCGCAAAGCAGACCCACCCTTCAATCGGCCCCAGGGGGATTTCGCTTTTGGGCACAGGCAGGTCGGTCGGATGCTCGAAGACGTTATCCGGGCGTTCCTGGAAGAGCCTACGGGCCTTGTTGCTCGTGCGGGGAAACCCTTTCTTGATCTCGAAGGCCGAGGGATCGACGATCACGCCACGGTCATTCGGGTAACGTGTGCGAACCAACCGCCGACTGAATTGATAGGTCGCACCATCGTCGCTGCCCATGATCTTCCAGAACGAGTCGCCTCGATCCGTTGCGGCCACGTGCTTCAAGGTCGTACCGGCCTTCAACTCGTGCTGTTTGGTGTGGTTGAAGAGGCTGTCGTCCGCCCACGTGTTAATGAGCAACTCGACTTCCATGCCTTCGGTGACTTCGATCATGCTACCCATTTCGTACCTCTTCGATCACTTGTTCAAGGTCAGCGGGAAACCACACTTCACCCTCCGTAGAGTCGTTCCAGGACCGCCCCCAACCAGAGGGCAAAGCTGACGGCGGCGGCAACAAGTGCCCACTTGATATTATCCAGGATCATCATGCCCAGGAAACCAGCGGACGGTCCCTTGCCGTTGAGTGTGAACGTGAACAACCACGCCAACAAAGAGCCAACGGCCAACACGATGGCGATAATCAAAAATGCGATCATAATTGCTCCGATTTATCTTCGGGTTGCTCGTTGCTGCGGACCCAACCACAGGCCGCAAGGTTGCCTACGGTCACGTAGTCGCTTTTTGGTCGCAGGCGGTGAGGTATCTTGGGATTGGTGTCGATCACCACTTGGCCATTGTCATACACCTGGATCGCCAAGGCGACGGGCGGCTTAGATGGGTCGCTGTCGCTCGAAAGCCACGTGCCGGGGTAGACTGGCTTGCCGTGCTTGTCCTGCACGCAGTTGAGGCCAAGTTGCTCGGCGATGGCGTCCGGGTCGTTCGGATCGAAGTTGGCAGTGGTTGCATTTTCATCGGCGGGCAGACCAAAGCTAAACAGATTGCCGATGGCACCGGCATCCACGAAGTTGGGGTCTTTGACGGTGCCCAACCACTCGATGCGTTCGGCACACGCTTTCTGGACGGTCTCTCGCCACACGTCGAGCGGAGCGTCCACGCCACCGTAGGACGGCGACCACTCTTCCCCACCGCTCTCGGTCAGGATCACGTCCACGCCATCATCGAAGCCCCACTCGGGCGGCGGGTTGTCGTCGATGTCTCGGACCAATTGATCCAAGTCGCACCCCACAATCCAAAGGTTCAGGCGATTGCGGTCGGAGCACTTGACCCACTTGATGCACGCCTCAGAGGCGGGCGTCGGGTTCTCGGGGTCGTAGCCTAACAGCGTCAGTTGGAATACCTGCATTGTAATTCTCACACAAGTCTGGTGGTAGGTGAAGTGGTTTACTCAGACCCTCTTATACACAGGGAGGGGAAAGGTTCGGTATTTATTTCACTTTTTAGGCGATGCCCCTGGCCAGTTCACCCTCGGCCAGTTCCTCCATATACACGTCAGCGGAGCCTACAACGGCCCCATCGAAGTCCAGGCCCTCGGAGTCGGCCACGTGCCGCAAGTCCGTCAGAACGTCTCTGAGGGCCTGCTGACGGCCTGTTCCCTCACGTGCCGCCACTTCGGCGATCATGTCTCGCAACTGCACCTGGAAGTAGTCGCCACGATCCTCGTGGGTGGCCGGTTCGATCAACTCGTAGGGCACCGTCCAGATGGTTCCAACCGGATGGCTTTTCAAGGTGCCCCTGGATTCCAGTTGCTTGACCTTGGCTTTCCGGGGGTTCAGCTTGACGATTTCGCCCAGGGTCTTCTCGCCCTTCTGACGGCCAAAGTACACCTGCATCCCCACGCTGCAATGCTGCTTCAACATAGTCTCGGTCTCCTGCTTGATTAAGACTCCCGGCCCATGCGGGCCGGGAGTCATGTTGAAAGTTATATTCCAGGGGCGAAGTCGTGCAGTTCGATCTCTTCGTCATCGCCCTCGTACAGCAAGTCGCCCAGGCTGACAAACAACTCGCCAGCGTTCAGCTTCCTGCACAATTCTCCCTCGCTCATTTCGGACACGTCAACGGACTCTCCATCGGCGTTGGTTGCCTTAGTGACTTCAACACCGTTGATGTAGCCCTGGAAACAAAGGTTGATGCTTGGCATGGTACGCAACTCCGTAGGTTAAAGGTGCTCTCGATCAGACGCCGTGACTCTTGGCTGCCACTTGTTCCCAGGTCTCTCCAAGGATCACGTCACCCAGGGGAATGTCATGTTCCAGGCGATCCACTTCGATGGGACCACGCCCACCGGAACAGTAGCAGTCGCCGGGCAACTGAACCACTTGGTCGGGACGAGGCGGATTCTCGGGCTCGAAGTAGAGCCAATCGCCATCGTCATCCTTGAAGTACAGTTGGCCGTTGCCGTCACGGTACACCTGGAACAGATTCTCGCTGTCGCCCACGTGTGGGTAGGCGTTGTACTCTTCGGGCTCGTCGAATTCGAGTCCTGCGTTGGTGACGATGAAACTGACGCCTTGCGGGAGAACAACTTCATTCTTGGTGCAGCCACCCTCTTGGATGCAAGCGGTGACTTTCAATTCCTGCCACTCGTCATTCATTCGCATGAACGCACGAGAAGGCGGTCGGATCGGGTGATAGGTTCTCGTTACGGGCATGGTGCTTTCACTCTCCTGGATCGTGAGGGTTGTCCGGTGCGATCCAAGGGACTCGCCTGCTGGCAAAGTCGTAGCATGGTTCCTCGGAGTCGGACAGGTTGGTTAGCCAGATGACACCGTAGCCCATGTTGGCATCCACACAGAACTGTACGATGGCATCACGAATGTCTGCGGGAAGGTCGGGATCGTTGATGTCCGATCCTTCCCCATGATCGAACGTCATAAACACGTCGGACGACTCGGTGGGCCTGCCCTTGTAGTGCCAAGTGGCGATGCCCTTGCTCTTGTCGTTGAGCCACGCCTGGAAGTCGTCACGTGCAAACCAATCGGGCACGTTGATCTTGATGGCTTCGAGTCTTTCGGGTGTGCCTAGCATACGTTGACTCCTGATGTTTGCCAGATTTCTTCCAGCTTCGGATTCAACTCGGCGATCATGGCCTGGACCTCTTCTAGGCTCTTACCCTTGATCTCCCAAACGATCTCGACCTGCTTGTAAGGCCGACCGTGGTTCGGGCCGTAATTGTCGCTGCCGGGGATTTTCTCGTAGTCCGGTGCGCCGGTGGTTCGCCAGCTATGCTCGCTTTCGACGCCATCATCGAACGGATAGACCTCGGCCCCCAACTCTTTCGCAAGGGCTTCGAGACGCTGCCAGAATTCGGCACAAGAGACACCCAAGTCTTCCTCACGACACGAGGCGTTCTTGTCGTCGGTGTACTGGTAGACTTCGGTGACGAGATTGATCGAGGCGTGTTTCAAGGCATCGTGTTCATCCTTGCCCTTCATGCCACCGTACACACGCCAACGGCCATCATTGACCGCTTGCAGCTTGCCGATCTCGTCCTGCAACTTGAATTCGTTGATCGTCAACTCGGTGCGAAGCTGACGGGCGAATTCATGGTCCACGGCGTCTTGCACCCTGTCTTCCAGGGCATCACGATCTTCGCCGTGCTCGACCCATGCCTCGTAATCGTCTTCCGACAAGGCTTCACGAGCACAGTCACAAACGTTGACGCAGCTAACGAGCAGATCGCCGTTTCGCATCACTTCGCCTTCGGGGTTGACGCCGAAGACATAACCGGGGCTTTCGTTGAAATGGAACATGGTTTCTTGTTTCCTGCTGGTGCTGATGGTGGTGGAAATTATGGCCCTCGCCCGCCCGGTCCCGAACGGGCGAGGGCTTGGTTCATTAGCGCTACAGGCGGCGCTCTAATTCTTATTTTTGTCAAAAGACGTTCCATTCTCATTCTCTGATGCTAGAACAACTCTGACTGCCCCCGGCACAAGTGCCGGGGGCTTGCACGGGATCACGCAGCCTTTGCCGGTCGTCGGCCACGCTCGAAGGTCACGCCATTCTCTTTGCAGAACTTGCTGATGGTCGGCATCGAGATTTTGGCGAAGGGCTTCGGCAGGCCATGCTTGCGGCGGATGGCGGCTCTCTCACGCTCAACCTTGGTGATGCCTACGACGCCGTTGCGGGCCTGCAAGACATACATTGACTCTTCCAAGCCAACGTCTTCCGCCACTTTGGCGATTCGCCTACGCAACAGCTTGCTGCTGTAGACCGGGGGGCGACCTCGTTTCTTTCGGGCCATGTTGAAACTCCTATTCGGTTCCTGCTGCTGAACACACCGCTACTTTGCGGTGACACTACTGACACGCACCACGGGCACCGTGGGCTTCTGCTGCCCCTCGTCCGTAGTGACTTTCACGTCCACGTTGGAGACCGACACTCGGCCTTTGGCCGTCACGGTCTCTTTGATGACCTTGGCGAACGGAGCCATCGTCTCTTGGGCACGCTCTTTCCAGGCTTGAACCCTGGCCTGCTCAGCCTTGATCTCACGCACAAGAATCTTGTGGACCTTGCCGTTCTCGTCGGTCCAGGTCGTCGCCTTGATCTTGCGGCCTTCCATTTCAGCACGCTTGATCTCGATGACGATGGCAGCCGCTTTGCGCAGCTTGTCTTCCATGAAGCCGGGCACGGTTGCCATGATCCAGGTGAGCACTTCATCCAGGCCGACACCCTTGAAGCGGTCGGTTTCGCAATCTTCGCTGACGTTGGCAGTCAGGCTAAACTGGATGGTGCCAGACACGTCATGCTTGCCGACTGGCAGAGGCTCTTCCTCTCGGATGCGATCACCGAGGGTCTTTCCTGCGGTCTTCGCAGTCAGCACCTTGGTGAGGTAGACCAGCAATTGCCGGTCACCATTGATGGTTGCTTTGGCCATTTTCGTTTCCTTAACAGTTTGGGGTTACACAATCTGGTTACGCAGCCCTACGGCGCTGGCGTCGGCTGTCGTGCTGGCGTCGGTCGTTGTCGTCACGCTTGCGACCACGGTTCCGGTTGCGCTGCTGCTGTCGTTTCTTCCACTCTTTGCCACTCTTGCCCATTGATCTCTACCTTTCTTTCTCGGGCTCTTGGTTGTCACTCCCATCCTTGGGCTTACTTTCCTCTCGTTCATCATCGGCCTGCTGTTGAGGCAAGCGGATGCCTTGCTGCATTAAAAAGAATCGAAGGTGCATGGTCACTTCCTTATGGCCGGTTTCAGTTCGGGTCGCTGCCTTAGACAATCCGGGCCGATGGCGTAAGCACCCATGAAGCCGGGATCGTCTGCCGCTTCCATTTCATCTTCGGTGGCAAGCAGAGCGCCGGTTCCACCATCCACCACAACGATGCTCGGTGCGGTGGGGCGGCAGTTCTTGCCGCACACAACACAAGGATTGCGATTGTTGAGAGCAACATCGTTCTCCCAGGCTTTGCCGCTGAAAAAGTCGTTGCAGGTGATGAATTGCATTTCACGGTTCCTCGTGTTCGCCCCCTTATACACACGAGGGCTCAAGAGGGTTCGGTATTTTCTTGAACTTTATAGCCGATCAAGTCCTGGATGCGTTCGGGCAGCACAATGTTGCCGAATCGCCACTCGGGATCGACATAGTTGGGATTGCCGGTCTTGTTGTGCAGGTAGGGTTCGCAGTCGTAGTGGATCGGCCAGCCCTCTTCCAGGTGTGCCAGCGCCTCGGCGATTAGGGCGATGACCTGTTCCTCGGTCCACTTACACTCGCTCATGTCGATGGTAACGGAGCCACCGATCACGTCGTAACATACATCCCCAAGACTATTGTCGTCGAAGATGGCACAGATTAAATCGGCCCAAATATCACTGCCGAACTTCAAGTGGCCACCGGCTTCGTCGTCGTCGGGGTCAAGCTGATCTTCGGGCTTCCATTCGGTGCCACCGGCGTGCCGCCATTCACCGGAGAAGTTGTTGTCGGCCCCACACCAAAACGTGCGAGTTGCTTCGATGGTCACACAATCGGCGTATGACTTGGAGGGTTGCTTGCGATCTTTCAGCGGTACGGTTGTCATGTCCCTTGTTCCAGAAAAAGTGGTGGACGACGGCCCAGGTAGTTGAGCGCTCAACGCCCGGCACCATCGTGTTTTTCTAGGTGTCTCGCAGGCTGGTTAGCCGCTGTCGGCGGGCGGTGTTGCCAAATGGCCCGGCGTGTGCGGCGTGTGATTGTGATGCCTGTTGGTCCGAGAACCGTCGTCCACTCCCATCCTCTTGCAATGATAAAAACTCACCTGCGTCCGAGTTGCAGAACACTTAGCCGTATTCCGTTTTCCAGGGCCGTATCGCCCTGCCGGTTTGCAGTCCATCTTCATTCTGATGTTGGACAAACCCAAACGGGACACAGGTCGCTCGGAGTAGCAGGCGGATCACCAATGCGATGATGAACGCCAGCATGTTGATTCTCCTGCGGATGAAAATAATTTTCAGACAAAGACCTCGATCTTGATGTAACCGTGCTGGTAACCATCGGGCACCTTGGGATTGCGTTTGTCCCAATACTGGTACTGCTTGACCGGCCAGTCCAGGAAGTTGAACGAGACGCCGTGTTCCTTGCAGACATGCTTGACGCCTGCCTTCGTGGATCGAAGAGGGGCCACGAACACGTCGGGGCGTCGAAGACGGAAACCGGTGTGGCGTTCCACGTCCAACGTCAGAAAGACGTTGATGGAGGTAGAGTCGAAGTCGTCTGGCTCAACACAGACGACCCCAGGGATGCCGCTCAGGTCGTTGAGCACGGGATCGAGAAGTTCCTGCCGCTGCCGGGGAAAACTCATTTCTTCACCAATTCCACCATTTTGTGAGGGTCGATGTACCGGCGATATTCGTAACCGAATTCGACTCGGCTGATGCGGACACGCTTGCGGTCTTTGTCGAAGTCCAGGTGGGCGTCAGTCCAAACGATGTCGCCCTTGGGCATCTTGAAGCCACGGTTGTGTCGCTTCCAGGTCGAGTCTTTCGCCAGTTGCAGGGCCTTGACGGTGGTTCCTGTCGGGGTTACGTGGGTAATCGTCATTTCGGGTCTCCTGTAAGCGTGCAGGAGTGGCAGGGCTTGCCCTGCCACTCCCTTATACACGGGAAAGGGGAAAAGGTTCGGATTTATTTTCAGATTTCCGGGGGTCCGGGGGATTTCCTCAATTCATCCTCGGGCAGGTCGGCCCAGGGTCTCACCCCCAGGAACGAGGCGACGGCACAAGGGAAATACCAAGGCGTCTGATTCCAGCCCTCAGCGTCGTGCTCGCCGTCGTTCACGCTGACACCCTCTAGGGCCTCTTCAACCAGCCGGATGGCCACAGAAACGGCCTCAGAGCGTTCTACGACCAAATAAGCGGCATCGCCGATGTAGCCGCCAGAGTCGGTGTTGACAACGGCATGGAGCACGATCCGACCATCCGGCAATTCGGCATAGTCAAAGCAGGTCATCCAGTCGCCGTTCTCGTCGCCTTCCTCACCAAACCCAACAGCGAAGTGGAGGCTGCCGTATGGGCTCGTCAGGTCACGAGCCTTGGTTCGGTCGGTGGTCAGGTCTTCGTGGTCCAAGTAGTGGTCCCACTGGTCCAGCGGAACATCGTACCCACCGATCTTTTGCAATGCGGCAATTTCCTGCATGTTATAGTTACTTCCCATCGGCGTTTCCTTCCTGTTGAAGGTCTCTCAACTCAAACTCTTGAGCGGTCAGTCGTTCACGGGTTTTGGCCAATCCCTCGCAGATGGCGTATTCGTCGATATGCCATTGCAGTGACTTGCCCTCTACCTTTTTGACGACGGCCTGTACGTCTGCACGCTGCAAGACGAGACAGTTGATTACAACAACCTTCATGGGTTGCTCTCCGAGTCCGTTAGTTTTGATCCTTCACCCAACGATGCCAACCTGCACGGACCATTCCAGGTTTTCATCGACGTATCCATAGGTGCCGTTGATTTCGTCTTCGACTTCGGGCGTCAGTTTGACGCCGTTCTCTTGGACGATCTTTCGCACAAGTGCGAGTGCCTCTTCGAGCGAAGGCTTCTCGTCCATTGCACCCAAGGTCAACTTCTCGCCGTTAATCTGACAAACAAAATACTTTTGCATGGTACTGGTGCTCCGTAGGGTTAGTGCATGGGTTTCAACAAACTCTCAACAGGTACAACCACTTCGTTTTGCGGGCAGCGTTCTTCGTCGGCAGCTTCCTCAGTGGGGAAACGTCGGGCCTTGGAAAGATCACGCACCCAGGTCTCACCGGTGTTGCCTGGATCGTGGCCCAGGTATCCACCGCCTTGATCGGTTCTCTTAATAACGTAGCCGCTCATGGTCACTCCGTTTCGCCGGGGAACCAATTTGGATTGCTGGACCAAACATGGAAGTAAACGTAGCTCGGGTCAAAGTTCTTTTCGGCTTCGAGCACACGTCGAAGGTGGTCACGGTCGTGTGGTTTCGCATCCGGCCCTTCGACACGCTTGCGCCAATACTCGCTATCGTACTCACAGGTGCCAACCTTGCGAGCGACCTGGATGTCTTCCTCTCGCAGGAGGCGACCGTGACGAACGGTGCCGGTCTCTTCATCCTCGAAACCGTAAACCAGTTCAACAAGGTATCGTCCCTCGGGCAAGAACGTCGTGCCGCCGTTGTTGTTGGTGATGGAAAGGCGGCGCATCCCACTCTCGCCGTCACACACAACAATACCTTGGGTGCCAATTGCAGTGGTCATGGTGCTTTAGTCCCTCGGTTCGTTAGGATTTCGATACTGAAAATGTTTTTCCGTTTCGCCCTCGTCAATCGCCCGGATCAACTTGAGCGAGAATTCATCGACAACCGTGGGAGACGCAACGCCCATTCTCATGCGAACACCTGCCGCTCGGCGAAGGTCTTCCCATACGTCGTCATCGAGTTTGACTACGATCTCTTTCATCAACTGTCCGAATGGGCTTCGCCCTTGACGATTCTTTCAACGAGGGCGACACAAGCCAGGGCGTGTGCCAGTGTGACGCCTCCGGGCAGCGTGACGTTGGGCAACGCTTTGTCACCCTCGGCCTCATGTTCTTCCAACAACTGCATGGCCTGCTTGATCCGCACCTTGCCACGCTGCACAAGTTCGGGCTCTTTCTTCTCGATACCCTCGGCCTGTTGCATAACACCTTGGACCGTAACCAAGGCGGCACCAAACTGTAGTATCTTGGTCGCCTCATGGTGAGGCGTTGTGATTTCGATATGGCAGTTGTCATCGGTCTGATCGGGCAACCGCACGATGAACTGACTCTTGCGAGTGTCGATGCCTTGACGAGTGGCACCGCACTGCGGGCACTCTCGACGATCATCGTCTTCGTGGGGCACCCACTCGTGGTTCCCTTCGTCCCAATGACCTTCGCCCCACTTGTAACCACAACCGTGACAGGTCTTCCGCATACGACCGTTTAGGCTGCGCTCACCATACACTCGGCCACTAACCCGGATGCCGCAATCACTCTTGGTGGCATTGTCGGTGTTGATCCAAGCGTCAACGCTGGTGTTGTTTCTTCGACCACCAACACTTTGCGTGTTGTGGTCGCCACTGATCTGACCGTACACGTCTGTTCTCATGGCAACTGCCTCACGGTTTGGGGAGAATAAATTTCAGTCTTCGTCGTATGGGGACGGCCCAGGTCTTGGACCTATCTTTTCGCCACCTGCCGCACACTCTTCTGCATCGTGTTTATCAAACACGTTCTTGTCATCCAAATACATGGGCAACGAAATGGCCGTGTCTGATTTCCAATGGCCGAATTCCACGTCGGGGTGGGCGTTTCGATATTCCGCCAAGTCTTCCATGCAGTGAAACCGCATGTATCGACCATCCGGCACCGGCAGGGCGAAGCGATGGAAGTAGCACAAAAACGTGTCGGCACCCAATAGCTCTTTGGCCTTCGCCGCCACTTCTCTCAATGTTTCGGCTTGGAAGACGACCGAGGTTCGCCAAAAACCGGGTCGAGTCTTTATCTTGCTGGTGAGTGCTCGCAGTTCCCACAGTCGGGCAAACTTACCCTTGGCGGTTTTGGCTCGGGGATTCAGTTCGATGCAGAAACGATGCCGCTTCTGCACAAGCATTTCAATCCTAGCCTTAGTCATTCGCAATCGTGGCATCACTTATTTCCTTGCATGATCGCAGGCTTGACTGTAGTAACTGCCGCTGAAGTTAAGCCACTCGCCTTCGCTGTTGCACGCCAGATAAACCACGTCTTGAACCGGCCTGCCGGTCCACTCCCACTCGACAATCCACACGTTGAGGTTCGGCGCTGCCTGTTGCACTCGATGAACCTTGTGTGAGTCTACGAACTGCTGCACGTATGGTGGCAGGGTCGATTGACATTGGTCCGCATGGGCGTCGGCTGGCATGGTCTTTTCCACACTTAGGGCACGTCATGGTTCATCCGGTTCGCAAGAACGGTAAGGTTGTCGTGCGTCAGACAATTGTTATCGGGTGGCGACTGACAGGAGACTTCGATGCACACACGCACGATGTCAACGGGGCAAAGGTCTTGCTTGACTCGCCGGGCCGCTTCGGTTCTGGTGGGCTTGTCGCCCTTCAACAAGTCTTGAACCAGGGCGTCGATCTCCGCTGATTCGAGCAATTCGTCTTTTGGTCCGTGCGGTTTCGGCATCGTGGGTTCCCCTTGTCTTTAAATTGTAGCCCAGCAAAAGGCGAATGTAAACTTAATCGTCTTCGCCGATGGGATTCTCTTCCATTTGGACGTGCCAGTCGTTCACTGTTGCGTCAATGGCATCGCCCAACCGGCGACGAAGAGCCTTGCGAACATCCTTTGGCTTCTCGCCATACACCAACTGGTGATAGTGGAGGAAGGCCGCAAGGTCTTCGTCGCTTAGTTGCACTTCAACTCGGATCGTCTTCACTTTCCGTTCCTCGTCCACCAGCACACTTGGCCGTGGTTGTCCATGCGAACCATGTCGTAGTCTTGGCGTTGTTCTTCCAGTCGAGTGAGCGGATCAGCATAATACTGCGCACGTCGCAGGTTAATCAGATTCCACTCATACTGTGTGACTCGGATCATGGCGTGTGGATGGCCACTGAGGATCACGCCGGGCTCTTTCGCAATCGGTCGTAGACCACCGCCAACGAGCCTCGGTTCGATGTCATCGTATCCCCAATAAACCGGTTCGTACCAACTCGGCAACTTGTGCTGCTGACACAAATTCTCCACGGGTCCGGTACAGCCCCCTCGCTCACGCTTCGGGGGCTCGGCCTCGTCTTCAACAGGCGGCAGCCGCTTGACTTCGGGGTCGGGTTCGTACTCGGGATCGAAGATGCTGCGGATGCGGTACGGGTTCTCATTCTTGAACACTTCGTCCAGGTCGGTCGGCGTGAACAACGGTTCGTGTTGCAGATCGGGCGTGCTGTAGGTTTGCGTCGGTTCACCTAACTCGACGACGATGGGCGGGCACGTGTAGGTCTGCGTCGGCTCGTCCAACTCGACGTGGGAACGAAGACCATCGCTCAGCCCTTCGTTGTAGGCACCGTAATGGCTGGCCAGCAAGATGACGACGAGACACACCAAATGAACAAGGTTTCTCATTTCCAATTCCTCCAATCGTTGTGAAATTTAGAACGGGTTTCGAGACTGCCGGGATCGAGCGCTACTAGCCCGGCAGTCTCTTCCCCAAGGCTCTCGGGTCATTACCGGACTCACCTTGGAGTATTCCGTTCAGGATACGACACACTCCACTTCTCGTTTGTTCCAACACCCCCTACACAATGCGCCCTCTTCTGTCTCATGTTCGGCGACGATTTTGCCGCACTGGTCGCAACACCCCACTTCCCCCTCTAGGAAGATCGGCAACTGCGTCCAGTCATCTACACCTTCAATGCACTGAGAGTCAAAATAAAGCCCATTTAATTCGAGGAAGGTGTGGGTGTATTCTGCGCCCCCCAGGTCTTCGTCGGAATAAAAATGCAAGTCGAGCGGACTACCCATTCTCTCCCACACAATCGTGGCGAAGTCAGCGCACCAACCGTTGTTGATCTGCCTGGAAGTAATTGGCAGTTCTGGACCTTCCAAGAATTCATCACGCACTTCTCGAAGAACAGTTTGCAGTTGGGTCAAGCTGGTCATACTTCAACCCCTATAAACTTCGTCATTCGTTGGGTTCTTGGTTGAGGATTTCTTCGTAGGTTCCTGCAAGATCGCAGTCGTCACAGTACAGGGTTTGCTCATTGCGAGGAATGTTTTGGTAACCCTCGCCCATATACTCCACGTCGGGTTCGAGCGGCCCACCGCAATGCGGGCAAACCTCATAATCGGGTTCGGGCGCAACGCCTGCCTTGTTGGCCGCTTCGACGACCTCTTCGTAGGTCGGGTACTTGGCGAACGTGGCAATCGGAGTCCCACCGGAATGGGACTGCACGTACACTTCGTAGCTGCCGCCACTCATGGCCAAGTGAATCTCGGCCACTGCGGCTTGGTCGTCGTCCTGGTCACCGGTGTAGAGCACGTAGGTGCCCAGGAAGGCGCAGTCGGGATGTTGTGATGTAAAGGTCATTTGATCTCCACAGATTCCGTTGGTTCGATCTCGGTGTTGCAGTTCGGACAACGATCATTGCATTGGCAAGTGTGGGTGTCGGTCCACTTCTCGCCGCACTTTGAGCACTCGTAGTGGTTTTCCCACAGTGTTCGATTGTCGTTGATGTCGAGCACCAGATGATTGCAGAACGTGTACTGGTCGAAACCAACAGCGGACACAAAGTCCACGTACCCTTCGGGCTCGAAGATACCGTCGTTGCCTTCCAGGTACTCGTCACGCAGGTCTTCCAGCTTACGCATGGCATCTTCGGCACTCATACCATCGGGAGCAAACAGGGCAAACGAATACGTGGGCTCGGCCACCTTCTCGCCCACGATGCTGACGGTAATCAACACACGTGGCACGTAGCCGTCTTCGAGTTGCTGACGACGAATCTGGAACGCCTCGTGCAGGCCCAACAGCTTGAGCGTCTGCACAAGACCGGTCTGCTGGTTGTACGCTTCCTCGTCGTGATTGGCCGTCTGGCTCAAGGCGTCGTAACGCCTAATCAGATCGTCCAACTGCTGCGTGGTAATCATGTTGGTTGTGTTGTGGAAAGCAATCAGCTTGTTCATTTCTTTTTCCCTTTGGTACTTTTGCCATTCTCTTTGGCGAGCACGGCGTCGATGTCTACGCACTCGGAAGAGAAGGCCCTGTTGTTCACGAAGTCTACGGCGTAGACCTTGCCACCGTATTTCGTCTTACAGTTCCGCAAGTAGTTGTCCAGGGTGTCGGGCCACACGTCCACTTCAACCTCGCCACCCTGAAAGTCTGTCTTGAATCGCCAGCCGCCAAACTTATTGGGGCGAGCATCATTCGGGATCAACAGGGCGACCGTCTGCCATTTCTCCAACGGCACAAGCAGGTCGAAGTCGTTGTTGACTTCGATGTCTTCGCCGCATAATTTCTTGGCGAAGCTACCCACGATGTAGGCACCGTGGACCGTCATCTGGTAAACAACTCTTGGGAGCATTTAGTTTTCCTTTGCACTCACGTCGGTTATCTCGAACGGGATCGTGGCCCCCTCGGAGTCCACTTCCAAGAGGATTTCACCCTCGCACTCACCGCCCAGGACTTCCTCGACCGTGGCATCACTGGCGATGCGTTCGGGCCACTCCGGGTCAGTCGAGCATCCATCCACGTGAACACGTTGTCCGATGTAGAAGATGCCTCGGCCTCGGAACAGGTGCATCCACTCGCCGTGGTTTTCGTCGGCGGGCTCTCGAACCTCTTCCAGGTTGCCGTGAACGTCTCGGCGTCGGATCGTGCCGTCATCGTCGGGCCACTCGATCACGCCGCCGTCCGAAAGCACGTAACCATCCACGTCGAACTTATCGTCGGGCTCGGTATCACACAAAACGGCCTCGACGACTCGTGGCCCTTTGCCATCGGTTTTGCATTTTATTTTCCGCAAAGCAGCCGGATCGTGTTTTCCGGGCTCAAGGAAGACAAAGCCAAACCGATCCTCTTCCCACTCGGCGTTGTCTTCGTCGTAGCCATCCTCTCGCAGCTTGGCAACGTGCTTGGCGTTCAGCGCATCGACCACCACTTCGGCCTGATTCTCGTCGGTGAAGTAGCCCACGATCTTGACCAGGGCTTCCTCGACGTTGTACTCGCCTCGCTCGGCGACCGGCACGTTTTCCACAACGACGTAGATATGGCCAGTGGGAAGTTCAGCGTCGGGGAGAGGATCGCCCTCGATCTCCAACTCAAACAACCGGGCAATCGGCTCGCCGTACTGGTCGTGGATCAAATACTGCTTGCCATCGACCATACACAGGTTCACGTCGTCCTGCGGAACCTCGTCCGGTACTTCGGTGGCCTTCTCTTTCAGGATGCCGTGGTACGCATCCAGGGCCTTGCTGTAACTGCGTGTGGCCAACACGGGTTCTTGCAGGCCACCCTCGCCGTCAACTACTACATAAACTTTCATGGTGCTTTTGACTCCTGGTTAATGGGTGCTAAGAATTCAACAAACCTTTAACAGTCTGATACCTCGCCACCTTACGATCACGCTCGGCACCCTTCTGCCGAATGGTTGCCATGATGGCCTCAAGGTGCTCGAACAACTCACGATCTAGGCGGGCAATGTCCAGTTCCAGTTGGCGTTCCAGTTCTCGTGCTCTCTCTTCCATCGTCGGCATCGGTATCTTCCTCGAAAGGGACTCGCCCGGCCCGGTGGCCGGGCGAGTCTTGGTTCACTTAGGCAGCGGGTTTCTCGGCCTGCCGCTTCTCTCGCAGGGCTTCCGAGACTCGCCGCACAAGGTCGCTCTCGAACGTACCTGCGGCCCTGGTATCGAAGTTGTCGTTCGTGTGCTGCAACTTCGCAGCCATCGACCGGGCAACGTCACGGGCCACGGCACACAAGATGGTCTCACGGGCGATGGCGGCGTTCTGTGCCATTGAGGTTTTCTGCCGGATGACCTCGTTGTCGGCACAGGCCACGATACCCTCGACCAGGGCATCAGAGATAAGACGGTGATGTCGCTTCTGCATGTCTGCCATTTCGTATCCTCCTGGATCAGTTAGTACAGACGGGGAAAGTAAAAAGCCACAGTGGCATTACGCTTCGATTAGTTCTTCCTCTTCAACAGGCTCGTTGTCATGGCGGGCATAAAGGCCCCTCAACACTTCGCACACTTCTGCATACTCGTCGCTATTGCGGTCGAAGTGATAGAAGGCGACAAAGTAACGCAGTGCGGCAGGGCTGTAGTGGTTGCCCTTGGAGTGGCCGTCTTCCATCACCTTATCGTGCCAAACCTGGACCGCTTCCTCGTCGGTGGATTCCAGCTTGGCGGGAGAACCACCTGCCGGTGCCAGGATGATCCGACCACCGCAACCACAACGCTGAAACGATTGTGTGGCCTCGATCTCGATATTCGTTGGTTGCGACCACCGATCCACCTTGCTATGCTTCGGCTCTCGCTTGGGTTCGGGCTCAGCAGGGGGATCGGGCACGTCGGCGGCGAAGTCGTGGCCGCACGCACACTTCTCGGCAGAGTAGCCCACGTAAACTTTGCACTCGGGGCATTGCTTCCGCATGCGCCCAGGCCCATCGTAAGTCTTAATGCCCTGATCGGGTTTGACATACTCGGTGCCACACTTCGGGCACTTGGGCAGGATGGTAAAGTAGAACTTGCCGCAAGTGTCATTGGAGCACTCTTTGCGACCCTTGCCGCCTTCATCAAAAACGGGATAGTCTTCGATGGGCTTCCGTTTCTTGGGTTTCTTGGCCACCTTCGGTTTGGGTTGTTTCTTGTACTTCGCACCGCACGCCGGGCAGTGGGAAATACGCACTCCATAGAACTTGCCGCAATTGTGACACGGCTTGAAACCTGGACCACCGGTATCGTGGACTTGAGCAGGCTTGGAAGCGGGCTTGGGTTTGGACCGAGAACCACCCTTGGGCTTCTGGCCACGTTCCCCCTTAGCGGTCGTGACTTCCAAATTCCATTGCTCGGCACGATTGCGAGCGGTCCCTGCTTGAAGAGACTTTTGAGGCTTGTTGGCGATGTTGTACTCGGCAGCAACCAGCTTCCACAATTCGCCGTGGGTGGCGGGCTTTTGCTCACTCTCCACCTTGCGGATCGCTTCCTGCAATGCCGACTTGTCGTACTGGTAGGCTTTCTTTGCCACGGTCAACTCCCTACGTGGTTGCTGTTACACGGCCTTATACACAACTCAACGGAAAAGGTTCGGTGTAATTTCAAAAAAAAGTGCCGCCCGGCGAACGACGCCGGGCGGCTAGTCCAAGATTCGGTGCGGTTTCTGCTGTCTCCGGGGTTCAGGAGCAGACTGTTGCAGCAAAAAGCAACGTCAGATACCGGAGACTTGCACCAATAGTATTGTAGCACGGCGGCGTCCTGTTTTGTACTGGATTCCGTTCTATTTTGCCAGGGCTTTCTGGCAGACTTTCAGGGCCGTTCGCAGCCGCTTGGTGGGGTCTTCATTGGCACCGCTTCCATCCCTCACGGCCTCCTGAACGTCGTAAACGGCACGCCACAAAGCGGCCTCTGCCGCTTCGGCCTCGGTCATGTCGGGCACGGCCAGACTGATCGGCGGCAGCGTGCTCGGGTCCGATTCGTCGGGACGAGGGGAGTGTGACTTGCACTCGTAGATATTCGAGGCGTTCGGTTCCATCAAGGCGTCATCACCACCCTGGACGATCTTTTGGGCATAGCGGGGGTAGTAGATCGAACCATCACGCATCCGGCGAGGCAGGTCGTGTTTCCAATCGCCAACCAGGGCGATGGGTTTCAACTTGTTGCCCTGGTCGGTCTTGACGACCTTACAGCGAACGAACTGGTTGGAACCGTTGCTGTAGTGAACCACCTGATCGGGCACGAGCGCCTTGTAAAACGCATCGTGACTGTCGCTCAACGACTCGAACAGCAATGCCATGTTGACGGCAGCCAGGATGTCTCGCTCCTGGAACACGTCTTGCTGACCGGCATAGTCACCATCGTAGGTCTCGCCCTTGATTTGGACGGGTTCGTTCACGACTTCGCACAACCACACGCCGGTGCCTCGGCGGCGAACCACCTTCCACAGGGCGTTGCAGTCGGCGATCACCTTGCGGAAGGTGAGACCGGCGGTAACTTTGGTAACTTTCTTTTTCGGCATGGTTCAGCTATCTCCGTTTGGTACGAACTGACTGCGGCGTTCCTTGAACTGCCGCAACTGGTGAAGGAAGTCTTCAATCTTGAGCATGAACTGATACAGCGGCGGCTCAAGGTCTTGGGCGTGTTGACGATCCTCGATGATCCGGCGAAGTTCTCGGGCCGACTCTTCACGAAGCACGAGCAACACCTGACGACCAAACACTCGGGAGACCAGAAAGTCACCATCGGGATGATTGAATTCGTTGTCTTCCGGGTTGTTCAAGGCATGGCCCAGGTCGGGCAATCGCTTTGGTTTCTGTTGGCCTTGCAGTGCTGCAACGAGCAGGTTGGTGAAGCCTCGGTTGCAGACGCAAAACAGGTAGTACGTGTAGAGCGGTATCGCATCAAATGCGGGCTTATGCTCTGCCATTGTTTCCTCCATTGGGGATGTTCCGGGTGTTGTCGCAATCGGGATAACCGGCACAACCGAGGAACTTGCGTTTGGGCCGTTTCTTGGTCTCACGGGGGAGCATCGGCAGCCCACAAACTTCACAGCGTTCGGCGGGCATGTAATCGACCCAACGGTCGATGCGATCCTGCAAGTTCTTGCGCCAATTGACGACACGATGGACTCGCTTCGAGCCACCGAGTTTGATGATGCGGCCATCTTCGGCTCGCATGAAAATGTTGACCCTCATGGCGTCTCGGCCAACATCACGAGAAGCACCGGTCGGTTCGATGCCGGTGTAGACTCTGAGGGAGAGTTGGATGCCGTCTTGATCGACTCGCTTACCGTAGACCAACTCTCGGGTGCCTTCCAGGCGAAGGGCGTGAAACCCCTGCGGGAGCAAATGGGCTTCCATTTCCGCTTGCGAAACATTCACGTACTGTGCCATGCGTCCAGTCCATTATCAAAATTATTCGGTGCCATCCCCCAACAGAGGGGTTTGGCGGCTATCATGCTTCGCTATCTAAGACACGCCGGGGAGCCAAACGGTTCGGTCATGCCACTGAAATTGTAGTACAGGCTCCAAGGATTGTAAAACAGGCTCTCAGAGGCCCCAGGAGGCCGTCTAAGGGCCTGTTGGGCTCGGGGGTATTCTGAGCCCATTGAACCCTTTGCGACCCTCTACGGGCCGCTCTTACCCACGTTCTTGGCGATTATCAGCAACAGGATGATGATGATGAACGGAAACAGGTACACAAGAACTTCTGCCAGGGCCGCAAAGATGGCGACCACCACCGTCAGCAGAATCGGGAGAATGAAGATCGCCAGGGCGACACCACCGATGACCAGAAGGATTACAGGCAGTGGGTTCGGCTGTCCATTCATTCCATGTCCCCTTCATCGGGCTCGAAGTCTTCGTCGTACCACAAGGGCACGTCTTCGGGCGGCTCTTCTAACTCGTGGGATCGCTTGCCGTCAAACTCTCGAATCGCTGGCATGAGCACCGTGCCCACGTACACCTTGTCGGGGTAGCCATACTTGCGTTCACCTTGCTCTTGGGTGAAGAACAAGCCGGTCGCCGTAACCTCTCGACCGTCCGGTGTCATGTAAACACCAGCACCCCAATTATCGGCAGCCTCAGCAGAGTAGAAGGCTTCTCTTACAGGTCGTGCTTCTGGCGATGGGCTTCCCATTCTTCATCCTTCCACTCCCTCATTGTGCCCACAGCATACGACACATGCTTGATGTCGATGATGCCGTGGTCGATCAAGAACGCCAGGACTTCATCACCCCTAGCACAAATGTCCGACCCTTCCACCTTGAGCACGACGCCCAAGGTGCGCTTGTTGGAATCCAGTTTGCGCAAGTGAGGCATGATCGCCTCGAAGATGCCAGTGGAGTCGCCTTCCATCACTTGACTACCACCGCCCATCGGGTTGATCGTGTTTCTGCCTCGGCCCTGTAGTTGGGGGATGTCTTGCACAAGGTCGGGATCGAATTGGTCAAAGCCTACCACAAAACGATTACCGGCCTTGAATTTCTTCACCTTGGTCCAATCGTACTTGTGGCGCTGATCGGCTTGAGGATTGTCTACGTCCTGTTCCAGGACGTAGACTCCGATCTCATGCTGCCCCTGCTTACTCAATCGTTCGATACCCATTAACATGCCTTTCAATAGGGATCATAGCGTTCGTCAAACTCGCCCAGGTCTGACTCGAAGTCTTCGCCAATACTAATGGTAAGCACGTCGTCTTCCAGCCTGTGCTCCCACTTGGCGGAAGTGATGCCAGTGGGGTAGCCAGGATCAAGCGTGTCGTTGATGAAGTCCTGCACAGGCGTGTCGTCTTCGCCGTCACCTTTCATTTCGAGGTACTCGGCAACTTCCTCGGGGGTCAGCCTGAACGTCATTTCACCTTCGACACACTCAACGTAGTCGTAGGACGGCAGTGGACCGGACGCTACGGCATTGGGATAATCGCCTGGATCATCCCACGTGTCGATCTGAACGTCCAACGTATCGCTCAGTAATTCGGCCATTTCATTTCTCCCCATTAACCTTTGTAGATGGTCCCTTCTGTTAGTCAAACGTGCCGCCCATTGACCAGGATTGCACTTCGGTGTTGTGATAGACGACGAACCACTCGTCGCCCAGGTTTACGGTTGGATGCTGATTGGTCAGTTCACGGCCATAGGCAGAGCGATGAAACACTTTGCCTTTGGCATACACTCGCTTGCCGCCCTGCAACTTTAACTGGCGGCACTCGTGTTTGTTGCTGTCGGTGCTTCGCCGGGGCAACGCTTCGACTTTGGACCGCTTGAGCAACTTGGTTTGCGTCCATTCCAGTTTGTTGGCGAGGTCTTTGTCTTTCATGCCAGTCGGCACAAAGAACCATTCACCCTGCCTCAACACCTTTGCGCCCTCGGCCTCGGCCTTTTTCACTTCACGAGGTTTGAGGACTTCGTAAGCGTCGTCGCAGTTGCGAGGCGTCTTCGGCAACTCGCACACAAAGTACGTGCCGTCGTCCAGGCCACAGAGATAGTATTTGCCCTTGTGGAAGATGACTACGGCACCAAGGATGTGCCAATAGCCATAAGTTTTGCCATCTTCCTTCTGGCGTGACGAGGCAACGAACATACCCTGTTTGGGCGGCGTGAATTTCTTCTCGGGGTAATCGTGGGCGGTCGTGTAATTCCCATCGTCATCACGCCACAGGTACTCTCGCTTGTCTTCTCGCCAGAACACGATGATCGGTTGCGACCGTTCGCCGGTGTCTTTGTCGGGAACGGTGATCTTGTTCCTGGTGGTGGGCTTGAGCACCAAGTCAAGGAAGTCAATACCTGCGGCTTCCAGAGCGGACGCTGACACGGTGGGACCATCGCAGGCACGTTGCGTTAATGCCTGATGGGTGTTTGTCGTGGAAGAAGCCTTGTCGCCATTCTTGACAAACAAAAAGCGTTGCTTGTCGGTTCCTGCCCCCTCGATGCCGATGATACTGGCGAGAGGAAAGTGCGGGCCGTAGCTGTAGAGAACTTGGCCGTCGCAGTAGATTTGTGTGCCGCCACCACCATACATCGACGGCCCACGTTCGTAAGACCACACCACACGGCCTTCGTGGTTGCGGTTGGGCTTTTGGGCTGCATAGTTATCGACTACTCGATCTCGTGCTACGGACATGGCTCATTCCTCGTAACGGATGTTTCAGTTGACACCGGAATTGTAGTACGAGGTTCGGGGATTGTAAACTTAAAAAGCCCCGCCGACTGCGGGTGGTTTCGCATTTGGCGACTCCACGAAATAGCATAATCCTGGAACGGGCGAGGGAGTCCCTTGGGCTCAACTACCCTCGCCCCTGCAAGAACATAGGCTACACCGCTTCAACGTCTCCCACCTGTCTATTCGACGACTTCAACAGTCATTTCGCTGGCCTGCGCACAACCAGCCGGGGCTTTAATCTTCATCCTTTTCAGTTTCGATGACAATGCTGTTCGTTGTGGTCGGCAGTTCGCCATCCGGCACGATCAACATGCGGCCCTCCATCTTCGGCTCGACCGGGTTCTTGCCTCGGGCGTCTCGAACCAGATAACCGATCTTGCCGAAGCACAGAAAGTTCTTCGAGAAGGTTTCATCCGGTTCGCCCTGCACAAGATCAAACGTCTTTTTCTTCTGGTCAATCTTATACACGTTGTCGGATTCGGGCAGCTTCCAGAGCCCTCCATCCTTCAACACTCGGACCATTTCTTTGGCCCAGGCGATGTCGTAATTGGACGGTCGCCAGCCGCCAACGAAGATTCTCGTCTTGCCTCGACCGTATTCTGCTTCGTTCTTCATTTATTCCTCCACGAGTACCCTTAGTTCAGTGTCGGGTGAGTAACCGCACGCAGACGGGTCGCCGATCTCGTAGTAGACACAAATACAACCAGCACTCTCGGGGTGAACAGCGACCACTTCCGCATACTCGAATTCGGCCATCGGGTGACAGTTGAGAAACGGGCAAGACTCCAAGTCAACCTTGTCTCCGACCTCAAGGTCGGAGACCTTTTTCAGTGTGGTGCTGGCTGTGTCAATCATCATCTTCCCCAAATAGTTGGTGTAATTCGTCCCACTGTTCATCTTCCTCTTGAACACGAGCGGTGACAACGGCAGACTCAGCCTCAATGTCGGTGCCGACATAAGGCCACGCATCCTGTTCGGCCCAGGACCATCGGGTCGGATCATCCTCGGGCGCTGGACCATGATCTCGGATCAACTCTTTCAACAACTCGGGTCGCCGGTGATCGGCGGCGGCAGCACAAACTCGACATGGGTGTTGCCAGTATCCGAATTGATCCAGGCGACCGTGCCCATACGTATTGCCCTCGTGGATGCCGGTGGAGCAACAACATTGATCGTTGCCGCACCATCGCTTGTATTCCATGTCGTCTTTGTCGTACTTGGTGAACAGGTGAGTCCGACCAGCTTCGTTGTCTTCCACCTGTTCGATGACCTGTCCGCCCTCAACCACACAAAGCGTGGGATGACCAACCCCATCGGCGTCGATCTCTAAGTGCGAGATAATTTTCATAATGGCCTCAACTGTGATTCGTGGAACACGCAGGTCTCGCCGGTGGTCCACACCAGCACGATGAAGAAGTCGGGGTAGCATGCGCTCCACCGCTTCCACACTTGGCCCTTCACGCCATCGTGGCACGTGGGTAACTCTTCGGTTGATCGGATACGAACCATTTCCATTTTTTAATCCTCAAAGTCTTCCTCAAACATTCTCTCCACGTCGTCTCTAATTAAGGCTCGATCTTGGGCTTCTCTTTCGGACAACGTGAAGTCTGGCTGATGCCCCAATTGCTCAGCGGCTAACAGTTGCTCTTCGCTGTCGAAATAGAAAGTAGTCTTCCCCCACGTCCCATCCTCTTGAAGATAACGATGGACGACATGACCATCCGACCCCATCGCACTCTCGGAACAAAACCACTTGCCAACCAAATGTAGGCCACCCACAATTGGGCTGTCTATTCGCCGTCTGCTCCTGCTCATGCCTCCACCCTTGTGGCCTTGCCAAAGATGCGTGTGATGTCAATGACACCGTTGGTTCGTTTTTTGTTGTTGCCGATCTGGTAGCGGCAGCCACCCATCTTCTGCTGAACCGCTTGCACAAGATGAACGCAGTAGTGGCCGTTCACCCAACAGAAAACGATGTCGCCCTTTTTGATCTTGTCTTGATCCTCGTAGCTGTCGCCAATCGGCACAATGGTCACTTCGTCGCCGGAATTGATTCTCGGCTGCATCGAATTGCCACGGGGCCTGATCTTGACCGTCTCGCCAGCGGCGAGACGGTCTTTGTAGTGTTCCCAATTCATGCGTCGGGTCTCTCAAAGTAATCTTCATCCAGCCCCCAATTGCTAACGACTTCGCCATCTTGGATCAACAGGATTCGCTCGAAGACGACGTGGTGGCCATCGGCCTTGTCCAGTTCCTCGAACACCGCTTGCGGTTCGGGCCGTTCATGGCTGCGGAAGTTGTGGGTGTAAGTGTAGGTCCGACCGGCTGGCGGATCGTAGCCCACGGCCACGGCGAGGTACAACGGGCCGTCTGTCTCTTCGTCGGTGAAGTGCGGCTTGATGGGATTGCCTTCCAGGTCGTAATATCGAATGGTCCTGGTGACGAAGTTGAACGACGCACAAAGCAGCGGTTGCTTGCCCAAAGGTGTTTCAGTCACTTCCACCTTGAAAACGCCTAGTTGCGAAGGCTCTTCGGGATCGACTTCAAGAAACACGTTGCGGGTTGACACTTGTTGGTTGGGGGGCAACACAGTGGACGACCAACCATCGCTGTCTTTGACTTCGTGCTCAAACTCCCACTCGTCAAAGATTCGGTCAATGACTTGTCTGCTTACTACGATTGACATGGTGCTCTCCGTTAGTTTGTATCCCCTGGATTGTCAATGCACTCCCAAATGGTCTGTCCGCCAAACTCGGGATACTTGGCGTAGGGCGGACAGCTTGGGCAACAATTCACGTGGCCCCAGGACCAGCACGCACCATAGTGGTTCGTTTTAATTTCCATAACGTGACCGCATTTGGTGCATCGGTAACGCTTGGAGGTATGCGGTGCTGGTTTGGTCGTCATTTCTTTTTCCGATTGACGGGTAGTATTTGAGCGTCTTCGGCTTCGTAGTAGCTCAGTTTCCCCAGGCTGCGTTCGGCTGCTGCTTTGGTCTGATGGAAGATGACGTAGCCCCAAAACCACAACGCCCACTTGGCACGAGGCGGGGCCTCAGTCCCCACGTTGTATCTTTCGCCACAGCGGGGCAACGTTGGTGGGCTTGTTTGATTACTCATTGGCGATATTGTACCCCAGGTGATCGTGTTTGTAACCTTGGAACATAATGCCGGTAGTACGGTGGCCGGAATACCGGGCCGGTGGAAACGCCCACACGCACGTACATGGGGCGATTCACTCTCGCTCTCGGTGGCTGAACGACATTGATAGCCTTGACCGGGTAATGCGTGTAGTGGCTCACCACTTCCTTTTCCCACTTGGGATACGCTGGAATCTTGTAGCCGTCGATGGTCCGGTAGGTCGGATGCACTCGCACAATCCAGCCGAGTTTGTTATTGATGACTTCCAGTTCCTTGTTGCGGTCCCACTTGGTTCTTGAGACGCTGGCAACGTAATCCTTGCGCAACCACGCTCGACCCTGTGTGTCCATGACCAGGGCTTGGCTGTAGACTCGGACTCGACCACCCTCGGGCAGTTCGCTCAGTCTCACGAAACCGCCTTGCAGTTGCGTGGGCACGGGTGCCGGGTTGACAGTCGGAAGCATACACAAAACAAAGATGGTTGCGTTCATCAGCTTGTTCTCGTTCCTGCGCCAACCAATTCCTGGATCATGTTCAATACGTCGTCGTAGAACACGCCACGAAGGTTGGTTGGGTCGCTCAAAAACTCAATTGCTTGGGCTCGATGTTGCGGAGACTCCGGGCTATCAAAGTCCAGGTCTTTGTCCAGGTCATCGGGGGAACATACGCCCACACGAAACCAGTTCTGCATCCCATCGTTGGGAAAGATTTCAGTAACGAAGATCAGACCTTGCGGGGCTTCGTAATTAAATTCATCCGGGTGCAAGTCCACCGGGAAGTAAACCGAACGACTTCTGCCCTGCGACTCCATGAACGGCTGGCCAATCATGGCCAGACGTTCTTTTTCGGGCAGGTCGTAGAAAGCCCATTTTGTCGGCAGCGTCTTCATTCTTTCCCCAACAACTGAATGAGGCTGGAAATGATCTTGTCCAGGTGGCACCGATCCAACTCGCCGATACTTGCCTTGGCGTAAAAGACGATGCTTTCGCCTTCCAGTTCGGCTCGGATGTCCAGGTTGCCCAGGCGGCTAATGGCCTGAACGGCTCGCTGGACCTTGAACAACTGGTTGGAACCACTGTGGTAGCGGTACACTTCCGTCATGTTGGCAACGTTGACTGTCGTTTGACTCATGGCACTTTCACTCCGTAGGGTTACAGGTTGTTGGCACAAGCCTCCAACGCCGTTTCCAATCCCTCCAAGTAATCGAGAGAGGAAACGTCGATACCGGCACAGGCGTGGGCCAGGATCAAGGATTCGATGGCGTCGGTTGCCACGTTGTAGTCGTGGTTGCTTTCGGCATCTTCGCCGTCGCCCACTTCGGGCACTTTCAGACCGGATTCGATACAGCCACCGGGCTGGTTTTCGACGTTGCAGTAGACGTTGATGCCGCCCTCGATGGGCAGATGAAAATAACGTTCGCACTCACACAACAGTTCCACGTCGTCCACGTCGAACCCTGCCCCTTCGGTGGCCTTGCGAACTTGCTGTTCATTCTCGCCCCAACACTCGAAGGCATCAGTGGCCGGGCGACCTTTCTTGTTGCGAGTCACGATGACTCGAAACTGCTTGAGGCCATCGTGACCGAAGGGCAGGATGGCCGTGTGACAGTTCATGCAGCGACCACCAGCGTCACCATCCTCGGTGATACGTTCGCCGCAGGATTCACAGTGACAACTCGGATCGACGTTCTCGTAATCGTTCTTGGACATGGTGCTTGGTACTCCGTAAGGTTGTGCTACTTGAGAAACAGGTCGTAAATAGCTCGACTGATGAAGCCACCGGCGAGGCCACTCAGGACGGCATTGGGAAAAACATCAGTTAAACCGAACGCTGCCAATACCGCCCCAAAAACGACCGCCAACACAAAAAACAGGAGGATGGCCAACAGGACTTTACTCTTCTGGTTCATCATCGCCTCCGGTGAACTTGTCTTTTAGCTTGCCGAAGAACCCCTTCTCTTTCAGTTCTTCATGCTCTTCCTCGGTCTCGAATTCGTTCTTGCCCATGATGCCTTCGGCCATGCCCTCACCGGCCTGTCGCATTTTCTTGCCCATCCACTTGCCCACGATCCTGGATTTGTTCCAGTCGATTTCCAGGGCCTTGATGTCGTCCATCGTATCCAACTGGCCATCGGGACCGGGCGACACAACGAGGTAACCGATGCCGGTCTTGTCCAACCCTTCGGCTGGTATTCTTTCTAGTCTGATGGGATTGCCCCAGGCGTCCGCCTCGAAGTCAGCGGGGATCGCTTCCCAACCGTGTCGCTCGGCGACCTTCGATGTACGCAACACAAGTTCCTGCGTGTCTCGTACTCGGGCTTGCTCACGCCAAACGGGCAGGCTCTTGGTGATAAAGGTGCCAACACCAGCGATGAACAGCACGGCGAGAAAGACGATCAATGCGGTAACGGGATTGAATTTCTTCACAGTTCAGTTCCTTCTAAAAATAAAAACCCCCGGCGTCCGGCTTCTCCCTGATCCATCGGGCAATGTCGGCACCCGAATCTCCACCGTACATAACGCCTTATCCGCTCATGGGTAGTGCTAGAACTTCGGACCAAACCGACCTGCCGCTAAGCCGGTTGCACCATTTCGGGTCCACCCTTGAGTTTCGGGGGCCTAGCTCTTCACGCTCCATGCGATGCAGCCAACGGCCACGGCAGGCCACAATCCGAACTGCACCAGCACGATCAACAGACCGATGCCGAACACAAGCGCTTTCCACTGGTCACGAGTCCAATTCATGGGTTCCCTTTCAGTTTTCTTGGAAGGCTTTCCCCTGGACGAATTCGAGGGGTGTTATGGTCTTGATGACGGGCTGGGTGTCATCTTCGGGGTCACGGCGGATGATAGTGACACCGGGCTTATCGCCCTGGTCTTTCATGGCCGCACTGGCGTTCTGCAAGTATTGCTGACACGCCTCAGCCGGTGACAACTCCGGTTGCTTGAGCGCCTTGGCATACCGCTGAACGTCAAACAACTCTGCCTCGTCTTCGTGGACGAACACGCTGAAATGCGTATCGAACTGACCGGTCGAGTCCACCTTGAACAAGAATCGCTCGATGCCCAATTTGCGGAGGGCCGTGGCAATGGATTCGGGGTCGTCGTCCTGACCATGATACAGACCATTCTCGCACTCGCCAATGATCTGAACATAATCATGGTCGGTCGGATCAACGTCTTCGAGCGCTACGGCACGCTCGCCGTGACCTTCAAGCATCTGGAAATACTCTTCGGCGTGATCTTCGATAATACACGCCGCACAAACGTCGCCCAGGCCCTCGATGAAACAGTGTCGGGGAAGCCAGCCGTAATGCGTCGGCTCCGTTCGGACCAGCTTGCCACAACACGCACAGATTTCGTAGCAATCGCTCCAGTCCAGTTCAATGCCCAACTTCTCCAGGGCATTGCCCAGCATCGGCATCGTGTTGTTGTCGGGCTGGACACTGCCATCGTCGGTCTGTGCGTAAGTGCAGTTCCAGTTGCCCAGGGCGATGATGCCGCACTCGGGGGTTTCGATGCAATCCTCGAACGCCCCATCGGTATGCAAGACCAACTCGTCGAGTTGCTGCATGACTTCGGGAGGCGCTCCCTTGGAAGCCTCGAAGATCAACTTGCGGGCCTGATCCCAAACGTTTTGGTTGAAACTCATTCGGATACCCTCTCCCAAAGGCTGTCACCCTTGTACTCGATGGTGTCACTGCACAGGTTATTGTAGACTTCGGCAACCTGTTCGCCTTCCATCCCCTGTAGGACTTCGGCGATGTTGTCTACAACATCCTGCATGGAAAGTACATCACCACTCTGATCGTGGTCGGTTCCACTCGGCATGGCTATACCTCTTCGGGTTCTGGTGCTTGCGCCGCCTTGATCTCTTGTCCAAACACCAGAGCATAAGGCGGCTGTCCCTGCTTCTGGTGCCATTCCGGTTGCTTGTCCAACTTGACTCGCACACCACGGTAGCCGTGTTCGGCGAAGTAGCTCACAACGGTGCCGGTGCCAAAACCATTGAAGTTGACCAACACTCGGTCGCCGATGTTGGGGTCGAATTTGTCGTTGGACCACTCGCCTTCGGGCTTCTCGGTCAGGTCGTAACGGGTGCCATCGAAGTGGTGCTCCCAGGCACCGATGTAGACGTAGCCGCCAGCACGGCGAGCAACGATGCCAAAACGCTTGCTTGGCTTAGAAACGATGGTGGGCTCGTCCGACAACTCGCCGACCGCAAAGCGTCTACGCACTTCCGGCAACGCTTCGGTGTTCAGCCAGTAGATGAAGGGAAGGTGCTGCCACTCGTCCTGCGGCAGGTCTTCGTCGGATTCGGGACCACGGTAGGCGATGCGGTCGTGAACGATGTCGATGCCACCGGTGCCTTGGTCGATGGCTCGGCAACCCCAATAGCGAACCGGGTCGCCCTTCTCTTGAGTCACTTCGTCGGGTACTTGTAAACCAAACATGCTTTTGCATCCTCTTATGAAATTTATTTATGCAGCTTTCTTGGAGGCTGCGGCTCGTCGGTCTTCATTGGGCACAAACAGAATCTTGAACGTGCAGCCAGCAGACGTGTTTTCGATCTCACGCAAGAACGTCCAAACGCCGGTCTCCACGTCCACCAAGATTCGACCATCCAGGCCGTGTTGTAGACAAAAAATGTTGTTGCGTCTTTGCAGGATCGTGCCGTTCGGCAGTTCACACAATGTCGGCATTAAACGGTCCCTCCCAGGCGTTCCATGTTTCGCAGATGACAATGCGGGCATACGTCCGACTCGTCGTGAATCGTCTCGCACTCGGGGCACTTGACACAATGAGGCGGCAACTCGGTGGCCGATGCCAGTTCCTCGGCACTTGGCTCGCCTCGCTTCGCTCGGCGATCCGCTTCGATCTCTGCTAGTTCGGCATTGCCCTTGAAGACCCTAGCCCTTGGACTGTTGCCAGACCGGCGTTGCCGATCATCGGCTGCCGCCTCTTCCAACATGCGATTGATCTTCCAAATGCTAGGCATCGTTGGTGTGCTCCAACATTTCGGCGGTGACGGTGATGGGGGTGCGCTTGCCGACCTGAATCGTGTCGCCGGGGTTGACTTCAACAGCCACGCCCAGGTCTCGCACAACTTCACCATTCAGCTTGACGATGCCTGTCACAACGTAGCGTCGGCCTTCACTCATGCTGACGGTCTGACCGGCCTCGGCGAGCAATCTGGTCAATTGAACTTTCATGGATTCACGCCCAGGTGTTCAGCGATTTGTTTGGCGGTCCATTCCTCGAACATGGCCCTGAACTGCGACGATGGACGAGCGGCAGCCAAGGCCCTGGCCAGACGCCGGAATTGTTCCGGCACCTGAGATTCCAGGTCTCTTCGCACCCTTATACACGCCAAACAGCCACAGCGTTCGGTCTTTTCCAAAGATTTTGCCAAATCCAGCAGTTGCTCGGCTGGCGATGGCCTGTAACTCGATTCAAGGGCACGCTTTACGACTGCGATTCCCAAAACATGCTGGAATTCATTCAGATTCATGGCTTTCATCCCCCTCTGCTTCCAGTTCCGCCACCTTGGCCGCAACAAAGTCGTCCAGGTGAAATGCCTCGCACAACTCCCTAACGGTCGTTGTGCCATTGGGACATTCGATCTCTTCGTTCCACACTTGATCGTCGTCCATTAGAACGGCCTCAGCGGCTCGCTCAACGGCCTTTAGGGCGTAGGGCACTGCCGCCCTGTCATAGGGCGGATAGTGATTGTAGAGCAAATGGTGCTCCATCATGGCTATGTCTGACAACAGGGCTCGGGTTTGGCCAGCGTCCATTATTCATCCTCCGTACCGGGTGCAATTTGCAGTCGCATGTTGATCTTGGGCGCTGGCATCTGCCGATCATCCCTCGGCACGAGGGTGTAGCCCACCACCTTGCCCCTCTCAATCAACCGCCTGTTGGCGGCAGTCAATCCACGTTCCAAGAACAAGTTGATCTCGCCAGCATCCTCGGGAGAAACTCGCCGTTGATCTCGGGTCACCAAGACGGGCCGATCCGGCGTGCCGGGAGGCTCGTCGGTGAGCCACCCCAACCGGATTTGATCCAGGTCGGGCGATGGCTCAAACGTCTTCGTTGATGACCAGGAGGCTTGCAGCTTCATTGGTTTTCCCTGCTGACATTGTAGTACAGGTTTGCCGATTGTGAACTAACTTCCAAGAGGAACGAGCGTCACGGCACCAAACGTCTGGCCGCTGATCGTGCCCTCCACCGGCTGGAACTGTTGCAGGGCATCATTGGCGGCATCGACGATGGCTTGGTAAACTCGAAGTTGTTCGGCTTCCCTGGTCATGCCCTCGGGCCGGTCGGTGGCAACCACCATCGTTATATGGGTCATCGTTTTCATCGTTTCCAATCCCTTTCAAGTCGCACTTCGGCTTTCGTTCGTAGATCGGGGTTGTGGTAACCGTCCACCACCCAATCCTTATTGACACTGAAAACAAAAACTGTTTTGCATCCTGCACAAAACACTAGGCATCCTGCCAGTAACAGCTTTTTCATTTGCCGGTCTCCATCACTCGAACCACCAGCTTGTCCACGTTGAAGGCAACACTGCCATCGCCAAACTGGAATGACAACTCGGCGTCGGTCTCGTCGATGATCTCGCCCTCGTGTTGCGAGCCAACCTTGAACGTCTCGGTTTCGGTCTCGGCGTGCTCGGTTCCTTCATCGAAGTCGGTCACCAACTCAAGTTCAGCGTCGTGTAGAAATTCGATGCGATCCATGTCGCTCCCCTTTCTAAGATTTATTTCTTGTCACCGAACGGCAGCCACAGCTTCGGCTTCACCACCTTGGCGTTGCCTCGACCAGTGGAGCCACCATAGCCCATGTCCACGGGGTCGTACTGGCCCCAATCCAAAGGCGGAATGTCCATGACAACCACCTTCTCTTCCGGAGGATGCGGGATGCCACGAGCATCGAGTTGTTCCAAGCCAGCCCTGGTGATCGAGTATCCCTTGCTGGTCACGGCCACCAATGCCGGTTCATTCGACGTAGCGGTAATCAGCGGCGGCATCAGGAATTTGGTTAGTTCTTCCACCTTACACTGAGCATAGTGGCACAAACGGTCCCTCGGGATCGCTCCCTGCTGACCCAAGGCCACCAGGATGCGCAAGCGCTGGAGCGTCATGCCCAACGGATCAATGTCACTGTCTTGCGCCACGGCGGCTGCCACCTGTTCCCAATCCACACGACCACGCTTAGACTGGATTTCATATTCCGTCCGCATGTCTTTGGCAAAGGCCAAAGCCTCACGAGGAACACGCCAGCAATACTTTGCCACGATACGGCACACCGACATCGGCCAGTCTTTGTTGTTCAACTGAACGATCTCGGCGATCTCTTCACGGGTGTAGAGATTCAAGTAGACCTTGCGGAACCGAGTGTCGAACGCATCGAACAACAGACCACGATCCGTGGTGGCAATCACCCAACAAATGTTCCGGCAGTCGGCACTCCACCCTTCCTCGGTGGCCAGCTTTCCATCCTTCGGTTCAATGGCCTTGAGCAGGCTTTGCACAGTCTGCTTCGGCAACGCATGAACCTCGTCGATGAACAGCACCAGCGGCGGAATGACGAAGTGGTTGTCGATGTTGGGCACAAGCTGTAGGGTGATTTCCTTACCCAGGCTTCTGCTGAACACTTTGATCTTCTCAAGAACAAGTTGGATTTCTTCCAAAATGTTCTTCGGACCTTTTACGGCCTTCGGGTGGACTTCCACAAACGGCAGAAGCACCGTATCTCCGAACAGTCTCGCCAGCGTCGTCTTACCAGTCGAAGACGGGCCGACCAGGGCAAAGGATTGATCGCTGCACTCGTGGTTCGGCTCTCCCCACGCCGCATACGCAGCACGAGACAGACGCCGCAGCGCCTTCTCATTGCCAATGAACTTGGACAACGGGCACTTCGGGTTACGTGAATCGGTGATCCATCGCCGGTCTTCATCAGTGAGGCCGCTATGATCGAACGTGCGCTCGTACTGGGGCGTACCAAGCAGGCTCGGATGCGGTTGTTTCTTGCGTACCATTTATAGCCTTTCGGGTTGTTTGTCGCTCTAGTTGGTCTCCCTTTTGTAAGTGGCATGGCGTTAAATGGTGCTTGGGTGCTCACGCAACTTTCACGGCGTCGATTTCTTCGCCCTGATACTCTTCCAGGATCGTTCGCACAATCCGGGGCCACAAAACCGCAGGTGCTCGGCGGCTATATGGCAATTCGGTTTTCGGGTTGATATGTTGCTCGGCTACACGGGACTGCCAGCCCCACTCGCCATCGTTCAAGTAGGCGTCAAGTACAGCACGCTCGAATTCGGTCATCTTCGCACGAGCACGCTCTACAGCCGCCCTTTGGTCGATGTCCAACCGCAACTCTTCCTCGCCATCATGGAAGTTGCCCAGGTGAAGGCCGCTTCGGTACAGGCCATTGCAGTTGTTTTGACGACCGTTGGTTCGCACGTGATTTTCCTCGTAGGCTTCCACCGCCTGATGGCGACTCTCACCCCCACCAGCGAAGTCCCACGCCTGAACCACTTCGGCCAAGGTCAATTCCACCAACCGGGCCTCAGCGTCGGTGAACTGGCAGTATTCACACACTTCGGCAAACGTCGTGGGCCGGTTCATGGATGCCCTGGCATCCTCGTACATCCGATGAAGACGACGAGCATCATTCGACCAGGGACTCAACGGATTGTCTTTCACCGTGGCCGTGCCCATGCGCCTACGAACGCAGTGGTACAGGTAGGTGATAAACTCCACGTCTTCCCTGGTGTAATGATAGATGGCGTTGATGCCTGCCATCACAGCTTCATCGTAATAGTCTTGGACTCCAAGCGTCTGTTCCTTGTGGTTTGACCAGAACCGAATGGCCAGCCGCTCAAACAGCCGACTGAAACCACAGAGCACTTCATCTTGAATGTTGCGGACGGCAACAATGCGGGAGAGGGCTCGATTCGAGATTCTGACACCCCTCGGCTTCGGCGCTTTCTTCCGCTTGCCTTCGTCGTCAAAGACAAAACCGCAACGGGGGTTTTTGGTCACACTCGGCACAAACAAAAGCGGCTTTTTCGACGGACGGCCCACCCTGCCCTTGGGGTCTATACGTCTGGACACCTGACCGTTCATGGAAGCCAGCCAGTCGAACAACTCCTGGCGGAATTCAGCACGAATGTACTGATTCGGCCCCAACTTGTTGGCCTTGCGCAACGCTTTGTGCAACCGCTTGATCTCTTCGTTGCCCCTACGCATGATCGAAGACGTTGCCTCGGTGCGTTCGGGGTCCATCGGAGAGTACGGCAGCGTGTAGTATTCTTGTCCCTGGTAAACCGACATCCTGTTCTCGCTTTCCTGCTGAGTTTTTGAAAACTATATTCAACTCCCCCCGGCACCAGTGCCGGGGGAGTTGTTCGTTTGTCAGGCCGCTTTCTTGGCTTCTCTCTCCATCGCCTCGGCGATGCGGACTTCGCTCTCTTCCAGAGCGGTATCGTAGTCGATACCCATGACCCAGGCGAGACCCTGCAAGTAGCCCTTGCGGTTGCGGGGTGTTACGTCGAATTCCGCCTCGACGGCCTTCAACGTGGCCACACGACGCCGCTCGTCGGCCTTGGGGTCGATCTCTTCGTCGCCGTTGGACTTGCCGCTCTTGACCTTCAAGCCCTTCTCGATGGCCTTGGTGACGCCCAGGCGACCGTCTTCGACGGCCTGCTGTTCCTTCTCTTCCAGGTAGGTGAGGCCGAGACGACCACGCACAAACTGGTAGTCCTGGTTCAGGTGCTCGGCGACCTGCCGGATGGTCATGCCATCGTCGTAGTATTCTCGGAACACGTGGCCAATCTCCACGTCGGTCATGTCCTGCCGTTGCAGGTTCTCGGCGACGGCAAGATCGTAGGCTTCATCGGTGGTGACTCGCAAGAACGTGGCACCGATGTCGCAGGCACCGCCGTGCTTGGCGTAGTTGTACGCAGCGGCCAGATAACGGCGCTCACCCATGACGACGCCGTAACGCTGGACGTACTCGACCGGATCGGTTCCGGCCACTTGCGACCGGAAACTTCGGAGACTGATCGGCTGCAATTCTTGCTTCCTGCGGGATGCTGCCAGTTCAACCAAACCCTTCGGGCCGCTCTCGTAGGCTTCGACGAGGCGGCAGAATTCGGCACGCTCGGCGGCATTATCGCTCAAAGCCAGATCATGCACAAGAGCAATCGGCGAGCACTCGATGCCCTCTTCGACCAGACCACGGGCGAGGCCACGGGCCGGTGTGCGGGGGTTGTGGGTGACGGTGATGTCACGAAGGTGGATGCGATGGATGGACTTGTCGGACATTGGGTTCTCCCTTTGGTCAAAACGGGTACGTTGGATTGTAGACACACACAAAAGGTCGATGGTTCGGTTAAAACGGCTCTCCATCATCGACAACCGGGCCGTGCTCCCCCTTCATGCCGTCCAGCATCTTGCCGAACTGTCGCTTGGTGATGCCACCACGTTCGTGGGGCTCTTCCTCTTTGTCGTAGGGCAACGGCTCGGTGACTGCCGCATCGTTCAATTCAGCCGGGGCGTGCTTTGCCTCGGTGTACTGAGTCGCAACGGGATCGGTGAGGTACTCTTCCGGGTCAACGTCCGGATACTGCGTGATGGCAAGGATGTCTTCGGCATCGAACTGCAACGACCGTTGAGCCATGTTGCCGAACGGCCAGTTCTCGACGTAGTACAAACGATGACGGGCACGGGTCGCAGCCACGTAGCAGGCGTTGAATTCCTGCTGCTGTTCATCGCTCACGGTGCCGTCAGCGTTCGGCTTTGCCGTGGGGAAGGGCAGAAGGTCGGGGCGAAGGATGAACACCACGTCCCACTCGCCGCCCTTCGCACGGTGAACCGTAGACAGGACAATGACGCCGGGGGCCGGTTCATCGGTGAACAACTTGTTCAGTTCGGCCAAAACGCTGGTGACCTTATCGTCGGCCACGTGGGTGGCGACAACTTCCAGGCACTCGCAGTTTTGCACAAGCACTTCCAGCTTGTTCTCGTAGCCTTCGTCAGCCAGCTTGGCGGACTGGACTCGGCGGTAGTTGGCCAGCCGGGTCAACAGACCTTCCTCGACGATGTTGCCTTCCGGGTCTCGCTTGTCACTGATCCGGTTGGTGTAGTCTTCGTGCTCGGTATCTTCGATAATCCGGCCCCTCTCGTCCACCTTGTTGTGCGTCAGTTGGGCCACAAGTTGCTTCAAGGGCTCGCCGAACGACTCACGACCGAGGATGCAGCACCGCTTGGCCATCGCCGTCAGTTGGTAAGCGGTGACAACCAGTTCCTTGTTGGTGCGGCAGAGGAAGGCGAAAGACACCGGGTCTTTGCCGGGCAGGGGGAGGCTGCGGCGGGCACTCTCGACGCCATCCGGCAGAGCGATGTCCACGCCGTCGTTGTTGACTCGCTGAAGCGCCTCGGCGAACGTGCAAATATCCACGGTGCCCAGGGCATCGGAGTTGCCTTGAAGTTCGGGCACCCACTTGCGACCACGCTGGATGACAAGCCGGTCGCAACGGTAGTTGATCGGCAGTTGCCGCTCGGTGACGGGGCGACCATTCCGTTCGAGCATTTCGATGATCCGCTCGAAGGCGTGACAGTCGGCACCACGAAAGCGGTAAAGAGACTGCTGAGGATCGCCGACACAAATGACACGAGGCATTTCAAGTTCCTTGAGTTTGGGGTGATGAAAACCTTCCGCCCCCTTATACACAACTCGGGGCGAAAGGTTCATCTGTTTCCAAATTTATTTTCCCTTCGGAGGCTTCACGGCTTGCAGCCGCTCCAACAGGAGCACTTGGCAGGCATTGAAGTCCTGCGATTCGTCGGTGAACAGCAAGTCGAAGTAGGGCATTTCGAGGCCCAGGGCCAACGGCAGGTAGAGCATGTCGTCGAAAGCGATCTCGACCAATTGCTGACCGGGAACCGGGATCGACAAGCAGGTGATCTCGCAGGCGAATTCCACGAGCAGGTCTTCCCACTCTTCGGTGGTGCCCTTCCATTCCTCGGGCCGCTCGATCTCGTACATGCCGATGTACTGGCGGATGGCATCCTTCTGTTCCTCGGTGAACGCCCACCCATCCTTGGTCCGTTCGGGGAAGTGCGCCCAATTCTTGATGTAACTCACCAACTCGCACACGCCGCCACGCAGCGTGTGCTCTTGGGTCTTGCGAACTTTCTTGAAGTTCTTCGCCGAGTAGTCCAGGTCGGCCTTGTCGCACAACAGGCGGATGAACATATCGCCATACTGCTGCTTGGACTTGCGGGGCTTCATCTGGTCGCCCAGAACGCCCTTGAGGATGCCGAAGCCGAAGCTGTGCGTCGTCTTGACGGTGACACCGGTGCCAGCCAGCCGGTCGGCGAGGTCCATCTGATCTCGCTTGCCGAAGGCCATGTAGAGCACCTGCTTGCCTGCCAACTGGCCTGCATCTTGCAGTTCGTAGACCAGCCACACAAGCGTAGCGGTCTTGCCAGAGCCAGCGAGGGCACGCATGACGATATGGTCTTCGCTCTCGAAGAGGGTCGTGCGGATCGCCTGCTGGTACTCCGAAGGCGGGAATTTGGGCTTGCCGCCATTGCCGTTGGCGACTTGCTGTTGCGGCCAGAGAACCGTCAGGTTGTAGGTCTTGCCGTTCGGCCAGAGGGCCTTTTTCTGCTGCGCCGTCAGGTTGGTCTGCTTTTTGTAGGCGATCATGTCGCCGGGCTTGATCCGCTTTTTGGCAACGGGATCAAAGCCAGGGTACTGCGAGGCGAAAACCACGCAGCCGGGAATTTCGAGGTCGCCGACCTTGACGGTGACGGTCTGACGGTCGGGGTAGCGACGACGGCCACGGTTTCGGGAGTAGTTGGCCATTTTCCTGCTTTCCTGCTGAAAGAAACTGATCCGGCCTGCCGGGTCTCACCCGGCTCACACACTTATACACACGAGCAGGCAAAAGGTTCGGTTGAGAATTTTAAAATTCCCAATCCCCCTCCAAAGGGGGGGCTAACCCACAGTGATCCGACTATTGGAGCGGATCGCTGCCTCGGTGACACTGGACGATTGCTCGCTGATCTTGCGGAACCGCATCATAGCGGATCGCCAGTCTCGTTCCACCAAATGGGGTTGTGGTGCAAGGCTTTGCTCCCACCGCTCGACAATATCTTCCTTGCTGCCGGTGAAAGTAGAAACATGCCAGCCGCAAACCTCGCAGTAGATCATAAAATTCGAGCCGACCTGAATGTATCGAGGCAGCTTACGACCGCAGCACTTGACGGTCTTAATCGGCCAGGGGGTGGCCTTCGCAATTAGCTCGTACTGCTTGTCCCAAAACGGCTCGTGGTCCATACGATAGGGCAGTAACGACCATAGTCGCAAGAAAACCGGTTCCTCATAAAGCCAGCGGGGAATGTAAGCGCCCTGCCGCTTGTTTCGCATAACAGTAATCGCTTGAGTTTCATCAGAAACAAGCAGGTCGGGCTCGTCGGCGTCCGGGTTCTTGGCTGCATCCCACAACACGAGGGGAGAGTATTCGTTCATTATCTTTCATTCCAAGCATAGTTGATGGTCGGAACAGACACGCATGGTGCGATCCAGTTCCGCAACCGCTGCTTCCCTGGTGTCGGGGCAGACGTTGAAGGTGTCGCCGAACGGCTGATCGCCGGGGCCTCGGTACTTGATACCCCACTTGCGGTTGCCGACCACTCTCGGGGCGTACAACTCGGCGAACGGCCTCTCGCCTTCGCAGCGATGGACGGTGGAAACACCATCCCGATCCGTTTCATTGATTATCATTTTTATCCTCATGGGCCGCTTCGGCACGAGCCAAGGCTTCCTCGTATTCAAGATCAAAGTCGCTTCCCACACCAATCAAGAACGCCGTAGCTTGTATCACAAGCCTTTTGCGACTTGCCGGGTCGTCCAGAATGGCAGCGAGGTTCGGTCGCCTATTCATTTTTATCCTTTGGCACAACCTTGAATCCCATTTCATCCAGGCAGGCGAAAATGTCCAACACCATGCCCACGTCATTCGCCTGTTCCTCGGGCGGAATTTCATCCCAAATGAGTTTCATGCAGGGGTGGGTCGTCTGCGTTCGCTCCGGTCCCCACACCACGTTTCTTTTCACCTGGGTGTCGAACCAGTGGCGATGCAGATTTCGAGTGAATTTCAGCATTTCAATCGGCGGCAGCTTCTCGGGCTCAATAACATCGAGTCGCCGATCACCGATCCAGTTGTCCCATTCCAAGTTGGTTGGGGCATGGCGATACCGTCGATGGCAAACGTGACACTCGATTTCTCGTCCATCTCGGGTCCGCTTGATAACCGGCTCGAATTCCGTATTGCAGGCCAAACATTTCACTTTCATGCGGTTATACTCCCTGGAAACAAGGGTTCCAGACCCTTATACACACGAAACCGAAAAAGGTTCAGTCTTTTTTTTTTCGGGGCCGAGGGCCTGCGGCGACCTGGACGGCCTGCCGGGGAACGAGAACGAAGATGGATTTTCTTTTCACCTTCGAGGGTCCATGAGACGACGAAACTTGGCTTTCAAGTCTTCCTGACCAGCCTCGTAGCCCTTCATGCTGGCAAAGCCGATCAACTCGGAAACGTGGGTGACGGCGTTGCCGACACGACCATCGCCGGATCGCTCGTATTCATCCACAGTGCAGAACGTACATCGTTTACCTTCATCGTGGAAGCGAATGAGGAAGTGAGCCTCCGGTGTCTTCAACCTGAATTCCTTGCTCGGAACAATTTCCTCACAACCCATATTCCGTAGAACCTCGGGCGTGATCGCCAACGTGTCTTCGTGGTGTTGCGTGCTCATTTTTAACTCCGCAAGTATCGAAGTAATGCCCCAACTTCATCGGTCAACATGATCGCCGTAAGGTGATCGTGGATCGCCCTGGTATCGGCGTGCCTGCACAACTCGATGTCCGAGTCGTCACAACCGAACATCATCAGCAGCATCGCCACCTTCTCCTGTTCGGTGTGTTGTGCGTTGAAATCGCTTTGCAGACTCACTTAAATCCTCCTGCCTGATCCAGCCATTGTGCCAACCGCCCTTGCCACGTTCAAGGCAGCCGTCGCAGATGCAAAGTGTGCCGCCGCCATGATCGCCGTCGAGATAAAATCTAAAACCGAGTGAGAAGTCTTCGCAACAGAAGTCGCAGTTCGGCCACTCGTCGTACTTGCCCAACCGCCTCACTCGTTCGATGGTTTCGATCATGCTGTTCCCACAATGTAGTCAAAATCCTCCTGGCTCATTATTCGCCAACCAGAACGACTCGACCACTCCAAAACGAACTTGCAATCGCCAGGATCAAGTTGTGGATCATCCGTTTCGTAGATTGAAATGAAGTCAAGCAGGTCGGGTCTGCCTTGCGGGGATCGTGTTGCGAATCTCACTTGCCACAGACCTAGAGAAAATGCGGGCCTACTGAGTCTCGGCAAAAGGCCCTCAACCAGCGAGCGGGCGTTGCTCGTGGTTCTTTGTGGAAACCCACCGTTCCCTTGTCGGCAACTGATTAGCAAAGGCATCACGCAACCTCCACGTCATCGTGTCGGGGCTCGCCGGTCTTCACGTCGATGGGACCGCATCCCTGGCAATGACTTCCACAGTCAGTTTTCCAAGCGTGCAGCTTTTTCTTGTGATGGCCGAATCGCCAGCCGGTAGGACCGAACTGACAAGCACGAGTCGCCGTGGTCGGCGTGTTGAAGCCGCCATTGTCAAACTCAAAGGTGCCGTCCGGGTGATAAATGATGATGTCGGTGCCGTACAGCTTGACGGCGAACGAGGGCCTGTCCAGGCTCTTGGGCTCGCCACAGTACACACACTCGGTTCCGTTGTCATAACGGTGGGGACCGTCGCCACCGAAGTGCGGTCGCACCTTGCGGATCGTCACGTTCGAGGCGACCTTCCGTTCATTCTTGTTGTCGAGGAACGCTTCACAATCCTCGTAGCTACCGATCTCGGCCTTGGCCTTAATGAAACTGTTGGCCGGGATGCCAGCGTTGATATGCGTCGTCAACGGGTTTGTTCGAGGCCCAGGGTTGGGTCGGTTGTACGGACTGCCTTTAACCATGCTCGCCTCCGAGTTTGGATTTTATTCTGGATCGTGGGCAAACGTCTTGGCCCATCCTTCCGGTGAGATTCCCGACTTGAGAAACTCACGATCCTCCGATGGGACGTTCGGGAACGCATCCTGAATATGGGCTCCCTGGTGGTAGCGAAACAGGCCCTCGGCGGGCACCGTTACACTATGCTGCTTCCCGGTCACCACACACCGGCCAGTAAACGTGTACGTATGCTGGCCACCCTCGTGGCTCTCGGTGTACGTGCAGCAATTCAATGCGTATTGCACAACTCTTCCTCCATGCTGGAACAATGTAGCCATCCAAATTGTAGCCCAGGCCGAGGCAATTGTAAACTAGCCGGATTTCAAGGGTTAAAACAATCTTTCTGCCCCGGCGCACTTAGGTGGTAGAAGATTCACTTCACGAAGGGAGAGACCCATGAAACCGCTCGTCATTCAGTACACGAACATCCTCCACCGACACGGCGTAGGCTCGAAGCAAGCCAAGCAGTTTAAGGAGCAACATGCCGATGGTCCAGTCTTTCAGCAGCGTGCTCGAAAACTCGACCAAATCTGGCTCTTGAAGCCGCCCAAGTGATCTGCGCAAAGGGATAGAAAGTGTCCCCCTGTGCAAACAAAGCGCAATGAAATGCGCAATCGCTGCGCAATAGGCGCACGAAGCGCAGCGAAGTGCGCCTAAGCGCAATACAGTGCGCATCGCCGGGGGCTGGCGCTTATACATACGGACTCAGGTTTTCGACCTCAAAAACAGGCCCATCTGCGGCGGGTCGGGCTCCATTTCTCGGACTACCCTGGCAATGTAATCTCGCAGGCTGACTCGTGGCTTCCACCCTAGTTTTTCCGTTGTAAATTTTATATCGGCGAGCGTGTTGATGGCCTCGCCGGGGCGGCGGGGGAGATATACAACTTCACTCGACTCCTTGAGCATGAGATATAGGTCGTGGGGAGACACGTCAAAAATCCCAGCCTCTTCAAAAATCCCAGCATTTAGTTTAAAAATCCCAGCGACTTCGTTAATTGAAAAATTAACATTTGTGCCGAGGTTGAAAATCTCTCCGCACAAATCTTTTTGGCCCATTAGGATCAATGCGGACACGATGTCACTGACGTGAGTGAAATCCCGGCGTTGCTTGCCCGCCCAGGTAATCGTGAGTGGTTTGCCCTCCCGCATCTGCTTCTCAAAGATGCCGATAACTGTTGCATAGGCACCCTCTTCAATCTGCCGAGGACCGTAGACGTTAAAGAACCGTGCAATGGCGACCGGCACACCGAACACTTCATGGTACATCTTGCAGTATTCTTCACCGATCCATTTGGTGCAGGTGTACGGGTTTGCGTGAGGGTTGTGATAGAATGAACTAGAGCCTGGATACACGAAGCGTGCTCCACACAACCGTGCCTTCTCCAGCATATTAACAGTGCCCGTCACATTGACATCGTGGGTGGTGAAGGGGTGATCGAAACTGGGCTGGATTCGAGCCAACGCTGCCATGTGAAAGATGACCTCAAAATCCAAATCTACTTGTAGCTGGTGTGCTACGTCGTATTGGTGAAATTCTGCTCGTGGGTTTACGTTCTCTTTCTTCCCGGTGCTCAGATTGTCCCACACCACGACCTGATGGCCGTCGTTAATAAGCCAATCGACGAGGTGACTGCCGATAAAGCCCGCACCGCCTGTTACTAAGATCTTCATGCTCTATAATAGATACCTCCATGAAAAAAGTCCTCATCCGTTTCAGGCACGGTCTGGGTGATGCCGTCCAACTCACCATTGTTCTCAAGCACATACAACAACAGCGAAAAAATTGGCTTGTTGATGTGGAGAGCCTAGTGGGCAAGCACTCTTGCTTTCATGGTTTGTGCAATGCCTCATATAGAACAAAACGAGACAAGGTAAATGCCAAAGCGTATGACAAGGTGTACAACCTTTGGTGGCACGACCCCGATACCACAATCCGCTTTGATTGCCCAGCCACAAAAGTCACCAAGTCCCTCGTCCAAGAGCTTGGATTAGAACCCGATCCTGAACTCTACACATACTCCGTCCCTATTCCCAGGGAATCCAACATACTGGCGCAAGAATACCTTGAGAAGCTGCCTCAGAAGAAAGGATTCGTGTCCATTCACTATCAGGGCAACACATCTAGCTCCAGAAAAAACATTCCCGAACACATAACCAAAGCAGTAACCCGCAGCGTAATCGCTGCGGGTTATGTTGTCATCGTTATGGACTGGGATGGCCGTAGCACACTGCCCAACACAAAGACCATCTTTCGCCCTGGTAAGAAAGAAAAGATATGGGGCAACACGGGGACGGGTGATGCCAGCACAATTGCCGCCCTTATTCAGAAGTCGGCGCTCTTTATCGGGATAGATTCAGGCCCCCTCCACGTGGCGGGAGCAACCACCACAAAATCCCTCGGAGTGTGGTTGAGACACCACCCGATTCATTATTTCGATCTTTCCGAGAACGTCAAACACCTGTTGCCCAACAATGCACAAAAGAACATGAGATCGAACAACAAGCCCAAGATGAAGGCTTATTTCGAGGCCAACTACCGATATAGATACTACGGTAATTTAGAAAAGGTTCTAGTCCAAGAAACAAAAAGGGCCTTGGGGTTGGATAATGACGCCTGTGACGATTACACACCTGAAGAATTCGATGGCTGTGGACCTATCGTCCTACACAAACAATGGCTCGGTCTTGGCACAAAACCCAATAGCACAATTGTCTTGGACCAGGATATATCGAGCTAGGATATATAACGCTGGGATACATCCGTAGGATCGATCCTAGCGAATTTTTGGCCCTATTTTACTGCTTTAGGATATATCCGCAGGATACATCCTGGAGGCCGAATGAAAACATGCAGCAAATGCAAAACCGACAAACCAAAATCAGAATTTTACAAAGACAGATGTCAACCAGATGGGTTGGATGGCACTTGTAAAACTTGTAGGAAGAAGCGCAATAGGAGCCAATCGCAAAAAGAGGCAAATCAAAGATACAATAAAACACCCAAGGGCATTGTAAATCGAATGTGGGCCCGCATGCGACATAGGGTTGGACATAGCTTCTGGTATGACAATGTTGAAATACAAGTTTCTCCAAAAGAATTCAAAGAATGGGCACTGCCACGTGTGACTAAATTCCTGAAAGAAAACCCTGGAATCACACCATCAGTAGATCGAGTAGATCCCAAAGGGCATTATGCAATAAGCAACCTACGCATCATTAGCGATCAAGCCAACTTGGGAAGATCAAACATTTTGTTGTATAGACTCAGAAAGAAATCGAAAGAGCAACAATTACGAGGCGTAGCCGACATAACTAACGCAATGTTAGACGAACTCGGTTTATCAAAAGAAGACTTGATTGGAGAACTGGGTGGAACGAGTAAGCACGATTGAAGGCACAACTCCCGTAATCATTGCCGCCCCTCATGGACATGACGACACCAATACGGCTGTGGTGGCAGAAGCCCTTGCGACCTACATCGACGGCTATGCCGTGATTAACCGGGGGTGGAGAAAAGCAACATACGTTGATTGGCTCAACGATCTGGCAAACTGCAACAGCGTCCCCCACCTTTTGGAAGATGTAGTGAAGGACGAATTTCTCGATCCACTTTTAAGATACACCCTGCAAATAAGACGCAGCGCCCTGTATTCCTATGTCTTCATCATCCATGGAGTCGGAAATCACATTCGACAAAGCATACCAGATCTTGACGTAATTATCGGTGCGGGAAAAGGATCTGAATTTTCCTCCTTCAGTTGTGAAGAGTGGCGTCGAGATGCTTTGGTGGCTTTCATGCTCCAAACGGGATTGCAGGTATATGAAGGAGTAGACAGCAAATATGCTGGCCGTGGAAAAAATAACCTCAATCAGCTTTTCCGCAGATGGACAGCATACACCGATCCAAGCGTACAAAGCATGCAACTTGAGATCGTCCGTGCTTTGCGACACAAGAAATCTACCGCTAGGGCTACTGCTTTCGCCTTATCCAAACCGATTATGGATTTAATAGCATTGGGCAATGCCCCTTAACTACTCTTCTGTTTTCACAAAGCGACCCAATCGTTCTCTGTCTTCATCCGTCATCTTCAGATTATCGGGCAAACGATCAATTTGCCAATGCCTATCAGGCAGAAGAAACTCGGCGTTGGTCAGTCCCTTCTTTTTCGCCTCAATGAAGTTATTGCTATGAAGGGCTCCGAGCAATGCCAAACGAGAACCAATCCAATCCATTCTTTCTCTGGTTCTGTCATGTTCCTCTTTAAGTGCTTCTACCTCTTCACTGGTAGCTTGAACATCTGCTGACATCATGCGCCACGGCTCTTCCCATGGTTCTCTCTCGGGCTGTTGGAACTGTTCTTGCTTGTCGGGTTGTTTCTTGAGGGCAAATAGGTCGTTACCTTGCCACAACCAAAGGCCACCAACCACAATAACAAGGCCCAACAAAAACACAAAAAATACTGCGGGCCAAGGGCCGCTCGATTGCTTCTGAGGTGGGTTCAAGACGAGGTTTGGCCTAACCGGAGTGGGCCTTTTCTTCTTCGGCGGTAAAGTGCCGCACTCGGTCTCTAGCTGTTGTTCTAGTTCTTTCAACCAGTCGTCTGCCATGTTCGTCACCTCCATAATAAGTCCTGAAGGTATATATCCTCCCCATCATAAAAGATAGTAGCTGTCTTCGGGAACAACTGTGTGAAAGTAGTCTAAGTCGGCAGTAGTAAATTGTTTTTTCCAAACGAATGGGTCGTCCCCAGGAAGAATGCCAACTCGCTCATCTACATCAACGTGCTTGGAAATGTGTAAATTGAACTCATAAGACACCCTTTGTAGTTGCGTAGCTGGATCGGCAAGCAAATCTTCATATCGCACAAATACGGTTCGTGGCGGCATCTTATTAAGCCAACCCGAAACATGATCGTACCAATGTTCGGCTATCGTCTTGGTGGGAGTGGCACGCCGACCCGGCGTGCCACTCCAATCCAATTTCGTCCTCAAGAACTTAGGAAAGGGCTGCTCGGAGCCCAGGAACTTCCAAACAGACAAAGCAACGGCACGACCATCTCGATAAACGTAAACCTTGGGCCCGGCATATTGAACCTCATCTACAAAATCATGGCTACCAAATAGACGTGCATAGGGGTTGCGGATTTTATCCTTGTGCCTGTCAGACCAATGTCCCCACTCCGTTTCTAGCCATGAAAGATCCCTGGTGGGGTAGAAGTTGCGACCCAGAAGATTCATCATCATATGTGTACCCGATCTGGGGTGCGAATAAACCTTAATTAGCTCAGGCGTGTTCTTCAACATGCAACTTCCATTCTGGGACGCTATTGATTACATAGGCTGGACGAGGGTCATCTTGCTGCCGGTTCCAAATACTCTCGCCCGCAGGTTCATCAATCAAGGTCAAATAGTCCGCTTGGTGCTCTCTTACCAGAATCGGCATTTGCAGTTTTTGTGCTTTCAACGCCACCCAAATATCCGCCATGTTTTTTGAGGGCACATCTATGAATTGAAGGGGGAAAGCTTCTGTATCAAAAGCCATCACCCCTGTGCCGCCAACATGAACAAACTTAGATGGCGCAGACTCGTACCACCCATAGATTTCCGCACGATCACGATAGTATCGTTCTACGGGGAACTTGAGCAGGCAGCCATGAAGCGTCACAATGACCCTATTGCGATAAAATTGGAGTGTTTGCAAGTGGTCTCGAACATATGTGGGTGGATAATAAAAATCATCATCCACAGAGAAGTACACTTCATGCCCACAACCCAACCAGAAAAACTTGCCCGCATCTCCAATATCATCGCCGATAAACGTTTCTACCTTAGGGTGTTGAAGAAACTCGGGCACTTCTTGATAACCGTTAAGGTAGATTCTTAGAATTTGCACCTGAGGCAACAAAGTGTTTACTACGTCCTCCAGATATTTTCTTCTCTGGGGGAATGTGGCCATGTTAGCAGTGATACGTTTAGGATGAAGCATATGCTTAAATTAGTCGATAAATTACAAGAACGATTCGATACGGCCATGGCGAACGTATTCACCCTTTCTCCAACCGAAATATGCAACTACAAATGCTTCTATTGTTTCAACAAAAGCGCCCCGCCGCCACTACCCAACACAAAGATTGCCCCTCCACAGGAGATCGTAAAGAGCGTAGACAGTTTATCCAACTGTGTATTCGTAAACCTGAGTGGGGGCGGGGAGCCAATGCTATATCCAGACACCCTTGAAATCTCCAACATGCTTGTTGAACACGGTCATTGGTTGGGGATCTCCACCAACTTCGCCATACACGACTGGGCCAAATACCTAGAACACATCCCACCAGAAAACGTAGTCCTCATCAGTGCGAGCTACCACAGCCCCTCAGAAGAGACGGCACCCTTAAAGAAACAGTTCTTCCACAAGGCACAATGGACGAGAGACCACGGATACAACACTTCGATCAAATACATTGCGCACCCCCGCAGAATCAGATCGGGCCAGTTGCAGAAGAGCCAAGAAGAGTTTCGCAGGGCGGGCTTCAGAATGCTCATCCTTCCTTATCGTGGGCCATATGAGGGAAAGAGTTACCCCGCTGCTTTCACCGACAAGGAGCGAGAAATCATCCTGGATGGGATGGATAGGCCATTCCTGTTCGACCCATCCACCACCTTTAAGGGCCGTGTGTGTGATTCAGGGTGCCGCATGGGCTGGATTTACCGCCACCGCACACCCCATGTGGTACGCTGCTGGTATGGAGAGTCCCTGGGAACCATTGGTGACGTTCAATGGCAGAAGACACCACAAACATGCACCACTGATGTGTGCCCCAGTCGAATTTACATGCGTGAAATAGGGATGATTCAGGGCGAACCTGATCTAAGGTATTATTTTTGGCGTGACAGGCACTTAAATAACCATGAAACTCTCAACTGGCTTTCTAAGAAGCACGGAATAGGATCATGAAAAAACACTTCATATTAACTAGGATCAATCAAGGAATTTACGGTGAGGCACATCGACTTTACCAATTATCGGAGCCGTACAACGACCCTGAAACATGGATGGAAGCTCGAATGGAGTTTTTCAAGAAATACACAATACCCTCCATCCAAAACCAAACCTCCAAGAATTTTGTCTGGCTCTTAGCCGTCGATCCCAATACGCCCCAAAAACACATTGACGAAATAGAATCACTGGTAACAGTGCCGCACGAACTCATTGATGCGCCCGCATGGGTGTGGCTTCACGTTCCTGACAACCCAGAGTTGTTCAGATTTAAGAATTTCGCCCCGTGCCCCTTCCTGGCTTATGTGCGTCAATATGTTGGTAAAAACCCCGGCACAAGCGTTATCACCACACGACTGGACAGTGACGACATGATCCGAAAAAACTTCGTCGAAACCGTGCAGGAGAAATGGAAGGGTTGGAAGGGGCCGTGCGTTATAAACTTCAACAAGGGACTGGGCCTAGACCCCAAAGCCAATGTCGTTCGAGTAATCCACGACCGAGATTTCACCAACAGTTTCGTTTCCTTCTTGCACACTCCAGTTGACCCCGACCAAACCACCACTGTGCTTAGCGAACAGCACCATCTAATAGAACGACTGGGGAAAGTTGTCAAGATTGATGAGGGCCCATTTTGGATTAAAGTGTGTCACGATCACAACCTAGTGAACACTATGCCTCACGGAAATGACATCGACTTCGATTCGGTAAGAACCCACTTTCTCCCACCTATAGACAAACAGGCTTTCCAGGAAGGAGGCAAACATTTCCTATGAAGATAATTACACTGAGTTTTGACGACGGCACAATCCATGACGCACAACTAATCGACATGCTAAAAACATATCGAATGCCCGCCACGTTCTTTTTAAACTCAGGAAGACGAGGCAATGAATACATGTCGTCCTATACGCCATATGCCGCCCATGAGATAGGATCGCACTCAATTAACCACCCGCACATCTCAGATCTAACTCTGCAAGAAGTGCGTGATGACAAATTCAGCCTGGAACAAATGAGCGGCCAGGACGTTGTGGGGTTTGCCTATCCGTTCGGAGAGTACAGCGAAGAGGCTGCTGACATGGCGCAAGAGTCTGGAATGCGTTATGCACGTACTGTTGCTTGGAACACAACGAACTTTGATATGCCCAAAGACAGGTTCGCTTGGCAACCGACGTGTCATTACAGCCACGCCTTAAAGGCCCTAAGGGAATTCAATCGCAGCCGAACAGCGCAATTATTTTCCATATGGGGACACAGCTATGAAATGGCCGGTATAAAACCCTATGATAAAAAGGCCAACTGGGAATACATGTATGAATTGCTGTTGGAGTTAAGCATGGCCGACGCTCTGTTCCTCACCCATGCGGATGTACTATGTCTGTAGACAAATCACAATTTCTTTGCCCCAGCCCTTTCATTTACATTGTGATAATCGGAGACAAGGTGTTTAACTGCCAATGGCTCTCCAAACCTATTGGCACCATTGATGACGACATTGAGGAAATCTGGAACGGGCCCGTAGCGCACGAAATCCGTCAATCCATTCTAAATGGTTCCTACAAGTTCTGCAAAGACACTTGCCCACGGCTATGCCAACTCCCCAAGACAACATGGATGCTCAGGAAAGATGAAATCGTGGACCCGTTCTACCTAACAATGTCGGGCCCTCAACACATGCATCTCGACACCAACCGTGCATGTAACCTTCATTGTCCAGCATGTAGGGTTGAAAGGATCACCAAAGATAAAAGAAGAGAATGCGTTCGTGAAAAAGAGATCTTAACACAGATCGCCGACAAACTGGAAGTAGTGAGTGTCTGCGGATCTGGCGAACCATTCATTGCCTATATGGATGTGATAGAATTTTTGAGCACCAAAGATGTGAAAATAAAATTGGCAACCAATGGCTTGCTGCTCAAGAAGCATTGGCACAAGGTCAAGAACAAGGTTACAGAGATTCAGATCTCCATCGATGCCGCCACGCCTGAGACTTACGCTAAAAATCGTGGGGGTGATTGGGAACTGTTGCACGAGAACCTTCAATTCGCATACGACTTGTTGGCACAAAAGAAAATAGAATACCTGTGTTTCGTCATGGTCGTACAACAAAACAACTGGCGAGAGATGAAACAGTTTGTGGAGATGAGCCATCGATATGGAGCACGAGCGCAGTTCGACCGGCTGATGAACTGGGGAACATTCACGCCAGAGCAATATCGTTCACTGGACGTTGTGGATAAAGATCACCCCGAACACGAACAACTCGTGGCATTATTAACCGACCCAATCTTCCAAAAAGACACAAACCTGGGGAATGTTCAATAGAAAACCCGCCACGGGGGATAAACCCCGAAGCGGGTTAAGGCAGAGGGACGAACGCTTCAACGTTCCCAATCAATTCTAACTCTGGGAATCCACCTCTTCAAGGAGGAAAATAGGCTGCTGAATGAAAATACTGCCGACGCCTTTTTCCCAACCATATTTGTCTTAAACCTTGAAATCCCAAGGGCTTGCAACCCCAGGCCATAGGCCACTCGGAAGAGGGGGCCTGACCAACCGTGCTCTTCGGTCATGATTTTGTTGGTATCTTGCATCTTCGAGTAGCTCGCCCAAGGCTCCACACTTTCAACGTCCGTTAATTGCGTCTGAAGAAAGTTACTCAGGCCGGGCAGGAGAGTGCCACCGCCAGTCAACAGCACCATTTTAATCTGTGCTTTTTTCTCAATTGATGCAAAATAGCTGAGACTCCTCTTGGTTTCTACAGCCAGATCCTCGAAAACTGATTTCACGGCCTTGAAAATGGGCATCGGGTCGCTGGCCGTCCTGGCATTGATCTTCAGGTACTCGGCCTTGGCGAACGTCAGCTTCAATTCCTGGCCGATCTGGCGAGTGAAATGGCTGCCACCGAGCGGGATGTTCCGATGCCAGATCTTGAACCCATTCGTCAACAGCAATTCCGTGCTGGCACCGCCGATGCTCAACACAGCGTAGTAGGGCTCATCTTCAACATCGTCATCGGGATCGTAGTTGGCGAGATCATCTTGCAACCGGTCGAAGTAGAGGGCGTTCATGAGAGCGATTGGATCAGATTGCATGATGCGCACACGAACTTTGCGATCCTTGAATGGCTGGACCAGTTCATCCACGATAGGACGCTTCACAGCTTGAAGCATGAATTCGCCATCAATGGCCATGCCTTGTTCCGAGAAGCCCCATGTGCGAACCCAATCCCAATAGACATCTTCCAAGTCGAAGGGAATCATCTGCCGGGCTTCGTACTTTACGATGTCGGGCAGTTTATCTTCCATCACCGGTGGTGGTCGCATGAAACGAGCCATAGAACAGCGACCACTCACATTAACGGCGATGGGTTCGCCGACCGCAATGTTCCTGTTGGTGATAAACTGGTCAACGGCTTCTTCGATCAATGTGGGCATGTGAGCGTCGGGATGATCGAGCGGCCTGGGATATTCATGGCAATGGATTGCTTCCGGCACCACAGCCGCACCATCCTGAGAGGCCCTTAATCGAAGTGCCTTCAGGGAATTGTTGCCGATGTCGATGCCCCACGCAGTTTGTAGCTTTGCCATTGAAATCTCCGGTGTGAAATACAGCCCGCCCGGCGTGCCGGGCGGGCTGTTGTGGACCAGGATGTATCACGCTCAGGATGTATCCTGAGGTTTAGCCTTCGGGAAGACGAGAACGAACCTCCTCTTTCTCCGGTGTGGCGGCTCCACCGATCTCGTAACTTACTTGACCGGCTCGCTGATCTTCCAGCTTCGGCGTCTCGGCTTCGGCGGCGAGACCCATGAGCTTGGCGAATTCATCGGTGGCCACCTCCGTCTCGGCGTACTCCAAGAATTCTTTTTCGGCACGGTCGGCATCGGCACCGGCGAGTTTGGCCGAGATCTTGGCTTCGGCCTTGAGTCGCTGTCGCATGTCTTGCAGACGTTGACGTTCCTCGGTGCTGCTGCTGCGACTGATACCGGCGATCAGGTCATTCGCTTCGGCCTGTTGCTTGGCGATGGTCACGTCGGCGATAGTCGAACTTTTCTCTTGGTCGATCTGCTTCAGTTCACGCACCATTTCGTGAAGCTGCGCTTCGTAATCGGCCAACTGCTTGTCGTTCTCATCGATCTCGTCAGCGAGTTGTTCGGCTTCTTCCGTT